GTGAAGATGAGTGGACCAAAGAGCAGTACAATGTTATTAGTGATTTGAAATTAGGATTCAGACACGAACAAATAGAAAACGAAGGAAACGACCCGGTTAAGACTGGAGAATCGTTTGGTACACCACATGATTTAGCAGCAATGAACCAACAAAATAGTGATGACTCGGGTGGTGATTCTAATGCAGGATTTCCAACAGCAGAGGGTGGTTCACCTGAGGGTGGACATGACGGCGCTGGTAGACCTAAAGAGGGTGGTAACTATGGAACAGATGATAATCCATTTGGTAGAGACCCGCTGGGTAACAAATCAATTTCGGCAAAAGCAGAAAAGTATAATTCATCATCTGTAATCAATAAAGAGAACACAGATGCTATGCTTTCACAGATGAAACGAAATGTTAAGACCAAAAAAATTATAATGGAATCCCTATCTGATGATAGCTCTGAAGAGACGGTATCTCTATTAGATGAAAAAAACATATTGGATTCTTAAAAATTCAATATTTATAATAAATATATAGTTGATTTCGTGAAAAACGAGATTCAAAAGCTACTTACATAATAAAGGAGTTTTTTGGTAAAAAAGCTGAGCTCGCTAAGGAGTTAAAATTGTATAAGCTTTTTACAGAAGAAAATTTTAGTTCAGAGTATAAAGCATCCGAATTTGTAAACATTGTGTTGGAGGAGAGACGGAAGTTAAATGATTCTGTTTTAAACAGACAGAAGTACAACCTCATCAAAGCAATTAAGAAAACATTTGTGTTAGAAGATTTTTTCAACTATAGAGTATCTAATTACAAAGAAAACGCATCTGTATATAAGTTGTTCGAACACAACAAATCAGATAACCCAAAAGAATATGTTGAGTGTAAATCTACACTATTAGAGCACTTGACTGGGAAGCAATCACAATCAGATAATGTGGTTACTACAATCAATGAAGATTATTCAAAGCAGCCAAAAGAAGTTAGATTATTGGCTTGGAAGATGTTAGTTGAAAACTTCAACGATAAATACACACACCTTACGGATAAGCAACGTGATATACTTAGAGAGTACATCAACTCAGTCGATAATTCAGAAAAACTAAAAAAGTTCGTTGTTAGAGAATGTAACTCTCTGAAGAAATCTATAAACGAAATCAATGTTTCGGATAAGGTTACTCAGATAAAAGTAAACGAAGTTGTAAAGTTGATTTCTAAATTGAAGAATTCAAAAGTTATTACAGAATCTCAGATTCTATCGTTATTGAGATACTATGAGTTAAGTGATGAACTAAAAAGGGTTTTCAAATGAAAAGCTTGCTAAGAGAGATTGAAGATAAGTTTGAAGAAATCGATGAGGCCAATGTAACTGGTAACTTAGATGGCGGTGAAGGTCCTATAAAAACCCCACATGCATTTGCTAAAAGTGATGATGAGGATGATTTAGATACAGACCATATTGAAGTATTGGGATATAAGAAATCTAAGGAGAGTAAAATGAATACTAAAAAGTTAGAATCATTGGAACGAAAGTTAGAAGATAAAATCAATGAGATTTCATATAAGGAGTTTAAGAAAGATGATTCAAGAAAGAACCATCAGAAGATTAACGATTCAATCAAAGAAATCAACAGTATGTTGTTTAAGTTGGAAAGAATTGTTAATCAAAATGCAAAACTGAAAACTGAGGCAGAAGTACACAGTGGTCAGTATTGGAAATCTACACAGAAAAGATTTGGAAAAATATCCGAAAGAATGTTAACTGTTGCTCGTAAGTTAAAAGAGTTGAGTGCATGAGTTCTAAAAAGAAAATACTAAAAGAAGAACTCACAAATAAAGATTTGGAGAACATTCGTCTACTTATAAGATATGAGGTAGCACAAGTCATGTTTGACCTGTACAAAAAACGTAAAACTTGGGGAGCGTAATGGGTAAATTACTGATAGATACAATTCCATTTAAAATGAGTAAATCTCAAATCAACGAATCCATTAAAGAAAACAATGGTAGGTTGATTGTTGAGGGTGTACTACAACGCTCCGAAGCAGAAAATCAAAATGGCAGAATCTATCCAACTGAAATTCTCAAAAGAGAAGTTAAGAAATATATGGGTAGAGAAGTTAAGGAGAGTAGAGCATATGGTGAACTCGACCATCCGGAATCTTCAGTTGTTGAGTTAAAGAATACATCACACATTGTTAGAGATGTTTGGTGGGATGGTAACGATGTAATGGGTAAAGTTGAAATCTTAAAAACACCAGCAGGTAACATCCTAAAAGAATTGTTGGAAGCTGGGTGTACTGTTGGTATCTCATCAAGAGGTATGGGTTCAGTTAAGGAATCTAACAATGGTGCTACTGTAACTGTAGAAGATGATTTTGATTTGATTTGTTGGGATTTTGTATCAAACCCATCAACACATGGTGCATTTATGAAACCAGTAAACGAGTCGGTGGGTTCTAAACCACAACCATCGTATAAGAAAATAAATACATTAGTGAGAAATATCATCTGCGAAATCGATGGTGTTTGTTCAATATAAGAGGAATATTATGAAGTTAACTAACCTATTAAATCTAAATGAAGCCAAATACGATATTGGTATGGCTCGTAAGGGTAATGGTATAACAGTATACAACCGAGCTGAAGAAGAGAGTGGTGATTACAAAAATGTAGCACATATTGATTCTAAAGGTAAGGTAAAGTATTACGATAAAAAAGTACCATCTAACATTAAGAAACAAATCGAAGCTGAGGCTAAGAAGATGGTGGAAATAACAAAAGAGGGAACTATGAAACTAAAAGATATATTAAAAGAATCATTTGAAAGTGGTAAAGTTTATTCAAACCCATTTCACACCCCATTCGTTAAAGAAAACGATGAAGAGAGAAGAGAAGAATCATCAGAGATGACTAACGAGCAAAAGATGGCATTTTTAGAAGCAGTTAAGGCATACAAATCATTTGGCGAAACTGTATATAGAAATGAAGGATTGGCTGAAGTTTATGAATCAATCAGAAACGTAGTAGAATCCGCTGGAAAAAATATGGTTAAAGAAACCGAAGGTTCTTTTGATGGTATTACAGTTGGTAGACACGTAAAGAGAATGAATGAATCATTTAAAATCTTTGAGAAAACTTTAAGAGAAGTTGGAACATTACAACAAAGATTAGAATCAACTTATGATGAGATTGGTGAAGTATTAGGAAAGTATTACGAAATCAGTGAAGTAGAAGAAAACGATATTGAAGAAGGTAATGAGTTTGGGGCTGCTAGAGCTAAAGCAATCGCAGCGGGTGATAGCGAATTCGAAGTAGATGGTAAGAAATATCCTGTAAAGGACGTTGATAAAGATGATAAAGAGAACGCTAAAAAGTTCGCTAACGAATCTAAATCAATGAAACTTACTTCTATGTTAAAAGAAGGATTTGGTATTGGTGATTTACCATCATCTAAACTACCTAAGATGAAAATGAGTTTTGCAGAACTTATGAGCGAAGCTAAAAACGACGGTAACTTAGATACTATCGCTGATTATGTAAAACAAGTCTTAGATAGCGGTAAATCATTTATGGATATCGGTAAAAAACTTAAAGGTGCATATAAGTATGATTTTAGTACCGGCATGATGCCGATGTATGTTATTCCAGTATCTGGAAATAAAATTGTTATAATTAACAAAAAATACGTTGAAAAAGGACAAGCGGATAGAATCGTTGGTGATATTGCAATCGGCCTGATGGAAAATATCAAAAACGGATTAACAACCGAAGGTAAAGATGATTTCAACGCAAGCTATTCTGGTGTGAACATCAACCTAAAGAAAGGTTATAAGAAACACAACGAAGATGATTTGATGAAACTATATTCTGCACTCGGAAAGGCAATAAATCGTGTGAAGGGTGTGAAATCAGTTGAGGTTGTATTTGAAGGTGTAGTGAACGAAAGTAAGTACACTGTAATCAACCCATCAAATGGTAACCCAATGGGTTTCGGCTCAAAAGCTCAAGCAGTTGCGATGGCTAAAAAGAAGGGTGGTAGTAAGAAGGGATTCTATGTAGTTCCACAGAAGAACGCTTTGAAAGCCAGAAGAGCAATGGAAAAGCATCAGTTCAAAATGACATCTAAGTTAAAGGGTATTCTTGATAATTTGTACTACGAAAGTACAATCGAACAACTTGTTGGTGAAGGAGCATCTACCGAAGAGAAGCGAATCGTTATGTTGGCAGTTAGAAAAATCGCTAAATACAGAAACGTTGATATCGAAACCGCAGCACTTGATGTGATGAGAGCAGCAAATGAGTTGGAAAGAGATATCAAAAAAGGTAAGGTAAAGAAATAATGGATAAGATTGAATTACTTCAGGAATTATCTGTTGAATTATCTCAAATGGTAAAGAAGCACATCAAACACATTAAGCAGTTAGATGGTAAGACCCAACGGCAATTAGGAAAGTTGATTGGTGATTTCAAAGATGGTCTAGATGATATGAGCTAAACTTAACTTTATAAAAAATATTCAGATATTTATATACACCTATCGGTATTCGGTAGGTGTATTTTTTTAACATAGAATATATGCAGAATAACAAACCTTACAAAAAAGCAAAACGTGAAGATATGGATATTCCGGGTTGTGCTACAGGAGTTAGAGTAATTAATGGTAACATTGAGTTGGCATTAAAAGTGTGGAAGCGTAAACTCAAAGATAGTAATAAGCTTGAAGAGTTGAAAGACCGTAAAGAATATACCAAACCAACTACTAAGCGTAGAAAGCAAAAGAAAGATGCCATCAGAGCAGAATGGCGTAGAAGAAACTACGAAATTTAATTGGTAAACACTTTTTTAGTGTTTTCAATTTTATTACACTATTTATTGTAGATTATAATATCACCTCTAAATAGGTGGTTAAAATATTAGTATATAATATTCTATTAAGATTCTCAATAATCTTATTTCCAAAACAAATTTTAGGAGAACAATTATGGCAAGAAGAAAAGACTTGTTATCTGAAGCTATCGCTGATGCAAAGGCCGTTAAAGAAACTGCTCTAGCAAATGCTAAGTTAGCTCTAGAAGAAGCGTTCACTCCAAAACTACAATCAATGATTTCTGCAAAGTTAGCTGAAGAAGCTGATGAAGAAGAAATAGACGAAGATTTGGATTCATCTGATTTAGGTACTGGCGATAACGCTGAACCTGCTGATGATGCATCTGATTCCTCTGATATCGAAAACGAAGAAGAATTGACTGAAGAAGAGGACATGGACGAAGAAGAGGAAGAAGTATCTGAAGAAGAAAACACAGATGAAACCTACGGTGAAGGTGAAGAAGTGGATGAAGATGAAGATATGCATTCTGAAGAAGAAATGGGTGATGACATGGAAGATGATGATGAAGATGATTTAGATTTAGAATCTGTAATCGCTGAGTTAGAAGCTGAAATGGATGAAGAAGAAGCCCCAGCTGATGAAAACTATCACGAAGAAGAGGACATGGACGAGGAAGAGGACATGGACGAAGAAGAAGAAATCGATTTGGATGAAGTAATCAAAACTTTGAAAGAAATGGAAGAGGGTGATTACAACGAAGAAGAGATGGATGAAGAAGAAGAGGTGGATGAAGAAGAAGATTTAGCAGGTGAATTAGAAGAAGCTTACAGCACAATCGCATCATTGAAGGATACTATCAATGAAGTAAACTTGTTGAACGCTAAACTACTTTACACTAACAAATTATTCAGAACATTTGACTTGAACGAAAACCAAAAGGTAAAAGTTCTTGAAAACTTCGATAGAACATCTTCTGTAAGAGAAGTGAAGTTAGTTTTCTCAACTTTAGCTGAAAATTTAAATGTAGCTAAAAAGAAAAGAAGTGTTGTAAAAGAAGGATATGCTTCTAAAGCAACAAAGAGTTCAGCACCAAAGAAAGAAATTATTTCTGAAGGTAACGAGCTATCTGCTAGATGGAAAAAGTTAGCAGGACTAAAATAATAAATAAGATTCAAAGGAGAATAAAATGAATTTATCAAACATCCTAAATGAAGGAACATCTCATCAGAAGAGACTGTCTGAGGCAACTCGTGTACTCGCTTCAAAATGGGAAAAAACTGGTCTTCTTGAGGGTATTGCAAATGACGTTGAAAAAGCTGGCGTTGCAACTCTATTGGAAAACCAAGCTAAACAACTTGTAAAAGAGGCATCTTCTACAGGTACTTCAGCAAACTCAGAAGAGTGGGCTGGTGTTGCGTTACCATTGGTACGCAGAATTTTTTCTGAAATTGTAGCTAAAGATTTCGTATCGGTTCAACCAATGAACCTACCATCGGGTCTTGTGTTCTACTTAGATTTCAAATATGGTACAGGTCAACCTGGTTTCGCTACCGGTAGCGGTAAAGATTCACAAGCTGATTCTGTATTCGGTGTTACTGAAACTACTGATGACCCATCAGGTGGTTTGTATGGAGCTGGTCGCTTTGGTTACACTATTAACGATAGTGTATCTGTTGCACAAACATTGGGTACTGCAGGCTCTAACAAATTCGTAACAGGTTCTGTTGCAGCTGTTGATTACAACTATGATACTAACTTCTCATCATCTTACGCACTTCAGATTGCTAGTGGTGAAGTATTTACTGCCGCTGTACCTACTGCATCTATCGCTGGATTCGATGATAAAGGCATCAGAGCATTCAGAGTATCATCAGCTCAAGTAACTGACCAATTCCCACAATTCACTAAGTTGAGTGGTGGTGATGTTGAGTTTGTATTGAGAGGTACATTAGATGCTACAGATGACTTGAGAGTAAAGTATCACAAACAACCAACTGATGTATCAAGAGGTGATTTCGAAGCTAGTGGTAACCAGTTAACTGGTAATCCAGAAGCAGCTCTTGATATTCCAGAATTGAACGTAGAGATGAAGTCCCTACCAATTGTTGCTAAGACACGTAAGTTGAAAGCACAATGGACTCCAGAATTCGCTCAAGACTTGAACGCATATCACTCAATTGATGCTGAAGCTGAATTGACTTCAATGCTTTCTGAGTACATCTCACAAGAAATCGATTTCGAAATTTTGGATATGTTGATTCAGGACGCTAAAACAGAAGGTTTCTGGTCAGCTCAAATCGGTAGAGAGTGGAATGGTAATAACTTCGGTAATTACAATTCAACCCAATCTGCAGCTGCAGCATTTACTCAGCAAGCATGGTATCAGACACTTGGTACTGTAATTGCAGGTGTATCTAACAAAATTCACCAAAAAACATTGCGTGGTGGTGCTAACTTCTTAGTAGTATCTCCTGATGTTGCCACTATCATCGAATCTATCCCAGGATACGCTTCGACTGCAGATAATGGTGATGCTCAATTCGCATTTGGTGTAACTAAAGTTGGTTCATTGAACAGCAGATTCCAAGTTTATAAGAATCCTTATATGAAAGAGAACGTAATCTTGATGGGTTACAGAGGAACACAATTCCTTGAAACTGGTGCTGTATACGCTCCATATATCCCATTGATTATGACTCCGCTTGTATACGACCCTAAAAACTTCACTCCAAGAAAAGGTGTAATGACTCGTTACGCTAAGAAAATGTTGAGAGGTGAGTTCTACGGTAAGGTATATGTGGATGGCTTACACTTAATTCAGTAATCATAACTGAATTACAATAATTAAGGGGAGCTTCGGCTCCCCTTTTTTATGTCCATATGATATTTATAGTAAATGGTTACTTAATTTCTAAAAGGATAGTATGGCAGACAATATAAATAAAACTCCGCCGAAAGGGAACATTAGATTCTCAATCTCTTTATCAGAGGAACAAAAACAAGCAAAAGCACAAATTCTGACTCATCCCTTTAATTTTGTTATAGGTAAGGCTGGTAGTGGTAAAACTCTATTGGCATGTCAAATTGGACTGGATATGTTTTTCAAACGACAGGTAAATAAAATCGTTATAACACGACCAACTGTATCAAATGAAGATAATGGGTTTTTACCCGGCTCATTAGAAGAAAAAATGGAACCTTGGTTAGTGCCAATTAAATCTAATATGAGAAAGGTTTACAACAAACCTGCTATATTAGATAAAATGATTAGTGATGAAAAAATAGAATTGGTATCATTATCTCATTTTAGAGGAAGAACTTTTGAAAACTCAGTATGTATAGTTGACGAGTTTCAAAACTTAACAAAGCAACAATTACTTATGGTGTTGGGTAGAGTGGGTAAAGGTTCTACTATGATTCTTTGTGGAGACAAGCAGCAAGTCGACTTAAAGTTTAACAATGATTCGGCAGTACATGAAGTTCCAAAACTAAAAGGTTCAAACTGGGTGTATGATGTAGTACTGCAAGATAATCACAGACATGAATCATTAGATGAAATTTTAAAGTTACTTACTGATTATTGATATTTGATATATTTATTAGTAGTACTAATTAATTAAGGAAACGTGTGGTAGACTATTCAGGTTCTTTTAGCGGTTCATTTACTGGTTCAATACTTTCCACAAATGGCGTAATCTCATCATCAGCACAGGTGATTGGGAGTTTGCCAATGGGTGTAATATCGGGCTCATCACAAATAAGTGGTGATGATTTGACTATTGATTATTATAACCTAACAAATCTACCACTTACAATCACACCATTCCAAGCAAATTCTATATTAGCCAATAACGCACTACGTGATAATTTCACAAGTAATGTTAAGGTTAGATTAAATGCTGAAGATGTACTTAGTGGTTCGTTAAAAGGGCAGTTGCCAGTTGGTACAATATCATCATCTTTACAATTAATTGGTGAATTTGATGATAGATACGGAAACGAACTAAACGATGGGTTGGTTAGTGGTTCGGCTCAAATTACCTTATTAGATACCGATAGAACTGGATTCGATACGGGTGATGTGCCTGAGGGTAGTAATCTGTACCACACAAATCAAAGAGTAAAATCTCTATTAGATACTGAAGGTGTAGTATCATCATCAGCACAGATAACCGCTCTTGGATTTAGTACAACCGATAATGATTCTCAAACCTTAACAATTGCAGGACAAACATTATCAATTTCAAATGGTAATAGTATTATACTACCAGATGGTGGCGGCAGTGGTGGTGGTTCATCAATATGGAATACTGGTTCTCAAGACCCAAATTCATATACTCATTTGATGACATCAAACAATCTACAAGTAACTGGTAGTTTTGATATAAAAGGAGCACTTACTGTAAATGGTAAGGCGGTGTTCATTCAGAGCCAATCATCAGATGCTGGGATGGCCCTAGAGGTTAAAGGTAGGATGCGTGTTTTAGAAGAGCAAATAGGTAACTATATTGCATCAGCCTCAATACAAATAGGAAATTCACAAGATTCTATAGATTGTGGTGGATTTTTCTAAAAAAAAATGATATTTATGATAAATACTACAGTAAACTGTAGATGATATAATGGGATAAAAATATGGCTCAAACAATAAAACATAGAAGAGGTTCGGTATCATCCGTAAGGAATATTACCTCATTTGGTGAAGCGGAACTTGTAATAGGTAGTGGTTCGGTTGATGGTAAGGTAGATGGACCGATAGTATATATCGGTAAGCCGGGTGGAACAAGTGCGGCAAATGATTACGCACCCATATCAAAGATATACACAGGCGCTGGGATACCATCTATGACTCCTGGAAATTTTGGTTCTACAATGGATGGGTTACCATACTATGATTCTACTAATAAAAAGCTGTACATCTTAGGTTCACACGCAGATGGTGAATCGGGACATACCGAAATCATAATCACAACATCATCACTACAGAACTTTGATAATCATGTATCCGCATCTGCAGCAGCTGCTGGATTTGGAGCGGGTGGTTCTGATGGTATCTTTGTTTTAGAATCAGGAGCGATATATCGTTCATCGGATAAGGATTTGCAAATCACAGGTTCTAATTCCGACCAATACGCATTAAAGGTATCTCAATCAATTCAAGCACATAATATAAATGCTGGTGTACCAACATCAAATGACTGGCAAAATAACTTAGATGGTTCGTACTTTAACAATTTCACAAAAGATACAGATGTATCTGAAATACTAAGATTCATCGCTGGACTGCTATCATCATCAGCAGCGGATGCATCTCCAAACTCAAGAACATATTCGACTATAGTTGAAAGTTTTTCAAGCACATCAGGAACAGGAACAATTTCAGGTAGAGTTTCACAAAATCACGATATCGATGATATTACATATTTGGTTGACCAAGGATTCGCATCAGTTGGTGGTACTCTTTTTCCTGGCAAAACAGTTAGAACAAATACTGGATATTCGGTTTCGTATAGGTCTAATTCAGGTGGTACATCAGATGTACAATCATCGGCCGATTCTCAATTATTTGGATTGGGCAAATTAACAAGTGGTGGTCCTACTGAATTTAGGGTTAGTGGTTCTCATATTTGGGAATTTGATAACAATAATTCAGGAACTTTAACGGAAACATCTTCTTCTGCGGTGATTTTATCCAATTCTTCATTTGGAACTTCAAATGGACTAACTTTAGGTAAAATTAACACTGTGAATCCAACTGTAATTCCAGCAGCATATCAAGATGGTAAATTCTCGGGTGTATTTTCTCAAAATCTAATTGATTGGACTTCAGAAAGTTTAACATCTGTATCATCATCTGGTACATATACGATAACAACAACAATTGGTATAGAAACTGGCTCTCAATCTACATATGTAACAGCACCTGCTGTAAGTGAAGAAATATTTTGGGCACCAATTTCAACCATAAATACAAATATTGGTACAACTACACCAACCGATAGTAATACAGCAACTACCGCACTTACGTTAACATCAAGTTCTCTATCCGGAGCACCATATGTTACAGGTGGTACATATCGATTGATATCATCTGCTAGTGGATTATTCAATCCGATGTATGTTGCATCTACTACCGCAGCAAGAGTTGTTATATCTTCACCCACACCATCAAATGTGAGTGTAGCTAAAACAAGTGGTACTGATACTTTAAGTACAAATGGTGGTACTATACAAACATCGAATGCAGTATTTTCTGAAACTGGAAACACTGTAAGAGCAACAAGCACAGTACCACATAAAACCGATAGATTTCATACCAACGCTACATACACACTTAGTGGAACGGGTACAACCTTCAGCGAGAATGGATTTGCAGATACAGACTTTACATTATCGGTTCGTGGTACAAACAGAAATAGTTCAGAAACAAATATGGGAACTGAAACCGTAGAAATCCACTCAGCGGGTGCATTCAACCAACCAGCAGCAAGTGGTTCAATGGGATATTTCGGTGGTGGAACTGCTAGTACAGCAACAGTGGAACGATTTTCTAATGAAACATACAGAAGGCAGATAGGTACTTCAACAGGATTGACTACTGCTTGGGATTCTGAAGATAGAATAACATTAGGAGATGGTGGTGATTTGCAAGTTAAGCCAGGATTTTTGGTAAATGCAGAATCTACCACAAATGGTACTGGGTATTGGTATCCTACATCTGGTTACAACGCAGCACATTATAAGTGGTATCTGAGAGAAGTTGATACATCGGCAAGTAATAACAAAGGTAGCTTGATATTAAACTTTAATCCGGACTCATCATCTAATTTCGCAGCGTTTGATAGTACAACGACTGGTAAGATTGCCATAGGGGTAATCTTCGAAGCACAGCTACCATCAAATAGTGGTGATAGTAGAACAATAATATTTGATGCTGTTAAGGGTAATGGTACATATGGTGGTGGTGAAGATAATATCTCATCATCAAATCAAAAAAATCCATTTAGTGATAATGTAGATTTGCAAGCAGACTTCTCATCACTCACAGACTCATCAGGTACACTAACACTTGGCTTGAACAACTCAGTAAACCAAACTATTAATGGAACTTATGGTAAGGTTTGGGTTTTAATTAGATATACTGGTTCACCATCTGACACACTAACTCAATTAACAGTGACAACATCGTAATAAAGAGGGATAAAAATGGCATATGATACAAATAATAGGTCGGAACGTTTACTACAAGGTAGACGTTTTACCACAGATAATCTAACTCTAAGTCAGGAAGCATTTACGGATGTTTTCGACTTGGGAGCGGGTGAGATATTTACGGATGATGGTTTAATCCCAACTGGAAGTTCTCAATTGGCCTATAGTGGTTCATCGCAAGATGGCGAAATCATATCGGGTAGTATTGTAAATCCATCAATCAGTTCAGATGTTTCTGTATTGAAGTTCCATCACAGGCACAAATTAAAACAAGCGGCTGATGGACAACGTGAAGTATACTACTTTACAACATCAGAACCCGCATCTGTGAGTGAAACTGTAACATCAGACCAGTTGATTGAGACCGACCAGCAGACAAATTTTGTATCACCAAAATACATTATAGCAGCACACTCAACGAGAAATGCTGAGGCGCTGAGTCCTGGTTACAAAGCAGTTGTATACAAAAGTACTGCAACAGATGGGGATAGTGTTTCCGAATCTGCAATAACAGATGATAAATATGTATTCGATTATAAGACTGGTGTGTTGACATGGGTGGGTAGTAATCAGCCAGCTTCAAATCAATTTGTATATATGACCGTTTATCAGTACGTTGGTAGAACCCTCCGTTCTCAGATTGATGATGGTTCAATTGGTGGGGGTGGTGCATCATCGTTTACCGAATTAACAAATGTGCCTGATGGATTGGTATCGGGTTCGGCACAAACTATAGCAAATCTACCTGATGGAACTGTATCTGGTTCAGTTCAGATTGAGATAAATTCCACTACTGGGACATTAACAACTCTTGGTACGGTAACTTCGGGTGATGTAACAAATATACTACCATCGGGTGTAGTATCCGGCTCAATACAAGTATCATATACAGGATTATCAAACGTACCAGCTGATATAATAAGCGGTTCAGAACAAATAGCATCAAACTTACCAGATGGTGTGGTTAGTGGTTCAGCACAAACCATAGCTAACTTAGTTGGACAAGATGTTATAGTAAGAAACCTAACGGCAGAAAACTATGTTGTAAGTTCATCAGTAACACATATGACTACATCATTTAGTAGTGGTTCGACTATATTTGGAGATGATATTGCAGATACACATCAAATGACAGGTTCTTTGTTTGTATCGGGAAGTATTTCGTTTAGTGAAATTGATGGTGGAAACTTCTAACGGTATCGGATTTCATAAATGGCTTCACAGAATACTATTAAGTTAAAACGCAGTTCAACGCAATCCAATGTACCATCTTTAGGTGATTTAACATTGGGCGAATTGGCTGTCAATACATTTGATGGTAAGTTATTTATAAAAAAAGATGATGGTTCAGAGGCAATAGAAACAATTGTAACTACACATGCACAGATTACTGGTTCAATAGAACTAACATCTGCAGTTACATCATCATTTCAATTAATACATAGTACAGATGGCTCATCATTAGATATGTTAACAATTCGTGTTGGTGATGAGGATAGAGTAACTGTAAACTCAGATGGTACATTTATAATAAAGGAAGTAGATTCATTACCAACTGGAGAAACTGGCGGACTTGCAGTTAGTGGAAGTAACTTTTTTATATACTTATAATCGTAAACAAAATTTTTTAATATTTATATGCAACAACATAATGTTCATATAGTAAAAAACCAAAAAAGAGGAAAATAAAATGGCAGAATGGAAAAAAGTAATTGTCTCGGGTTCAACAGCGGACTTAGCGGCAATTAATGTAGATGGAACGGTAACCGCTAACGCATTTAGTGGTGATGGTTCAGCCCTTACGGGCGTAGCTGCAGGAAGTATCGATATCGATGGATTCACTGCAGGAACAGCACTGGTACAAGGAGACCTCTTCTTATATTCAGATGGTGGTACTGAAAAGAAAATTACATTTAGCAATGTAGAAGATGCAGTATTTGGTAACGTAAGTGGTGATGTAACAGTCGCTGCAGGTGGTGCTGCAACAATTGGAGCTGATAAAGTAGTAACTGCTAAGATTTTAGATGCTAACGTAACAACTGCTAAAATTGCAGATGATGCAGTTACCAATGCTAAAATCGGTTCAGGTGCTGTTGATACAACAGAACTTGCGGCTGATGCAGTTACCGCTGCTAAATTAGCAGATGATGCAGTTGTAACGGCTAACATTGTTGATGGTAACGTAACGACTGCTAAGATTGGAGCTGGTCAAGTTACAACTGCTAAGATTACAGACTTGAACGTAACAACTGGAAAAATTGCAGCTAGTGCAGTAACTACAGCTAAGATTGCAGATGACAACGTAACTACAGCTAAGATTGCAGAAGATGCAGTAACAACAACAGAACTTGCAGGTGATGCAGTTACAGGCAACGAAATCGCTGATGATTCGATTGATTCAGAACACTATGTCGATGGTTCTATCGATACAGCCCACATTGCAAACCTACAGGTAACAACTGGAAAACTTGCAGCTGACGCAGTAACATCCGCTAAGATTGCAGATAATGCTGTAGATAGCGAGCACATTGCAGAAAACGCAATAGGAACATCAGAACTTGCGGCAACCATATCTGGCGCCCATACATTCCAAGCCTTGACTACAATAGGTGATTTGACTGTTGGTCAAGACCTTACTGTATCTGGTGATTTAACTGTAAGTGGTAATACTACTACATTGAACACTACAAACTTAGCAGTAGATGACCAATTGATTCTATTGAATTCAGGTTCTACATCAGGTGATTCAGGTATCGTATTTGGTGGTTCGCTTGGAACAGCTAACTCTGGTATGGCACTTATCTTAGATGATTCAGATGATAGACTTGTATTCCAAGCTACGGCTTTGGATCCAGATTCAACTGGAACACCATTTGTACCATCTGCAACAAACCACTACTCAATCGTAGGTTCATTTGAAGGTAGTGAAGCAGACGCTGCAACTGCAAAAGCAAACAAAGTTGGTAATATCAGAGTTGACTCTTCTGCTGATATCTTCATCTACGTTTAATCTAACCCAAAATAAGTTATAAAATATGGGACTTACAGATTTAAGACGTAAAGATACATCTGAAAAAAAAGTTGAGCACGAGTTTACAAACGAGGAGTTAGATTTCCTCTTACAACTAATAGCCAACTCAACGTTTGAAGGACGAGATGTTCAACTGGTGTATCAGGTCGCTCTGAAGATACAGAATAAAATAAAAGGTTAACAGAAACCCCCACAGAAATGTGGGGGTTTTTTCATTTAATATATTTACTCACATACTTATTGTTAGAAGCTTTTGTATTGGCCCGAAAGGGAAGTGGGCTTATAGTAACCAACCATATAAAACGGAATAAAGGATATGCCAAATTGGAAAAAAGTCGTTACATCTGGTAGCGACACAGCGTTAAACTCCCTATCGATGTCGGGAGATATCATACCAGACCAGGACAATGTACATACACTTGGTACTGCTGATAATAGATTTAAATTGAATGGTGGGCTGCCAGTAAACGTAAGTGGCACAGGTACTGCTAATAAACTCACCAGATTTCAGGGTTCAAATACTGTAGAAGATTCAAAGATAACTTCGACTGATACACAAACTACCATAGACCATGATAGCGACGGTAATATTATATTTACTGTACAGGGTTCTAATGGTTCCTTAATGAACATAAGTGATGTAGATAATGGTGGCGCTGGGGTGTTATTCTCAGTTAATGATAATGCGGGGATACCAATGTTTGAGGTATCATCAAGTGGTACATTGGTTGCTCAGAATCTATCATCGAGTAACGAATCGTTTATACTAACATACAATTCAGCTTCCGGCCGTATCCATTTTGCATCAAGCTCCACAGTAGGTGGTGGTGATGATTTAGGTAACCATACAGCCACTACTACCCTAAATATGAGTACTAACAACATAAGTAATGTAACCTCTATTGATGGTACTTTTTCGCAAGACCTCACCATCAACGTAGGTGGTTCGGATGATTTGTTTGTATCTGCGAACAACATAAACTTGAATGATGAGGTAATATTAACCAATAATGGTGATGTGAATGCAAGTGGTGTTGTATCAGCGAGTACTGCAGTGAGTTCAAGTGATATATATACAACCAATCTACGCTCGATAGGGTCGCAGGATACTACAAGAATGAACCTAGGTGCTGGTCAGATACTTTTTTATGCTGGTGGGGGGGCCTCATCGTTCCAACATATGTCTATGAATCTTGCACAGGGTACTATATTGAATGATGATGGTAACGCTAACTTTGATTTCAGAGTAGAAGGTGATACCGATACACATTTAATTTTCGCAGATGCAGGTGAAAATAGAGTTGGTATAGGTACTGATAGCCCAGCTTATTTATTTGATGTAGATGGAGCACTCCGTGCGACTGGAATGTATGTAGATACATCGATATTCCATACTGATGATACTGACACCAAAATTACATTTGGTAATGACCAAATGTTCATGTACGTTGGTAATAAATCAACAATAGCATCAACTCCATCGATAGTAACTATAAATGGTGAAGGAAACAATATGGATTTCCGAGTCGAAGGTGAAAATGACGGAGATTTGATTTATACGGATGCAGCTAACGACCGAGTTGGTATAAGTACTAGCACCCCATCAACTCTCTTTGATGTGGCAGGCGAATCTTCTCTTAGTAGTATTTTATTGGGTTCTACAATGAGACATGAAGGTGACCTCGATACCAGAATTGCATTCACTACTAATCAAATAGTTCTAACAACCGACGCGGCCGCTGATACATCTGTCACCATCAGTAATCTGAGCGTAACGATAAATGATGATGGGGCTGATAAAGATTTCATTGTTAATGGTAATGAAGCCGATTTAATTGTAGCAAGTGGTTCTCAGAATAGAGTTTACATAAAAGGCAGAAACGAACTATTAGATAAAACACTAAACATACAAGGTGAAGTAACAGCATCAGATGTTTACATAGATGATTGGGGTTCGGTATCATCATCGTTAGCAAATGCAGGAGGTACACTACCCGATACTGGTCCTGGAGCTGGAACGTATGGTTCAACTTCCAATAGTACTAAAATCGACCAAATCACATTAGATGCGAAAGGAAGAGTAACCGCTGTAACTACGGGAACTACTGGCGATGGTGATATCACAGGTGTAACTGCTGGAACTGGACTAACTGGTGGCGGTACATCAGGCACTGTAACTTTAAATTTAGATAACCCTATATCAAAAGTAGGTATTCAGGTCGGTTCTGGAACTTCAGCAGCACCATCTATATCATTTTTTGATGGAACAGATTATGGGTGGTATCAAACTTCGCTTAGCAAAGTAAGTGTAGCGACCATAACCTTTGCCTTCAATGGTAATAACCAGATGATACACGATGAAGATGGTATTCAAATCACATCTGATTATGCACTTGGGGTTGGTGTAGCACCATCAACAACTAATGGTAGAATTGATGCATCTAATGATATCGTAGCATTCTCATCTTCAGATATAAGATGGAAAGAAAATATCAAACCAATTGAAAACGCATTGAATAAAGTATCTCAAATCGGGGGATATGAATTTGATTGGAAAGAGTTACCCGATGATAAAAAAGAAACTCAGCATGGAAATGTTGGACATGATGTTGGGGTAATAGCACAAGAGATTGAAAAAGTACTGCCAGAGGTTGTAACCACTCGTGATAATGGATTTATGGCTGTACAATATGAAAAGATAGTTCCGTTATTGATAGAATCAATCAAAGAATTGAAAGCAGAAGTTGAAGAACTAAAACGGAGATTATAATGGCGGTTGGTACAACAAACATAGGATTAGCAAGTACACTTAGAACCGAAATGGGCCTAACCACGGGTATAGAAACATCGCTACAAAGTATAAGTAAGGGTACTTATGCAACAATAAACACAAACTCAGCAAACAGACCTGATAGTTCCGCACCATTCGCAATGAGTGAGTTCCAAAGCTACGACCATACTACTGGTGGTACAACAAAGTTCAATATAAATCACACCAAATACTCAACCGGGGCACAAGCGTGCGCAGTTCCCGCTAATCTTACAGAATTTGGCGACCACGATGGTACTGGTGCATATCCGGTAGCAGGTGATACAATCAGCATCAACGGTGCTGGGATTGGTACTGGTACTTGGAGATATCCAAGTGGATACCTTGTAACATCAAACTCAGTTGTTTCAGTAACAGGAGTTTGTGGTGGTCGTTCCGAACGCAGATACAAGCAAAATATCAAACAAATTGGCACATCTCCAATGGGAATTCCTATCTATGAATTTGAGTACAAAAACAAATTACATGGTTCTGGTAAATATGTAGGAGCTATGGTTGATGATTTGATGAGAATTGGGTTTGAAAGTGCGTTGTACACCCTAAATAACGAAATTTGGGTAGATTACGATAAAATTGATGTACCATTCGAAAAAATATACAAATAATGAATCTCCCCAAAAGTAGATTAGAGGCATACCTACAAAACAATGTTGAATATACAGATACCTCAATGATATCAGATATTGCGGGTGTTTGTTGTCCCGTTATGGATGTTGAAGAAGATGGCATAATGAAAGAAACTGCCAGAATGTTATGTTCAAATGGTGGTTCTGTTCTAAATGTTGGATTTGGTATGGGTATCATAGATAGTTACATAAAAAGCCACAACCCATCTGAGCATATTATGATAGAAGCACACCCAATGGTCGTAGAACATGCCAATTCTTTGGGATTTGAACCAATATTGGGAAAGTGGGAAGATGTTATTCCAAAATTTATTGAAGAGGGTAAGAAGTTTGATAGTATATACTTTGATACATTCACATTTGATTACCACACCGACCCACAATGGGGACCATTTACAAAATTAGTACCTCAGTTACTGAATAAGAGTGGTATTTATTCGTTCTTCAATGATATCGCATCGAAGGTTGAAAAAGTAGAAGAAATTATAGAACCTTGGGGGTGGGAACGTAATGTAAAATACGTTTCTTACATAGAAAGAGAACAACCAGCGGATAGTGAAGTAATAATCCCAGTCGATCGTGGTGATTATGAGTTAGTGTGGTATGTGAGTAACTGATTCTTAGTTATCTCCATATTTATATAAAAGATTAAGGAGATTTTATGGCAGTAAATATTCCGATATGGCCAGGTTCATCATCGTTTTCGGAGGGTAGTACTCCATTTGGACACTACGATACTGATAATGAGTTCACATCATCAGCAGATAAGACTGCCGGTTGGTGCGCCAAACGTTTGGGGTATCCTATAGTTGATATTGAACTACAAGATATCAATTTTTATGCCTGTTTCGAAGAAGCGGTTACCGAATACTCATCTCAAGTCAATCAATTTAACATTAGAGAGAATCTACTTAATATTCGTGGTAACTCCACTGGTTCAAATCTGAGCCAGACTGAGTTGAACGCAAATTTAGGTGGAATTGTATCTCTCGCAAAAGATTATGGTACTGAAGCGGGTAGTGGTGGTAGAGTAACATACTACACTGGTTCGTTTGTAATGAAATCAGGACAACAGGTCTATGATTTGACAGATACGGATTCGGTATCATTTGAAAGTGGTACGCCTGGAGTTGATACCATAGAGATTAAGAAAGTACTACACACAGCTCCACCTGCGATGGTTAGATATTTTGACCCATTTGTAGGAACTGGATTGGGTTCGCAGCAAATGATGGATACTTTTGGTTGGGGTAACTACTCACCGGGTGTATCGTTTATGATGCAACCACTTTACGATGATTTGTTAAGATTGCAGGCGATTGAGTTCAACGATTTAGTTCGTAAATCTCAATATGGGTTTGATTTAAAGAATGATAAGATACGAATCTTCCCAATTCCACAATATGGTGATAGGGGTACAAAAGTTCATTTCCACTACATATTAGACTCGGAGCGTAGAGACCCAGTAGTTTCGAGGTCTGTTGTATCTGATTACTCAAATGCGAAGTATGATAGAATGGAGTACAAACACATTAATCATGTTGGTAAACGGTGGGTTGAGAAGTACACATTGGCACTTGCCAAAGAAATGTTGGGTGCGGTTAGAGCTAAATTTAGTTCAGTTCCAATCCCAAATTCGGAAATAACATTAGATGGGGCAGATTTAAGAAGTGAAGCGGCATCGGAAAAAGAAATCTTAATTTCAGAATTGAGAGAAAACTTAGAAGCTACTTCTAGAAAAGCATTGTTACAAGCACAGCAAGAAGAATCAGAAGCGATGGAGCAGACTCTTAACAGAGTCCCTCGTGCAATATATATAGGATAAGCTATGGCACTATTTGGTGGACAACGAGATGCGGCATTCTTCAGTAAAGTAAATAAAGAGTTAATTAATGATATAATCGACACTGAAATTTACTACTATAAGATTATATTGCAAGATTCTAAGAGAAATATCTATGGTGAGGGTAAGGATAAGGTATACTACAATCCACTTAAAATTCCAACTTTGGTAGATAGAACTAATGCAGAGCAGATTTTTGATGAATTTGGTTCATCGTACACAAGAAACGTTAACTTTTACTTTTTGAGAGATACATTGGTTGAAAAAAACATATTTCCTGAGGTTGGTGATGTCATTGAGTGGAATGATGAGCAACATATCGTTGATGTAACATTTACAAATCAGTTCTTCGCCGGTAAGAATCCTGAAACTTGGGATGGTGGAAACACACAAGGATACAACGTATCGGTAGTTTGTGAAACTCATGTCGCAAAACGTACTCAGTTGAAGTTAAGAGATGATTTTAGAGTTGGTAACAACAATAGTAACAACGATTTACCAGTAGGAATCTAAGATGGCACAGCGATATAGACAAAATAGAGATGAAAAAATTGATTTGAAGAGAACTCAGAGTTCATTTTCGGATGACCCTAAGTTGAACAAAGCAAGGCAAGTATCTCGTCGTAACGATGATGTTAAGAATGTATCGATTGGTATCTATGATATTGATTTGGCATTCAAAGATTTCTTAGAAAAGGATGTAAAACCAACGATTGAAGAAAGTGGTAAGTTTATACCAGTTCCAGTTGTATATGCATCGCCTGAAAATTGGGCATCTGCTCAAAAGGATGGATTTATGAGAGATGCTAATGGTAAAGTACAAACACCATTAATTTCATTTAAGAGAAATTCGTTGGATGTGAACACAGAATACTCAAAACTAAAGGTACTTACCGATAGTGATACCTCACAAACGTTTGTTAGGAAGTATACACACGAAAATCGGTATGATGCGTTCTCACAACTTATAGGTCAGAAGCCGGTTGATGAAAAATACATTGTAGATAGACCAGATTATGTAAATATCCAATATGATGTGATAGTGTGGTGTGATTTTATGGAAGATTTAAACAAATTGGTAGAACAAATCATATATTTTCAAGGTGGGGCATTTGGGGATAGATATAAGTTTCAAATCAAAGGAGAATCTTACTCATTTGAAACTACAAATGGTGTAGGTGAGGAACGATTAGTCAGAAGTAACGTAACATTGACTACAAAAGCGTACATTGTGCCAGAAAACAGAGGAAATGTAATAAATACTCAAAAAGCATTTGGTACATCCAAGATTGTTTGGAATTTAAAGTCCAATATTTAATCTTTGATAAAAAAATATCATATTTATATACTGGAACAATTAAATAATTTAAAAAGTTATGGCAGACGTTAAAAATGTAAACGAAACAGAAGTAATCAGTATCGAATCAAAAGATATTGATAGAATTAAAAAATTCAGAACAGAATATACTGATATTGTAAGCCGGTTGGGTGAGGTAGAAGCTGAAATGTTAAATGCTGAAATGGTTTTAGAAAACATTAAAGCAATAAAAAACAATTTATCGGATTCTTTCAGAACGCTAAGGTTAGATGAAAAAAATCTAACAGAGGATTTTCAGAAAAAATATGGTAATGGGGAATTTAACATAGAAGATGGTACTTTCATTCCTACCAAATAAATATAATCGTTTTGAGTTTTTTGATGTATTTATAGATATACTAAAAACTAAAAGAAATCAATAGGAGAATCAAATGGCAGAAAGAATAGTAAGTCCTGGCGTATTTACGAGAGAAAAGGACTTGTCATTTCTACCTCAAGGGATTGGTGAGATTGGCGCAGCGTTAATCGGTTCAACAGTTAAGGGACCGGCGTTTGTACCAACACAAGTAGAATCTTTTCAAGAGTTTCAACAAGTATTCGGTGGATTGACAGAAGATTCATATCTACCATATACCGCACAAGCTTATTTGGAAGATGCAGGAACTGCAACAATCGTTAGGGTATTAGGGCAAGATGGATACACTCTTGAAAATCCAGTGGCATTAACAGTATCATCATCGCATGGTAGTAAAGTAGTAGCAGTACTACATCCAACAAATCAAATCACATCCGATACAGATGTGTTTGATGAAACTTTAATAGTAGACCACTTAGGGTCATCTGATGTAAGTGCATCACTATTTACACTAACATTATCAGGTTCTGAAGCAGCTGATACTGATTTTTCAGCATCTTTGAATCCAACAAATGATAACTACTTCACTAAGCTATTTGGATTCGGACCAAGAGGTGGTGAAGAGGCATACGTTTACTCAAACTTCAAAACATTCCAATCAGCATCATTTGCAACTGGTGAAATTCCTGTAGTAACATTGGATGTTGCTAAAGATATTGATTACACAAAAGCATATTCTGAGGCAAATACACCTTGGATTACATCACAAAAAGTTGGTGGAAACACAACAAACTTAATTAAGTTCCATACGCTATCACATGGTACTGCAACTAACTATGAATTCAAAATTGGTATTCAGGATATTAAAGCAGCAGGTACTGTTGCGGGTTCTGAGTATGGTTCATTCTCAGTAGTTGTGAGAAGAGTAGACCAGGATAAAATAAATGGAACTCCATTTGTTGGGGTTGTTGATTCTGATATCAGACCTAACTTGATTGAAACATTCCAAAATGTAAATTTGGATCCTGATTCACCAAACTACATTGCTAGAGTAATTGGAGATAAGTACATCACTGTTGATGCTAATGGTAAATTATCAACCAATGGTGACTATCCAAACAATTCAGCAAATGTTAGAGTTGAGGTTTCATCAGTTGTTGCTAACAAAGGTATTGACCAATCATTAGTTCCATTTGGATTTGCTAAATTACAGAACCCATTCGGAACTGCATTTGCACTACCAAACCCAACATATGTTGTATCACAATCAATCAATGAATCTTACAATGATAAGGCGTTTTTAGGTTATAATTTTGATTTTGCAACAACAGATAACTTAAATTTCTTATTACCAACACCAGATTCCGCAACTGCGACTGTAGGTGATGCATTCTACTTAGGAGATTGTCATGATAACACAGCAAACGCAGCCGTAGCATTGACTGGTACATTAAGTTCTAAAAAGTTCTTAGTACCCTTCCAAGGTGGTTTTGATGGATTTAAACCATCTAGAACTGTATCGTTGGGTAACGATATTTTAGCAGGAAATTCACAAGGATATGATTTATCATCCAATACAGCGACTGGTACTGTAGCATACAGAAAAGCAATAAATGCTGTATCTAATCCTGATGAATTTGATATTAATATGCTAGTTATTCCAGGCGCTATCCACAGATTACACTCTTCAGTAACAACATTTGCTAAAGATATGTGTGAGGATAGACAAGATACATTCTTCGTAATGGATTCGGCAGCGTATGGGGATAGTATTTCAACTACTACTAACACTGTTCAATCATTTGATTCGAACTATGTAGCTACATACTACCCTTGGGTTAAAATATTGAACACAGATAAGAATAAGCCGGTATGGGTTCCACCATCTGTAGTACTTCCGGGTGTTATAGCATTTAATGACCAGGTTGCCGCTGAATGGTTTGCACCTGCTGGATTAAACAGAGGTGGGTTAACTTCAGTAATTGAAGCTAAAACCCGTTTGACTAGAACTGAAAGAGATGATTTGTATGAGGGTAGAGTTAATCCAATCGCAACGTTCCCTGGTCAAGGTGTAACGGTATTTGGACAAAAAACACTACAGGCAAAACCATCGGCATTGGATAGAATCAATGTAAGAAGATTGATGATTGCAGTGAAGAAGTTCATCGCATCTTCAACTCGTTACTTGGTGTTCGAAAACAATACAGCAGCTACGAGAAATAGATTCTTATCAATCGTTAATCCTTACTTAGAATCAATCCAACAAAGGCAAGGTTTGTACGCATTCCGTGTGGTGATGGATGAGACTAACAATACACCGGATGTGATTGATAGAAACATTATGGTTGGTGAGATTTTCCTACAACCAGCGAAGACTGCAGAATTTATAGTTCTTGACTTTAATGTATTACCAACTGGGGCAGCGTTTCCAGAGTAATACGATGAGATAATTTAGTTCCTCCGTTTTTTTCGGGGGAACTAAATACTTTTTTGGAAAGAACTATATTTATAATAAAGAAAAAATAACGGAGTAGTATAAATGGCACAATTATTAGACCCAACTGAAGTAATGTTCACATCATTCGAACCGAAGATGTCGAACCGCTTTATTATGTATGTAGAAGGAATTCCGGCATATTTAATTAAAGCAGCCAACAGACCTGAGATAACCAATGGTAAAGTTACCGTTGACCATATCAATGTAAGACGATATGTAAAAGGAAGAAGTGAGTGGAGTGATTTGAGTATTTCATTATACGACCCAGTAGTTCCATCAGCAGCGCAAGCAGCAATGGAGTGGGTAAGACTACACCACGAATCGGTAACTGGTCGTGATGGATACTCTGATTTCTACAAAAAAGATATCACATTCAATAGTTTGGGTCCTGTTGGTGATAAAGTAGAAGAGTGGACACTTAAAGGAGCTTACATTCAGACAGCAAAATTCTCAGATATGGATTACACTGGTGAAGATTTAGCAACCGTAGATTTAACACTTACATACGATTACGCAATACTACAATACTAATTCGGATTGTAATAAATACAAATTGGTAATTGAAAGTCCTCAGCATTTTGTTGGGGATTTTTCATTTATAAAGTAATAGTTACATATTTATATATGGTTAACAAATATAGTTTTAAAACAAAAGAGTAATGTTATGAGCGAAGAAAAGCAATTACAAGATGAGTACACCGCACCAGCATCCAATAAGGATATGGTGGAGATGGCTAAACAACAATACGAGCAACAGAAGGTAGTTGATTACAAATTTCCTACCGAAATAGTAGAGTTACCATCCAAAGGATTAATTTATCCAAAAGAAAGTCCGCTATCATCGGGCAAAGTGGAAATGAAATATATGACCGCAAAAGAAGAGGATATTCTAACAACACAATCATATATCAAAGATGGTTCAGTTTTAGACCGGCTATTCCAATCTCTTATTATTTCAAATGGTGAGGGTGTTCCAGTTAAATACGTTGATATTACAATGGGTGATAAAAACGCAGTAATGATTGCGGCTAGAATTTTAGGTTATGGAAAGGATTACGAAGTTGAGATTGATGACCCAACCTCACCTGGTGATAAGCAAAAAGATGTTATTGATTTAACTCAATTTGAAGCAGTTGAGTATGATGGTTCTAATCAAACAAAGTTACATAGTAACGAATTTGAGTTTGAATTACCACAATCTAAAAGAAAAGTAACATTTCAGGCATTAACAGAAAGTAAAGAACGTAAAATTAAGCATCAATTGGAAGATTCTAAAAAAGCGGCAAGACGTATGAAGGATACTACCGATAGACAACTTACAACGAGATTAAAGAATACAATTACATCAATCGATGGTGAAACTGACCAGAAGATGATAAACGAATTTGTGGATAACGAACTATTTGCGGTGGATTCAAGAGCCCTCAGAGCGCATATAAACACAGTTGTTCCAGATATTGACTTAACATATGAATTTGTATCTGAGGAAACTGGGGAAAGGAGAGAAATGCTACTGCCGATGGATTTAGGGTTTTTTTGGCCTCAATCCTAATTATAGAAAGCAGTTACATTCTCACATCTTTGATTTAATCTATCATGGAAATGGTGGATTTACTTGGAATGATGTTTACAATATGCCTGTTTGGGCTAGAACATTTTACATCAGTAAAATTGTAGAGTTCAAAGAAGCTGAAAAGAAGGCATATGATAAGGAAATGAAAAAAGCAAAAGGTAAACGAAGATAATAGAGATACCCAACAATTTTGTTGGGTATTTCTATATTTATACTATATACAACCAATGGAGTACCCAATATGGCGACAATAAAAGAATCACAATTAAGGAAGATATTCAAAGAGTATGGAATATCCGATGGTGTGTTTGATATCTTTAACAAAAAAAGAAAGAAGTTAAAGAAGCAACTGAAACAAACCAGAGATGATATAGAAGATACTATACAATCTGCACCAAAAGACCAACAAGCGAAACTAAAAGATTTGGCAAATGCGTTTGATAAAGCGTATGATGCTGGTGTATTCAAATAAGACTCAATAAATGGCGGATGATAAGAATAAAAGTTTAAAAGAGAGAAAAGCTCTTCTACAAGCTGAGTATGATTTCACTCAGAAACTTATCGCTGCCGCTAACACTACAAGAGCACTATCTAATAAAGCTAATGAAAGTAAGACTGAGTTACTGACTCAACTTGCACAAGAGCAAGATTTAAAAACTAAAATATCTAATATAGATGATGCAATTGAGACTATGCTCAAAGAGCAGGTTGAGAGAGGTGATGAGGTCAACCAACACTACATCAGCCAGTTAGAATCAATGAAAAAGATTTTACAAGATAAAGATAAAGAAAAAGAAATAGAAGAACAGCTGAATGGATTTCGTCAGGACGCAAACGATAATCTATACACCAGTTTGGGTACGATGGGTGATATGCTTAAAGCAGGTACAGCTCTTGGTGCTGCTATGGCATTGTTTAAAGGATTAACCGAACAAGTCGGAGCGGCATTTCAAAATACAATCGGATTCGCATCAGAGTTAAACCAAACGTTGGGTTTGAATGGCGCGGAGGCGATGAGAATGGGATTCGAAAACTTATCACCATCGATTATTTTCTCCAGGTTTAGTGTAGAGGAGTTGAATGCCGCAACTAAGAGTTTCGCAGAAACTATGGGTACAACTGCTGGGTTAACGAACAACATTCGTAACTCAATGGCAGAGATGACCAAATTTGGTGTTGGTGGGGATGATGCAGCTAAGTTAGCACAATCATTTGATAGCGCTACTGGTGATTCTAAACAACTAACCACCGAAATCAAAAATATGGCTAAAGATGCCGGTGTATTAGCGAGTACCACATTCAAAGATTTAGCATCTCAGCAGAGGTTGATAGTGGGTATGACTGAAAAGGAAATAAAATTACTTGCTAAGAAAACAATCGAAATAAATAAGCAAGGATTGGCACTTGGTGATATGAAAGATATCTCTGATAGTATGATGGATATCGAAAGTTCTATGAAAGCTCAATCAAAGGCCAGAGTGATGTTGCAGGGTAAACTTACTCAGGAGCAAATAAATGGTATGACCGCTATGAATGCGGCAGCTCTTGAGTTCCAAAGAACTGGCGATGAAAGCGCACTTTTAGATTCATTGAAGCAAACTAATATGACCGCTGAGCAATTTAAGGAATTGGGTCCGAGAGGACAAGAAGTATACGCTACATCCATTGGTATGAGTGCGGATAAGTTAGCAGAGATGATTCAAAAGCAAGAACAAGCTCAGAAGATTGAAGAATCGGGTGTGTTCGGTAAAGCAGCAGCTGGTGCATTGGAGATGTGGGAAAGAATACCTGGTGGTTTGAAAGAAGCAACTACTGGTTTGATTGCATATATTGCACAAATGGCTATTCTAAATACTATGCAAGGTAGGGGTACTGGTTTGGGTAACCTAAATCCATTTAAGAAAAAAGGTGGAGGTGGTGGTGTACCAGGAATGGATGCTACTCAAGATGCTGGTGGACAAGCAGGACAAGCAGCACAAGGTAGTGGAGGTGGATTAAAATCACTTGCAGAAGGTTTAAGAGAAATGGGTGATGGTAAAGTATTCGCAGGTATTGGTGCAGTTGCATTAGCAGGACCTGCGTTCATATTAGCACTCCCATCAATTCCATTCTTATTATTTATGGGTAAGGTTAAACTAAAAGCATTAGAAGAAAACTTTAGTGGATTGGGTAAAGGTTTAGCTGAAATGCCACAGGGAGCACTGGGTGCGTTAACAATGATGTTAGTTGGACCTGCACTCGCGATGGGAACGTTAGCCATCCCATTCCTATTGTTCATGTCCATACCGGGTATCGGACCACTAATGCAGGCGAACTTTACCGCATTAGCAGCGGGACTGGCAGCATTTGGTAATCCGGGTACGGCGGTGTTCGTATTGATTGGTATTGGTTTGATGGCAGCATTGGGTGTAGCTATGATTCCATTCGCATTCTCACTATCTCTACTCACCCCATTATTAGAAGCATTTGGTAATGTTGTGGTAGGTGTGATGGGAGCGATACCACCAATCATTCAGGCGATAGCAGATGGGTTCGTAACGATGTTCGGGGCAATAACACCAGAAACTGTGCTTGGATTGATGATGTTGGGACCAGCACTAACATTAGCATCATTTGGTATGATAGCATTTTCAACAGCACTATTGGCTGGTGGTATAATGTCATTCTTTGGTGGTGGTTTGGTAGATGATATTGTGAGATTGGGTACTGTTGGGCCTGGTGTTAAAGCAGCAGGAGATGGATTGGCATCGGTAGCTGAAAACATAGGAGTAATTACAAGCTCTATGAGTGGGTTGGGTGATTTGGTAACACCACTCTACGCACTATCTGGTGGATTATACTCAATAAGTGGTGGGTTGATAGCAATCGCTGGTGCGGGGTTATTGGCATTACCAACATTCGCAGCACTGCAAGGATTGGCAGCTATAGCTCCTGTACTAACTGGACTGGGTGAGTTCTTTGGTATGGGTGGTGATTCTGCTGAAGTAGAGAGTAGTGATAGTTCAGATAAAGAGTTGTTAGAAGAGATAAAAGGGTTGCGTAGCGATATTAAAGCACAGCCGATTGTACTCAACATTGATGGTAAGGCAGTTCAAAAAATTACAAGAGTACAAAGTAGACAGGGTGTATCAACAAGAGGATTTAGCTAATGGCACTAAAAGATATGAAATCGGATTTATCCAAGTTTAGAATGCCAAAGAAAGAACCTTTGGAATCTAAGAAGAGAGAGGATATAAAATCAAAGCAGAATCAAACACCATTGAGTTCATTGGTAGATTCAGCGCCAAAAATCCCACGTTCTCAAACAACAACAAATAAAGAGGGTGTAAACCCAAACAAAATTCAGCAGGGTGATAAGTTCAAAGGTGAAACATCAGCAACACCCATAGATAACTCAGAGAAGTTCAAAGGTGAAACTACACCCACTCGAATGAGTTTAGAACAAAGATATTTAGGTCAGACTACACCAGAGAAGATGGATAATTCACCAAACTACTTAGGTGAAACAAATCCACAGCAGATGGATAACTCAGAAAAGTTTTTAGGGGAAACTACACCAAATAAGTTGGATAGTTCCGAAAGATTCTTAGGCGAAACCAACCCCACTCCAATGGATAACTCAGAGGGGTTCTTAGGAGAAACTACCCCTAAGCCAATGAGTTTGGAAGAAAGATATTTGGGTGAAACAACACCAAACCCTTCTAACTTAGAATCAAAATTCTTAGGAGAGACTACACCAAACCCATCTGATTTGGAATCAAAATTTTTAGGTGAAACAGACCAATCAAAGTTTGATAACTCATCTAACTACTTAGGTGAAACGGACCAATCAAAGTTTGATAACTCATCTAACTACTTAGGTGAAACAACACCAACTGAGATGAACAATGAATCTCAGTATTTGGGCGAGACAACCCCAAACTCAGCAGTACCTATATCTCAGTATTTGGGTGAGACAACACCAACACCATCTGATTTACAATCTAGATTCTTAGGTGAAACAACACCTACCACTATGAATCTTTCACCTAACTTTTTGGGTGAAACAACACCATCCCCATTTAAGGTTCGTTCGAACAAAGATGAGCAGGCAACTGAACCTAAGTTTGTAAACTTTATTGTGGATTCTGATGGTAAAGGATTCTCACCATATCAGAAACCAATGAACAACTCAACGTTTATTGGTGTAGACCCATCACAAACACAATTTGATGGAATCACACCACTAACGGGTCAGTTCACTCTGAAGAAGTATGGAGTAACGCTACAAAGTGATAATGGTATCAAAGATAACTACTCAGATAAGGTACTAAAAAGTACATACAATAAGTTTAGCTTAAAGGAGGATTCTTATAACTCATCTATCTTTAAGCAACCATTTATCCTAAGTGGTATACAAAGGAAGAAGGGAGAACCACAGACACTTGGGATTGGTTCGTTCTCATTCATCAGAGGTGGTGCTGTTACATCAACCGCTAGAGCGGCAATTGATTTAGTTAGGATTGGAAAGTTCCTATTGACACCACGTGGTGTAACTTGGGGATTGAAACAGGCCGCATTACAAGCTACAAACCCAAATGTTGAAGGTGCTAGTTTAACTAAGATTTGGACACCTGCTGGTTTACTATCAGCAGTTGGGGGAAACCACTTAGGATTACACCCACGTAGACATGGTAATTCACTAACACCACTTCCAGAGGCAGTTGGGCCTGAAAAGTATGAATCAATACTAAAAACAAAAGGATTAACTCAAATTGGTGATTTGGCATTGGGTGCTCCTGTAACTGGAAACCGACTGATTCAACTGTATAATGAATCATTTGTGATTGCTGGACCTACCAACTCATCAAATAGCTTTATTGGAGCACCATTTGTTACTTTGGGTGGACCTGGTGGTATAAATTCAGTATATGGTATTATTCCTGGTGGGAAGTTTGCAAAACGTGGTGATAACACTCGGAGCAAACCATTCACTGGGTATACTGCACAAACGCAATACAATCCAATAGATAACGACCCATCGACCGCGCCAACAGCAGGTCCGCTGGCATCGTTACCATTTGATAGAGATAATAGTTCAATTGGTAAACTTATAAAAGAACCAAAAGAATTCAAACCACTCAGAGCACCAGCTTCAGACCCAAATGATGAGGGTAACTCAAAAGTAGGTGAGGTACATAATGAAGATAATACTTATGATAACGCTGTTAACGAAGGTTCAACAAAAGGTAACAGCTTAGAGAGTATATACAATGATTATGTAGAAAAAGAAGGTAAACAACCACTTAACTCAGAAGAAACTCACACTGGTAATGATTCACCATTCAATAAAAAAATAGTAACTGAAGGTGAGTTGCACGGGAATGAAAGTTTCAATAAATCTGAGTTGATTAAAAGCTATGAGACTGTACCATATGGTAAGCTTCCAAAAAGAATTGCAGGTGATACTGAAATAAACGATTTTAGAAATCTACTCAATGATGGTACTAATAAAAAAATAGCTGAGTTGGATGATTACAAAGATTACAATCAGGACAAAAGAGTTAATTTTTCTAGTCCAGGTAAGATAGGCCCTAATGAAGATAGAGCAACTTGGTACAACACAAACAAAGCATTTGGTGGAAATACTGATAGATGGGATAAAATACAAGCATCTGAAATAGGTTCTGATGAAATAAATGATTTGGTACATTTGTGGTTTACTGAAGCTGATGGTGGAAGTAGAATACAATTCAGAGGTGCTGTTAGTGGTATTACAGAAACATTCTCACCATCTTGGGATTCTTTTAAATATAATGGTAGAGCAGACCAAGCATATAAGTACAGCACATTTGAACGTAGTTTATCATTTAATCTTCAGGTATACGCTACATCTAGAGTTGAGATGAAGCCAATATGGCAAAAGTTAGAAAGATTATCTACAATGACTATGCCTCAATATGGAACAAACGGATATCAAGGTACATTAGTTAGATTCAGATTGGGTAATTTATATGGTACAAAGGCATCAGGAAAGTTGGCATTCATTGAATCTCTATCGTACACAATCTCTGATGAAACACCTTGGGAAATCTCAATGTTAGGTTCAAACGAGTACATTGGTGAATTACCTATGGGTATTGATGTTGCGATTGGGTTGAAGATATTGGGTGATAACTTACCTGAGTATGCTAGTAAGGTGTACGATACTAATTTTTAAATCATTAAATTATGCCGAATAGATACGATAAAATAGAAATCCTAAAGACCGATAACGGGAAACGATACAGAAAAACTGTAAAATATCCAGAGATGTTACGCACTTCTAGAGATACTTACATCATATCAAGACAGGGTGATAGGTTAGATAATCTTGCCTACAAATACTACAATGATTCTAGATTGTGGTGGATATTAGCGAGAGCTAACAACTTGGGTAAGGGTGATTTGGAAGTTCCTATTGGGATTCAACTTAGGATTCCAGCGGAATACATAAAGATATATGATGAATACATAGAGTTGAACAAATAAGGTTAAATAAGTTATGTCAGATTTCGATAAGGATTTTCCAGGAGAAGTATCAGCAGAGTTGGATAGAAGAGCAACTTTTGTTGAAACTAAATCTATAGAATGGAATTACGATAAATATTGTTGGGTAAATATGAAAGCCACTGGTAATAGTACCACTGTATTTTGTTCAACCGAAGGTAACCAAGTTGGGGATCCTGGTATTAGAAGTGGACACTTAGACCTATATGATAGCGAAGGTGGTGTTAGAAAATTTAAACCCCAATTAAAATCGGTAAAAATTACCAATCAAGGTGCACAAGATTACGCAGATTCCTTTATATATGAAGTGGAGGCATCGTTCACACTATATACATTAGCTCAGCTAGAGGAGTTTGATGCTAGTTACTTTAGAGTTGGGGCAGAAGTTGAATTTAATTTTGGATGGGAAGGTTACACCGATACCACTAATAGAGGAACCGTTACAGCGAACGTATATAATTTTGGATTTACTCTGGCGGATGATGGTTCATTTGATTGTAATATAAAATGTATGTCTGCTGCTGGATTATGGTCATCCGATGATATGGGTGGTATAACCAAAGATAAGGAGGGTGATGAAGATTCTGAGGAGGACCCGTACGCAGATTTCATAAAAGAACTCCAAAAGGGATTTAGAAGAGCGTTCGGTTTGGAGGATGATGAAGGACCAGATTCAATAGATGATTTAGGTAATAACAAATTACGGTATGCCTTTAAGACTGGATTAGATTATGGTACGGGTGTATTTTTTGCAGGAGAAATTGTAACAGCTCCAGGATGGATTAATGATGATGAAACGTATGTGGGTTACACAAACATAGATACTCTCATAAGGTATTTAAACTATAAAGCTAAGGGTACTGATAGTATTTACACCTATGAAGTGGGTACGGGTGATATTGGCACATTCCCAAAAATAAGTGCAATTGGGTGTGCAGACCCAAGAAAATTTATAATACCTGGCGCACAGGGTTCCTATGGGGATACCAATGATGATAGCTTTGGTGATGGTGATTATGCACTTAATTTTTCTAAATGGGGTAACCAACTTGAAGCAGCTTCTAATGCGGGAGTAGCAACATCAGATATCGGTAAAATCGCCGTATCAATACAGTATCTAAATTCAGTATATAAGGATTTATCAAGTAAGGCAGGATTTAAAAATGGTGTAAAACTAAACCCTAAAGTTACGGAGTTTGTAAAAGCTGTGTTTGGTGAATTAGAATCATTAACAGGTGGGTTAATCTCACTAAACCTCATACCATTAGATTCTTCAGGCGAAGTACTAACACCAAATCAAACAATCTCAACAGGAGACCCTATAAAGTTGGTTTTGGGAAATAAGAAAATGATTAGCAATGCCACTAAGGCAAAAGTACCAACACCATATGAGTTTGATGTTTTGGGTAAACGTTCAATTACTAGAGGTGTTTCGTTGGATAGTGATTTTGATACAGATTTGATGATTGCAGCTACACCACAGAATGTTAAAAAGGGTACATCCAACATGGGCCCGCTTGCTAGTGGAGACGGGCCATACAAAATATGTAACCCAGTACCTAAAGATGAGCAGGGTGTTGATGAAGGAAGTAAACCACCAACTCTAAAAGAAATTGAAGATACGAGATTACAATATGGTAATGGTGGTTTCGATGATGCAAAAGTACAATCATATGCGGAACTTTGTAGAAATTACATTCTGAGAGAATCTAGAACTGATAGTAAACTAAAGGCGGGTAGGTATGGTGAAATTCAGTTTGTGCTAAATCTAAGTGTAACTATCGATGGTGTTTGGGGAATCCCATATTTAGCACCAATTATAATTGATAGACTGCCATCAAACTACAAACAAAATTGTATATTTAGTATCATCGGTGTAGAACATACATTTGATGGGCAGGGAGATTGGGAGACCAATATTAACACTGTAATGAGGATGGTGTAATGAATGAGTATCGTAGAAGTAGAGTTTACTATACAAAAGCACAAATAACTACAGGTCTTATTACAAACGGCCTCGAGTGGATGTTTTTGGATACGACTGAATATACTGGTCAGTATCACAAATACAGTAGTGGTGAGGTATTTTCGGAATCAACTTTTATTGATGGTAAGTCCAGAAAGCTGATACCTTATGTGGATGTGAAAAAGTTGGGTAGTATGGATTCGTTGGGATTGGATATTTCTAAAAACTATGAATACAATCTGATAAAAAATGTGGATATTAAAAAAACATTTGTACCAAATGCTGGTCAGGTAGAAATCACAGAAAAGGATTTGAAACGATTGTACTTCGAACGATACTTTGCGTATAAGAGAAATGATGGTAGAGTCTTAGAACTCACAAAAGAAGATTATGGTAAGGTGGGTAGTAAAGATGGATTAAGTGATATTCTATGGGAGCCATTTAAACTGAGATGGAAGATTAGAGGACCGATTAGCGATGTGTTGGATGGTATGGGTAATATAGCAGAATCTGGTGTATTTGATACTAACAAACGAACGGTAGAACTATACTGTGAAAATTACCCAACACTAAAAGAGTATCTAATGGATTTCACAGAGTACTATACACCTCCACAAATTTAAGAATTTTTAACATTATAAATTTGGATAATTCAGATACTATTCGTATATTGTACTTGTAACGATTGAGAAATGAATAAAGTAAAAGAATTTGAAAAAGCTATTGAGGGTGTTAAGTTCACTCCAGCTCAAAAAAAGATTGTTGATTTAATCCTTAAAGGATATGAAATCGAAGTTGTTAACAAACACCATATGAATGGTGGTGAAATGATGTGGAAATCCCCACATTCAGATTATTTAGAGCATGCTGGTAAAGTTTACAAAGCATTCTACAATGTATTCTACCAAATCAAAAAACAAAAAGGAATTGATATTCCTACCAATCGATTTGTAAGTTAACAAATAATTTTGTATATTTGATGTATGGTTGAATTTCTTAGTGAAGGAAGTATATCTATAAACAAAGTATATATTCATCCCGTTTGGGAGAGTATATCGGTACACCCACATAATGATGGGTTATCGTTGTTGTATATATATGATATAGAATCCGATAGGGAAATTGTAATCAACCTAAAAAACATCGATATACATATAACCTCTTTGGAGAAGTTTAAGTTTCTATTTAAAGAGGCTTATGTGTACGATAACAAATCGTTGATGAATCACATTCAGATTCCAAATTCATATGATGCAAGTTTGGTTAAGTACTTACAATCGAACCACCCATTGGAATCGAAACTAACTCCAACACATACATTCTATCAACGTAGGTTCAGTAACCTAAAGGGAGTAAACAATCTTATTCCAATCTCTAAACATATAGAATCCATCAGAGATACAAAAGATGAATTCATAGAGTATTACGATTTGGGCGGGGGAGAGTTCGATTGTGTGAAGAAATTTGAAAATTTCTATATCAAGCCACTTCACAAAGTAGAAAAGAATGGAATCAAAACCGAAGGGGGTATGGAGTGGACTCAGTATCACCCATTCACTATCACATCACGACCTTCAAACAATTATGGTGGGGTAAATTATGCGGCATTGAATAAAGATGATGGGAGTAGGGATAGATTCGTAAGTAGGTTCAAAGGGGGGAAGTTGATTCAATTTGATTATGATGCATATCACCCTCGTATCATTGGTAAAATGGTAGATGAACCTATTCCAATAGATATAAGCGGTCACCAAGCACTTGCCGATATGTATGGTGTATCCTATGGTGAATCAAAGGGAATTACGTTCCGACAACTATATGGTGGGGTACAATCGGAATATCTACATATTCCGTTGTTTTCCAAAGTTTCACACAAAATTGATTTGATGTGGATGGAATTCAATCGTAGGGGATATATTAAAACGCCATTGGGTAGGAGATTATCAAAGAGTAGTTTGAAAGATATGAATGCCAACAAACTATTCAACTATTTACTCCAAGCAACAGAAACGGAGTTGAATATGAGAATACTAACTAAGGTGGTAGACTTTTTAAAAGATAAGAAGTCCAAAATGGTTTTATACACTTATGATTCATATTTATTGGATATACATCCCGATGAAGTTAGTATTTTACAGAATTTAAAGATACTTATAGAAGGGAATGGATTCCCTGCAAAAATGGAAATTGGAGATAGATATTCTGAAATGAAATCTACAGATATTGAAACACTGGATATAGTATGAATGAATTTCTTAACGAATTAATCACCATATGGTGGAATGAGGTACGTGGTGAGTTAACAGACCCACTATCTGAAAGTTCCATTAATGGGTTGAGAAAAGTATTGGAAGAAGAATACGATTTTGATTCTGATGTAATTGAGTACATTATAGAATCAACTGTAAAAACACCTACAAACTTTCACTTAGGTGGTGATAGAACATCGGGTATGGTTGTCGGTAAAAATGATACTGCGGTATCGGCACATTTACATGATGATGGCGATGATGATGATGAACCATCATATGTATGGGAAGAGGGTGATGAAGAGGACGAGAAACGTGCGGAGACTGGTGAAGATAAAGATGATGCAGAAGATGATATTAAACAACATGCATTAACAAAATACGAAAAAGAAAAGATGATGCGTGAGGTTGTAGAGGGTTTAGGAATCCTTTTATCTGAGGCATCGATTTTTGATTCAAAGTATATGGTTGGTGATAAATTCCTTGCACTAACAAACACATCAGATTTGTTTACACAAGGATTACCACCCGGCGAAAGCGTACCAAAAGGCCCGTTTACGAAAGCAGCGCCAGTTGATGATGCAATTGAAGTGAATTTGGGTAGCGGCAAGGTTGTATATGTAACAGATGATGCTGGTGGTAAAACATATGTGATTAAGAGTAGTGCTGCTAAACTCAAATCGATGTTCGGTAAGATGCGTAAGGGTAAGAAACCAACCGATGTGAATTGGAACACAGATACGTTGGAAACGGCAGCTGCGATGGGATTGTATGTAAATGGTATTGGTGTACTCAAAGAGTTGAATTCCGCTAAAACCTCTGAAGATTTACCAAAGGTAATTGATTCGGTAAGGGATAGGTTTGAAAAAGCACTATCTATGAGTGGTGAGTATGCAGCACCTAGCAATATTTTAAATAAGTTGAGTACAATGCCACTGGGTGATTTCTTTTTGACTGCTCAATTAATGGCGGGTATGACGAAGTTTACACAGGGTGTGATTCCATTCAAAAAACCATACCTAATCCACAAAAGCATCAGAAATTACTATTCTGCGACAGAACGTTCGGAGTTAGTAGATGGTGTAAAGGATAATACAGCGGATGTAGTTGTATCAAGTGTGCCTGGCTTAGAGTTGATAGCTGCATTGAACGCTGGTAAAGCTGTGGAGTTTGATTCTAAAGGTGTGTGTTCAGTAAAAGGAACAAAAATCAAATTCCTACAGGTTTCCCTAAAGAAAGCTAAGGATGAAGCTCAGCTTGGTAAGATATATGGTTTTTTAAAGGATAAATACGGATTACTATCTAATGATGATGTAAAATCATTGGCATTAGAGGGTGTACATCTAAATGAGGGGTTATCTGACTTCTTTTCTAGAGGTATGAGCTTTATAAAGGGTATTGGTACTAAATTAATTGAAAAAATAGGTAAAATCGGTAAGTTACTTAGTGGTTTGTTCAAAAAAATTGAAAAAGGATTTCAAAAATCACCAAAATCAGAAGTTAAGAAGCTAGAGAAAGAACTAATCAGAGCAGGATTGCACGAAGGTGTACTGAACGAAGCTAAAAAACCATCAATATATGATTCATTCGATGATATCGCCAAAAATCAGATATTATTGGATAAGTTGTTAAACAACACCAACTCAAAGCTTACAGAGTTGAACAAAGCAGCTATGAAAAATCCAGCATTTCATTATGATGGGTTCTCTAAGATTAGTGTAAAAGCACCTACATCAAAAGATAAGGTAGCTAAACTACTTACCAACTTCCAATCTGCCATTGTTATCAAAAATATGTTGGGTGATTTATCTGGTGATGCAAAAACCCTATATACTCAGATGGTTGAGCTGGAAAAAGAAATGATATATGGTAAAACCAAACTACCAATCTACAAAGTTTATGGTTTGAGTAAAGATGGTGGTGGTACTGCATACGAACAATATCCTGGCTCTGAAGAGTTCGTTCAAGAAAAGATTGCTGGTGATTTAAGTGATACTGTGGTATTCTACTTAAACACAACAAAGCAAGATGGGTACTTTACTATGAGTGGGTATGGTTTGAATGGCATATCATCAACTACTGGTGAATTAAAGTACTCTAAATTTAGAATGGGAACAAACGATAGTGGTAGATACAGCTATACATTCGAAGGTACTAAGCAAGTTCCTCTTGGTAAGGTATTAAATGCTTTAAGAAGTAAAGGTTAATGGGGAGAATGAGTGAGAACGCAATTATTATGTACGTTTACTACAGAGACTGATTTCGAAGAACTTTTAAATCAAATTTTCGATACGTGTGAGTTGTTTAGTAGAAAAATATTTATTTTAAAGTTAGAACCATCCAAAGAATTGGTGGTTAGTTACAATATAGTACCAAACAGAGATAACAGATTTTTACCAAATAGCATTATGGTACACCGAAAAAAAGAATCAAATACAATGTATACGATTAACTCGCTAAATAGGTTAATCAAAGAGTTAAATAGTGGTGTGATTGATAAATCATATCAAGTAAATTGGCAAGATTACCGAAACTCTATGATTCTAACCGATGGTGATGGGTATAAGATTATGAAAACAAAGTTATTTAGAATAGTTGATGTAAAATGAGTACGACAATTGTAAACGCTACCACAGAAGGTGGTAGAACAGATGTAGGTGGTGGTCCTATTTGGATTGGGAATCTTTTATTTTATTTAGATGCTGGAAATCCCTTTGGTGGGCCTCAAGCTGGAGAAGGTAGTAGCGTCATTAACAACATTGCACCCAAAAGGAGTGCAAATAGATTCCGCCAAACATCAACACTCGATAACAATGCACAGGTTTTGAATAATTACTTCAACTTTGATGGTGTAAATGATAGAATCGATATGGAAGCTGAATTCACTATGGATTCTGCGGGTGCTACTTTGATGTGGTGGATGGCACCACATAGTGCAACTACAAACTATAATATCGTTGGAAATGGTGAAAATGGTGGAGTTCTTCAAAATATAGAGTTCAGACAAACTTTCTTTTATGCTGAAACCAATAACAATTGTGGGTACTATCACTCACCATCTTTTGACCAATGGAATGATAATGAGTGGCATCACGTCGCTGTAACGTTTAATTCAAATCAAGAAGCAAATTGGTATATAGATGGGGCTGCCATTGGTGAAGCAACTACTTATGGTCAAGTGAACTGTACTGCTACAACATTATCAAATTTAGGTGGTTATGATGCTACAATGAGATATTGGGGTTCAGGCGGGTATAGCTCAGATTATAAGGGAAATTTGAACCAAATGATGTTTTATGATACAGAACTTACGCTTTTTCAAATAAGCACAAATTACCGAACTCAGAAGTATCGTTATTCTTAACTTTTCTATATTTATACTTGGAAATTAGAAATAATTTTCGTATATTGTAACCATATCAACACATGGGATTAAATAGTGGTGTTGAAAATAAAAAGTGAAATATAATTTGGAAGTTTGAAGAAACTTTCGTATATTTGTAAAATAAATGTTTAACTAATTAAAAAATGGAGTAATTATGGCAATTGATTTAAACGCTATCCGAAACCGTTTGGACAGTCTACAAACGAAAACTACAAAGACTGATAATTTATGGAAGCCCAAACCAGGCAAGCAGCAGGTAAGAATCGTACCTTATGTACACAATCCATCAAATCCTTTTATTGAACTATTTTTCCACTACAACTTTGGTGGTAAAAATATTCTATCACCACAAACACATGGTGAGGCAGACCCACTTATGGAGTTCGCTGACCAATTGAAATCAACTGGTGATAGAAACGATTGGAATCTTTCAAAACAACTTACTCCTAAAATGAGAACGTATGTTCCCGTTATTGTAAGAGGTGAAGAATCTGAAGGTGTTAAATTTTGGGGATTCGGTAAGACTGTGTATCAGGAGTTGCTGGCATTCTTTGCTGATCCTGACTATGGTGATTTGACCGACCCGACCAATGGTAGGGATGTAACTGTTGAGTTCAAAACCGCTAAAGAGTTAGGTAAGAACTATCCTGAAACTTACATCAGAGTTAAACCAAACCAAACAGCCATCACAGAAGATAAGAATGTTTTGGAATTGGTTAAAGACCAGATTGAACTTCCAGGTATGTTTAAAAAATACTCCTACGATGAGATGAAAGGTTTGTTGGAGAAGTGGTTGGAAACTGGACAGGTAGCAGATTCTTCAGAAGAAGAAGAAACTCAACCAACGCAAACTACTCAAAGTGATGAACCAACTGCAGTATCAAATGCAACTACTGCTGATGTGAAAGACGCATTCGAAGATTTATTTAATAGCTAATAAGTTAGGATATGTCCAAAACGAATCGTGATGAATTGTCCTCAATTCTCGCAGATAATCTTAACAAAAAGTTCAAAGGACAATCGAAAGTAGCTTACTTTCTTGATGGCTCCGAACAGACACCCACCGACCTTACTGAGTGGGTGTCTACCGGAGATGATATGCTAGATTTAGCAATATCAAATCGACCAAATGGTGGATTTCCTGTAGGACGCATTGTTGAGGTAACTGGGCTTGAGGCAAGTGGTAAATCTCTACTATCAGCACATACATTGGCTAACACTCAAAAGAAGGGTGGTTTGGCGGTGTATATTGATACAGAGAACGCAATCAATCAAGAATTCTTAGAAGCATTGGGTGTTGATACTCAAAAGCTACTTTACGTTCCATTGGAAACTGTAGAGGATATCTTTGATGCAATGGATTCTATCATTGAATCTATTCGTAAATCAGATAAGAATAGGTTGGTAACAATCGTAGTTGATTCAGTTGCAGCTGCAACTACAAAGGTGGAGCTATCAGCAGATTATGACCAGGCGGGTTACGCAACCCAAAAGGCAATCATTATCTCTAAAGCAATGAGAAAGATTACAAATCTTATTGGTAGAGAACGTATCTTAGTAGTATTCACCAATCAGTTACGTGTTAGAATGGGGGTATCGTTTGGTGACCCATATACAACATCGGGTGGTAAAGCATTGGGTTTCCACGCATCGTGTAGATTGAGAATGAAGCAGATGGGTAAACTTAATTCCAAAGTTGGTGGTGTGGACCAGACAGTTGGTATCAAAACCAGAGTTCAGGTCATTAAGAACCGAATGGGACCGCCATTGAGAGCAGTTGATTTTGAAATCTACTTTGATAGGGGTATTGATAGATATGGTTCGTGGTTGAATACTATGAAAACATATAAGTTGGTACAGACTAGTGGAGCTTGGTATACTTGGGTTGATGAATCAACTGGAGAAGAGATTAAATTCCAAGCTAAGAATTTCACTAAACTCTTAGAAGATAGACCAGAGGTAAAGGAACAAATGTATAACCAAATCTGTGATGCATATATCTTAGGATACAAAGAAGCATCTGAAGCAGCAAATACAGATTCAACACAACTTGATGAAGGACACGAAATCTAACTACAGAGAAATGCTAAATAGCTTATCTAATACATCAAGTGGTGATGTTAACGATAAGGTTATGATTGTAGATGGATTGAATTTGTTCATCAGATGTTTTGGAGCAGTTCCAACTCTGAATGATGATGGAGAGCATGTCGGAGGGGTAACAGGTTGTCTGTTATCCCTCGGCGCTCTTATTCGTAAAAACAAACCAACGAGAGTTTTGGTGGTGTTTGATGGTAAGGGTGGTTCGCATCGTAGAAAAAAGATGTATAAGGGATACAAAGAAGGTAGGACTGGATTAACAAAGGTAAATAGATTGGTTGGGTATGAAGATTTAGAAGACCAAGCAGAATCTATGAAAAAGAACTTTAATATGTTAATCAAATACTTAGAGTTCTTACCCGTTGATTTGTGTTACATTGATTACATCGAAGCAGATGATATTATGGCCTATGCCGCCAGACATATATTTAAAAAAGAAGTTATGATAATTTCCTCTGATAAAGATTTCTTACAATTGGTGGATGATAGAATATCAGTATATCTACCAACTAAAAAGAAACTTATGCACAAAGAGGATGTAAAAGAGTTATATGGAGTTCCATCAAAGAACTTAGTATATTATAGAATTTTTGATGGTGATAAATCCGATAATATTCCTGGCGTAAGGGGCATCGGACCAAAAACACTAATAAACAAATTAGATTTCCTTCAATCGGATGGATTAACATTAGATACCTTATTTGAAAGGGTATCTCAATTGGATGATGAAAAACTGAAAAACAAAATATTGGAACATACCGATACTTTGAAATTAAATTACGATTTAATGCAGTTATCAGAACCAATAATGGGTTCAGCGATTACATCAAATGTACGAAATATCATTGATACACCAATCAACGGGTTAAATTCTTTTGGATTCAAAAAAGAGTTTATGGTTGATAAACTTTACACTGCGTTTAAGAATGTAGAAACGTGGTTGGTAAATACTTGGGGTGATTTGGATAGGTATTCAAAACAAACCAAAAAATAATTTGGTAAATACAATAATAATTCGTATATTTAATCTATGGATAAACTTGGAAATAAGTTTGGAACAAGCTTTCAGATAAAGATTATATCAGCACTATTATCCGATAGGATATTTTTACAAACGGTGTACGATATACTCAAACCTGAGATGTTCGATTCTGAGGCAAATGAGTGGCTTGTAACCAAAACGTTATCACACTTTGATGTATACTCAACGTTACCAACATTAGATGTATTTAAAAACGAAGTAGATAGGGTTGAGAGGGATGTTCTTAAACAATCTATCGTAGATAACCTAAAGCAAGTTTGGAATCAATTAGAATCTGATGATTTAAATTACGTTAAAGAGCAAACCTTAGAGTTCTGTAAGAATCAAACATTTAAGAGTGCTATCTTAGAATCGGTTGGACTGTTAGAAGAAGGGAAGTTTGATGTAATAAAATCTAAGATTGATTCCGCTATGAAAGCGGGGCAGGATACCGATATTGGACACGAATATAAGGAGAATATCATTGAAAGGTATGAATCTACAGTTAGAGATGTAATCTCTTGTGGATGGGATGTGATTGATGAATTGGTAGATGGTGGGTTTGGTAAAGGTGAACTTATTATGTTCGCAGCACCACCGGGTATTGGTAAATCTTGGGCATTGGTAAATGTTGGAATGGCTGCTGCTAAAAAAGGTAAGACTGTAGTTCACTACACATTGGAGTTGAATGAGGGATACGTGGGTCAGAGATACGATGCAGTATTAACTGGAACTGCTGTACCTAACCTTAAATTTAATATCGATGATGTACGAACTCAAGTGGAAGGGCTGAGTGGTGATATCATTGTGAAACATTGGCCTACTAAATCTGCTGGATTGAATACTATGAGAGCATCATTAGATAAACTGAAGTTGCAAGGTAAGAATCCTGATGTGATTATAGTAGATTACGCTGATTTGTTAAAGGGTAATAGTAGAAAAGAACGACACGAAGAGTTAGAAGAGATTGTAGAGGGATTGAGAGGCATCGCGGGTGAATATGAAGTTCCATTATTTACAGCATCTCAAATCAATCGTAGTGGTGCTAATGATGATGTTATTACTGGTACTTCTATAGCTGGCTCATTCTCAAAATTGATGACTGCAGATTTTGTAGTTTCATTGAGTAGAAAAATTGAGGATAAGTTAGCTGGAACAGGCAGATGGCACGTTATCAAAAACCGATTTGGACCAGATGGTATGACTTTACCTTCAAAAGCTAATATGAGTAATGGTAGAATCAATATATATTCCGATGATTCCATTGATGGTAAACAAGCACAAAGTGATATGTCAAAGGGGGAGAGTTTGGTAAGAAAGAATTTGTTACAAAAATATAATGATATGAAGGGGGATATTGACTTCTAACCACTATATATTATCACCCAAATTAACAAAACAACATCAGAATAGAAAGACGGAATATGGCACAATTATTTACAGAAAGAATCGCATTTAAACCATTTGAATACCCAACCTACTACACCGAAGGGTGGTTGAAACAAGCACAAGCATTTTGGTTACATACAGAAATCCCAATGCAGGGTGATTTAAAAGATTGGAATGAAAATCTAAATGAATCAGAAAAGAACTTGGTTGGTAATATCCTATTGGGGTTTGCACAAACTGAATGTGCCGTATCTGATTATTGGACAACAATGGTGACCAAATGGTTTCCTAAGCATGAAATCAAACAAATGGCGATGATGTTTGGTTCACAAGAAACAATACACGCCACAGCTTACTCATATCTAAACGAATCATTGGGTTTAGAAGATTTTGAGGCTTTCCTACACGAACCTGCAATTGCAGAAAAATTTGAATTCCTAACCGCTACTTCGGCAGATTGGACTCACGAGGATTTACAGAAAAATCCTATTGCGAGAAAAGAAGTAGCCCGTTCATTAGCGATATTCTCAGCATTTGCAGAAGGTGTATCTCTATATAGTAGTTTTGCAGTCCTGTATTCCTTTCAGATGAGAAATCTTCTGAAAGGAATCGGGCAGCAAATGAAATGGAGTGTAAGAGATGAATCGTTACATTCCAAAATGGGGTGTGAATTATTCAGAGAAATGTGTAATGAATATCCTGAACTTCACAGTGAAGTTAAAGATGATGTTCATCAGGCAGCAACATATATGGTAGAAATGGAACATAAGTTCATTGATATGATATTTGAAATGGGTGATTTAGAGAATCTCAAATCTAAAGACCTAAAAAACTTTATCTCAAAGCGGGGAAATGAAAAGTTAAAAGAATTGGGATACGATACAACCTTTGAGTACAACAAAAAATCAGCAGAAGAGTTAGATTGGTTCTATCATCTTACTGGTGGTACTACACATACTGACTTCTTCGCAGTAAGACCTACTGATTACTCTAAGGCGAATGAAGGTGAAGATTTTAATGATATTTGGTAAAAGTTATGAAGAATTATGGTGAAGAATTAGGTTGGGAAATCGGAGTAGATTTTCCCGATTGGGCGAATACGGAGATTTATGTTAAAACAATTTCAAAAGGATATCTTCTATCTGGCGAAACGCCTAAAGATGCTTATTGGAGGGTTTCAACAGCGGTCGCTAGAAGATTGGGTAGACCTCAGCTTGCTAGTAAGTTTTTTGATTATATTTGGCGTGGGTGGCTTAATTTGGCTACTCCTGTACTTTCTAATACGGGTACTGATAGGGGGTTGCCGATATCTTGCTTCGGAATTGATGTCGGTGATTCGATTCAAGAGATAGGTAGTAAGAATTTAGAAATGATGCTATTGGCTAAGCACGGCGGTGGTGTTGGTATTGGTATCAACCAAATCAGACCGGCTGGTAGTAGAATCACTCAGAATGGTACATCCGATGGGGTTGTTCCATTCACTAAAATCTACGATTCAACAATCCTTGCTACAAATCAAGGTTCAGTTCGTAGGGGGGCTGCATCGGTTAATCTAAACATTGAGCATGATGATTTTGATGAGTGGATTGAGATTCGTGAACCAAAGGGAGATGTAAACCGACAGTGTTTGAACCTACATCAATGTGTGGTAGTGGGTGATAAGTTTATGAGAAGGCTCGAAGAGGGTGATGGAGAAGCAAGACGTAGATGGGGTAAGGTACTTCAGAAGAGAAAAGCAACTGGAGAACCATATGTTATGTACAAAGGTAATGTGAATAAACAAAATCCTGAAGCATACAAACAGAATGGGTTGAAGGTGTTTATGACTAATATTTGTTCAGAAATCACACTTCATACAGATGAATCACATTCGTTCGTATGTTGCCTATCATCGCTGAACCTATCAAAATATGATGAGTGGAAGAATACCGACCTCATCTACACAGCAACTTGGTTTTTGGATGGTGTACTCGAAGAGTTCATTCAGAGAGCAAAGAATATGAGAGGATTTGAGAACTCAGTTCGTTCAGCAGAGAAAGGTAGAGCACTTGGATTGGGTACATTGGGATGGCACACATATCTACAAAAGAATGGTATCCCATTCGATTCTCTAACTGCTCAGTTTGAAACTCGTAAGATATTCTCACAAATGAAGATTGAATCTGAGAGAGCGAGTAGAGATTTGGCTGAAGAGTATGGTGAACCACTATGGTGTGTTGGAACTGGATTCAGAAACACTCACCTACGTGCCGTAGCACCAACTGTATCAAACTCTAAGTTAGCGGGTAATGTATCACCAGGCATTGAACCTTGGGCAGCAAACGTATTCACCGAACAGACAGCTAAAGGTACTTTCATCAGAAAGAACAAAGAGTTGGAGCGGGTTTTGAGAAAAGTAGGTATCAACAACAAAGAAACTTGGGATAAGATTCTATCCGATGGTGGTTCAATACAAGATATCGAAGCATTGGATGGTTGGGTATATTGTGATGGTAGAGTGATGAAAGAATCAGAATGTAGTACTGATAGGGATATTGATAAAGTAAAGAATGTTTTCAAAACGTTCAAAGAAATCAATCAGTTAGAGTTGGTAAGGCAAGCTGGAGTAAGACAGCAATACATCGACCAATCAGTATCACTTAATCTAGCATTCCCATCTGAGGCAACACCTAAGTGGTTGAATCAGGTACATATGGAAGCATGGAAGCAGGGTGTTAAAACACTATACTACACCAGAACCGAATCGGTGTTGAGAGGGGATATCGCAGCACAGGCGATGGATCCTGACTGTTTGTCGTGTGATGGATAATAAATTAATCGGAGTAACAAAATGAAGTATTTGTATTTTTCAGCACAATGGTGCGGCCCTTGTAAAAGCTTGGGGCCAATTATGAACGAAGTATCAACACATATACCCGTTCAAAAAATAGATGTAGATAAAGACTACGAAATGGCACAAAAGTATGGTGTCAGAAATGTCCCAACGGTTGTGTTGGTCAATGGTGATTCAGAAATCACTCGTATTATAGGTTCACATTCAAAGCAAAGATATTTGGATGCTATCAAATAATTTTGTATATTAGTAGTTATGAAAGAAGTATTAAATAAACTAAAAGAGTTTCACTCAACGTATGGGCACCCAATCGAATTAGAGCCCACAGCTCAAACAGAAGAAATGGCTGAGTTGAGATACAAATTGGCAAAAGAAGAGTTAGATGAGTATTTGGAGGCAAATCAAAACGATGACCCTATTGAAATAGCAGATGCACTAGCTGACCAGTTGTATATTTTGTTGGGAACAATGTTGGTTCACGGAATGCATGATGTTATCGAAGATGTGTTCAATGAAGTACATCGTTCCAATATGTCAAAGTTAGGTGAAGATGGTAACCCCATCTATCGTGATGACGGTAAGGTTATGAAAGGACCAAACTACACTAAACCAGAATTGGGTAGTATTATATCAAACGTTTGGAAAGAGAAACGAGCTCAGTTAAACATTCCGTTTAATGAGGAAGTTTAGGATGGCCCTAAGAGGAGAATCCCACCCGGCACATAAACTTACTGAGGAGCAAGTAAACACTATCAGAAAACTATGGAAGATTGGGCATAGGAATGTTAGGGTTTTAGCAAGAAATCATAGCGTATCACCTGCGAATATTCGTAGAATTGTTAGGAATGAAACTTGGACACATTTGTTAGTGGGTGAGTTTGATAAATACCAATAATGAAGGAAGAGGGAAAGAACTATTGTGATGTATCAAAATTATCAATCCGACCGATTTCTAAATCGGTAGCAAAGGGTATCATTATCAACAATCATTATAGTGGGTTGTGGACAAAGGTATCATACGCATTGGGTTTGTTCGTTGAGGATGGTTCACATCAGTTTTTTGATTCTACAGATAAGTTGATTGGGGTTGCGTGTTATGGCGACCCCATTGGTAGATTGACTGGGCAATCCATATCGGAAACGTTAGATAGGACTGAGGTTTTAGAATTAGTTCGATTGTTCGTTTTTGATGGGTATGGTTCAAATATCGAAAGTTGGTTCTTATCACAAACATTTGATTGGCTGAGAACAAACGTTTCAAAGATAAAAGCACTCATATCCTACTCAGACCCAAAAGAAGGGCACGCTGGGACAATCTATCAAGCAACAAATTGGATTTATCAAGGTAACAAACTTAGATTCAATGATAGTTGGAGTTTTAAGTTTGAAGAAGATGGAAGATGGATACATGGTAAAACCATATTTCCACAATACAGAACAAACGACCCTAAGAAGATACAAGAGCAGGTAAATAAACCTTTTTGGATTCGAAAAGAACCAAGAAAACATAGATACGTTTACATATTAGCTAGGGGCGGTGAGCGTAGGAAACTACTGAAGAATTTGAAACACCCAACATTTCCATATCCAAAGGGAAGTGAAGATGTTGAGATGGAAGTACATAAATTACAACCAATTGAAAGAAACGGATAAAATATATTGTGATGTATCCAAAGTGCATATAGCACCAATCGCCAAATCGATTGCTAAGGATATCATCGTAAAGAAACACTACACTCACGCGTGGACTGCGTGTAGATATGCATTGGGCATCTACTATAAAACTGATGGTGATTCATTTCAGTTTGGAGATGATAAACTCATTGGTTGCGCAATATATGGATTCCCAGTTGGAGCAAGAGCAGCAACCTCTGTATGTGAGGGATTAACTAAGGATAACGCATTGGAGTTGACCAGATTGTACATCGATGATGGGTATGGTTCGAATATCGAATCATATGCGATGGGACAAACATTCAAATGGTTGAAAGAAAACGATAAGAACATTAAGTTGTTGATATCGTATGCCGATGCGGGACAGGAACACTTAGGTAAGATTTATCAGGCAACTAATTGGATTTATCAAGGGTTATCAACCGACATCGCACTAATGCCAAACTATGGTATCTCACTAACGAAAGACCCGTACAATTGGATTCATAGTAGAACGGTATATTCACTTTGGGGTAGTTCAAATTTAGACCACCTTAAAAACGAAATTGGTAAAGAGGGGCATAGTGAATTTTGGAGGAGAATGGAGCCACCAAAACACAGATACATCCAACTATTACCACAAAACAAAAAAGAGAAGAAAGATTTGATTAAACGGTTGAAGCATGAAATCAAACCATATCCAAAGAATACGGATGATTTTAATACAGAGGTTGTGAATCATAAAACAACTTATGTAGCTGAGAGTACCGAAAGTTTTTGGTGATGAATAAAGTGTTAGTTCTAAATTCAGATTACACCCCATTGAACGTAACAAATATGCGGCGTGGATTCATTCTTGTGATGAAAGGCAAGGCTGAAATTGTAAAAGAGGATGTGAACAAAATTGTAACTACGATTGGAGAGTTCGCTAAACCAATAATCATACGATTACTCAATTATATCGGATATCGGAATATGGGTATAAAGGTAAATCGTAAACGGATTATGAAGCGTGATGGTTTTGAGTGTGGATATTGTGGTTCGAAAAAGAATCTTACAATCGACCATATCATTCCTAAATCTCGTGGTGGTGGTAACACTTGGGATAATTTGGTGACTTGTTGTAGTAGATGTAACACAATCAAAGATGATAGGACTCCCAAAGAAGCAGATATGGTATTGAGAGTTAAACCACATCAACCATCTATATTTTCATCGGTAATTTCAGATGAAGTGGAAACTGAGTGGATTTTGTACAAAAAAAGTTTCCAATAAATTTGGTAGATTGAAAAACATTCCTTATATTAGTAGTATAAGAGATAAAATGTATGTACCCGTATGAACTTTTGGGATAGTGTAGATTATAACAATGCTAGAAAGGTGTTGGTGATACCTAATATCACTAACTCTTCTAATATTGAAAAAGATTCGTTTATTGATGTGATACATAATCATATCAAAGGACTGGAGAAGTATGGTGAGTACTATTGGCATGTTTTAGTACCAACTGGAAATGTTACGAAGAAACTAAACTTACCAAATGTGAAACAACATCAGATTGATATTCCAGGTGATATGATGAACCAACGTTCGTTCCCATCTGATAAGTTGATGAAACTTCTAAAGGATATCGATTATGATGTAATCTATTCACACCTGCCCGATTGGCCTCAAGTCGGTAGATACAAAAACGATATCAACACTAAAATAGTTGGGTATTGCCATTGGTGGGAAATGAAGTCCTGTAATGGTGTAGACCGTAGACCTGGTAAAGCAAAGTGGTTGTGGTTACCCATCGAACTATTAGGTATATCTCAGATGGAAACCTGTTACTTAAATACACAAGACCAGAAGAATAGGGTGTTGGAAGAGGCGAGAGAAACATTCAATGAAGAGTTTGTTCAGAAGTTGGATGATATTCTCACTGTTTGGAACTTAGGATTGGAAGAATCCAAAATAGTATCCGAACCAAAATCAGAAAAGGAAAAGGTGATTGTATTCAACCACCGAGCAGCTGCATACAAGGGGTATCCTAAGTTTATGGAGTTGATGGAAGAATATCGTAAACAGCGACAGGATTTCAAAGTTTGGATTCCGCAATTAAATGGTAAACCACCATATGGGTGGGTAGATACTACCAAAGTACCAAAGCATGAGTACTATAAGAGATTGCAGGATTGTACCGTCGGTGTACAGATGAGGCAAACGAATTATGGTTGGAGCGTGAGTGGTACTGATTGTATGATGAATGGAACTCCAATGATTTGGCAGGAATCCGATTGTTATCACGAAATCGACCCGAATGGTATGTTCTTCAAATACAAAAAAGAATTCTTTGAGTATTTGGATAAGATGTTAGATGATGAACCATTCCGAAAAGAGCAAGAGTTAAAATCAGTAGAGAGGGCAAACGAGCTATCTAAGAATGAGGGTAAAATGCTTGGAGAACTACACAAAAAGTTGTATATTTAAGGTATGTATCAAAACGCTTATTACGAAAAAGAGGGTGGTATCATCCATTGCTGGGATGATGAAAAAGGTTACTTTACCAAAAAGTATCGTAACTATGGTTATGTTAGAGATGGTAATGGTTCTTACGAATCAATCTATGGGGAACGGTTGAAGAAGATTAACTTTTGGAAAAACGAAGATAATCTAAAACTTTATGAATCGGATGTAAATGAAATGACCCGTTTCTTAATCGATGAATATGGTGATTCAGACGAGGTATCCACTGGTCATACTGTACTAACCTTTGATATTGAGGTAGAGATGAATAGTGGACTGCCCGATACAGATAAAGCAGAGAATACTATGACTTCTGTAGCATTCCACGATTCAGCAACAAACGATTATTATGCTTATGTACTAAGTGAGGGTGAAGAGATAAACAAAACTATCAAAGGGGCTAAAGTCCGTTCCTTTCGTAGTGAAGAAGATATGTTGATAGCATTTGTAAATGCTTGGGAAGAGATTTCACCGACTATCATTACGGGATGGAACATTGACTTCTTTGATGTTACATATTTGTACAATCGATTAAAGCGGGTACTTGGGACATCAACAGCAAATAGGCTATCCCCAATCAGAAAAGTACATTGGAACAAATATCGTAAACGTTACATCATCGCAGGTGTATCTGCATTGGATTACATCGCATTATTTAAGAACTTTACATATACGGAATATCCCAACTATCGCTTGGATACTATCGCTAAATTAGAATTAGGTAGAGGGAAGATTGAGTACGAAGGAAACTTAGACCAATTATTCAGAGATGATATTGAGAAGTTTGTTGAATATAACTTAGTTGATGTTGAGTTGGTGGTAGATATGGATAAGAAACTACAATTCATCGATTTGGCTAGAGCAATATGCCATGCGGGTCATGTGTTCTATGAAGATTTCTTATTCTCATCGAAATGGTTAGAGGGAGCAATTCTCACATTCCTTAGACGGAGTGGTAGGGTAGCTCCGAACAAACCACAGCGGATGTTTAAAAATGCTGATGGTTCTGATGGGGAAGGTAAGTTTATAGGTGCATATGTAAAACAACCAAAGCCCGGCCTTTACAAATGGGTATACGATTTGGATTTAACATCACTATACCCATCAATCATTATGAGTATCAATATCTCACCTGAAACTAAGATTGGTAAGGTGAAGAACTACTCCGCTGAAGAATCTATGAAGGGAAATATTGAATCATATTCTATTATAGATAATAATGGTAGTGAATCAAAGCCCGTATCAAAAGAACACTTTACCAACTTTATTGAACAACAAAAGCTATCAATAGCATCAAATGGTGTGTTGTATTCACAGAATAGGGTTGGTATCATACCTGAGATTCTTAACGTGTGGTTTGATAAGAGAGTAGAGTACAAAGACCTGATGAAAAAATATGGTAAAGAGGGTAATGATGAACTTTATAAGTTCTACTCTCAGCGCCAGTTGGTACAAAAAATTATGTTGAATTCCCTTTACGGAGTATTGGGATTACCATCATTCAGATTCTACGATGTTGATAACGCAGAAGCAGTAACACTTACAGGTCAGACTGTAATTAAAACAACTGAGATGATTGCCAATCAATACTATAGTAAGAACATTGGTGAAACAAAAGATTACAACATCTATGTTGATACTGATTCTGTATTCTATGAAGCAGCACCATTGGTAAAGGCTAGGAATCCTAATATTGATGTAACATCTGATAAAGAAATGATTCCAGCTATTCTATCAGTTGCTAAAGAGGTTGAGGACCATATCAATAAAGTATATGATTCAATGGCATTGAAAATGTTCAATATTAATTCACATAGATTTGATATTAAGCAAGAAACTATCGCTAAGGGTGGGTTTTGGGTATCTAAGAAAAGATACGCTCAATGGATTATCAACGATAACACTGTAGATTGTGATAAGTTGGATGTGAAAGGATTGGATGTGAAACGTTCATCATTCCCAACTTACTTCAAAGAAGTGATGAGTACTGTGTTGATGGATATCCTAAAGGATGAGAACAAAGATAAAATTGATGAGTATATTCTTAGGAAGAAAGATGAGATGAAAACTACCAACTTTATCGATATAGCAAAGAATTCAGCAGTTAAAGGTATGAGTAAGTATACATTTAAGAATCAAGCACTGGGTGAGTTTATGAAAGGAACACCAGCGCATGTTAAAGCAGCACTTACTTACAATCAACTATTGAAATATTATAATGCAGCATTTAAATTTGAACCAATGAAAGATGGTGATAAGATTAAGTGGGTGTATTTGAAACCTAATCCATTAGGATTAGACTCCGTTGGGTTGACGGGATATAACGACCCGAAAGAGATTTTGGATTTGGTAGAACAGCATATAGATTATGAGCTAATTTGGACAAAAGAATTAGAGAATAAGTTAGATGATTTCTACAAAGCAATGGGGTGGGAAAAGCCAAATCCGAATCTAGCAAAAGCATCACAATTTTTTGGATTTTAATTTGGATATTCCAAAATAAATTCGTATATTTAAGACCAATAAACAATAAATAATTAATTTCATATGAAAAAAGCAAGTATTGAAAGTTTCATTAACCGATACAATCTCGGTGGTGAAGTAGAATCGGTAAAGATTACATCTACTGATTCGGAGATGAAGGTAAGTTTTATCTCAGATGATAAAACTTTGTTAGGAGAGGTAACCTCTAAAGAGGGTGATTTTCCCAATGGTGAGTTTGGTGTTTACACAACTTCTCAGTTAAAAGCACTTTTGGGTGTATTAGAATCTAATGTGGAGGTTGACTCTACTGAATCTTACATCAAGTTTTCAGATAAGGGTACATCGGTTAATTATATGCTGGCAGACCTTTCTGTGATTCCAGTTGTTCCTGATTTGAAGCAAGTACCACCTTTCAACTCAGAAGTTACTTTGAACGATGAGTTTACATCTAAGTTTATCAAATCAAAAGGAGCGCTGAGTGAATCAGATACATTTACATTTAGTTGTATTGGTGATAAGGGTGAGGTTGTTTTAGGATATTCCACAATTAACACTAACCGAATCTCAATCTCAGTAGAATGTAAGTGTGATGGGGATGTACAACCAATCTCATTTTCAGCTAAGTATCTGAAAGAAATCCTAAATGCTAACAGAGCCTCTAAATCTGCTACATTAAAAATTTCATCGCAGGGGCTTTCTTACATTGAATTTGAAACAGATACCATCACATCAAAATACTATTTGGTAGAGATTAAATAATGAGTATGAACTTTTGGGATACAGAACCAGCTAAACCAATCTTTGACTTTGAAACTCAAAAGAGGGAGTTAATCGAAAATATGGATTATCTATCTTCGATGACAGTTGAAGAACAAACACTTTACAAAAAGTGGGTTGAGTTACAAGAGCCCTCTATGATTAGGGATAAATCGCACATTGCGGAACTATACCCAACACAGTGGGCTCCGGCTGATATTAACAATTTGGAACAAACCATTTCGGAGATTGAAGCGTTAGAACCTTATGTTGAGATTGTAGAAGATGCTAAGGATTCTACTAAATGGGCATATCTCAGAAGGATGATTCATACAATGGGGTTTACCGCCAATCCTGGTCGAAACGTTAAGATTAATGTTAAAGATAGGGTTACTGGAAAGCTTTTAGGGCAGATATCACTAGCATCTGATGTAACCTCTATGAAGGTTAGAGATGACTATATTGGGTGGAGTAAAGATAATAAGTTCGTAGATAAAAAACTCAACCATACTACAATAGCATCTACAATTGTGTGTACTCAGCCACTTGGATTTAACTTCTTAGGTGGTAAGTTAGTTGCTATGATGACCACTGTGCCTGAAGTGAGGGAGTTTTGGAAAGATAAATATGGCCAGACCCTTATAGCAGTTGGGACTACATCTCTGTATGGAATTCACTCTCAGTACAATGGTATTCCTCACTTCAAAACATTAGGTGAATCGGCCGGAAAGATTTCAATAAAACCAGATGATAAGTACTACGAACCTTGGCATCAATGGATTAAAGAAAACAGAGCAGATTGGTACGAAACTGCAATTACGAATGAAAGAATCCGTAATGGTAAAAGTATGGGTGTAGCAAGTGGGCCTGTAAGTGGTATCAAACAAAAGATTCTTGGGCAGATATTCAAAGAATGTGGTATCAAACAATCAGATTATCATCATGGGTTTAAAAGAGGTGTATATCTCGCTATGATGTATGAGAATGGGCCGGAGTTCCTTAAAGGTGAAATTGGTGAAGATGAGCTAAAGATGAAGCAGAAGTTCGAAGAGGGTGTGGATTACATCAGTAGATGGTGGAAGAAAAAGGCAATAAAACGATACACCAAACTACACTCTGAAGGTAGATTGAAGCCAGAGCATTTGTTCTATATCGATGCGATTGGTATGAGTTGGGAAGATATGAAAAGTAAGTATTTGAAAGAAGTTGGTAGATAATGAATAACACAGAAAACACACTTTGGGTTGAGAAGTACAGACCCGATACATTGGAAGGGTATGTTGGAAACGAACATATCCTTGAGAAAGTAAAGATTTACATTGAGAATGAGGATGTACCTCACTTGCTACTCTATGGTGTGGCGGGTACTGGTAAGACTACCCTCGCTAAAATCATTACCAATCAGATTGATTGTGATGTGATGTACATCAACGCTTCGGATGAAAACAACGTAGATACAGTTAGGGATAAGATTAGAGGATTCGCATCATCGATGGGATTCCGTAAGTGGAAAGTGATTATTTTGGATGAGAGCGATTACCTAACTCCGAACGCACAGGCGGCACTTCGTAATCTAATGGAAACGTTCTCCAAAACAACACGATTCATTTTGACGTGTAACTATGTTGAAAAAATCATCGACCCAATTCAGAGTAGATGCCAAACGTTTGGTATTACACCACCATCTAAGAAAGAGGTGGCGCTGCGTTTGAAAGAGATTTTGGATTCTGAGAATGTATCATATGAGATGCAGGATTTAGCTATTTTGGTAAATAGTGGATATCCTGATATTCGTAGAGTTCTGAACGCAGGACAACGGCAGGTTATAAAGGGTGAATTGAAGATTGATAAAACATCAACGATTCAAGCGAATTATATGGATGAGGTATTGAATGTACTTAAATCTGATGGTAATGTAAAAGAGGTGTTCCTAAAGAGTAGGCAGATTATCGCAGATTCAAAAGTTAAGGACTTCACACCATTCTACAGATTTTTGTACGATAATGTAGATGATTTCGCAGCTGGAAAAGTGGGTAACACAATAATCAAAATTGCAGATGCTCAATACAAAGATGCATCAGTAGTGGATAAAGAAATCAACATCGTAGCGATGTTATTGGAAATTTTAATTGATATCAAAGGAAAATAATTATGGCAAAAGGAAAGGGAAAATCAAAAATAGTTGGAATGGGACAACCAACACAACAAGCACCACAAATGCAGTTAGACCCAACAAAGTTACCAACGGTACATTGTGAGAATTGTGATTCTATTTTTTGGGAAGAAGTGACAATGTTCAAAGAAGTTCCAGCGGTTCAATCACCGAATGGGCAGAAATCAATGTTACCAATTCCTGTAGTTAGATGTGCAGAGTGTGGGCATGTATCGGAAAAGTTTTTACCTAAAGAGTTATTACCTTAATGGCAAAAAAGAAAAGTGATAACACTGTAAAGGCTAAGAGTATCTTCCAACATCTTAGTGGTATAAAGGAGAAAAAAGATTCTTGGGAATCTCTATCTGAGATGGATAAGAAATCATTTACTCCATTTATCATAAATCGTTGGTTAAGTATGAACTTGGACTTACTACCTATCATAAATGTACTACAGAAGTACACAATCGGCTTGTTATCCGCCAGAGATGTATACAAAGTGTATTTGGATTTTCTACCAAAGCAAAAAACATTTGATAAGTACATCAAAGGTAAGAAAGATGGTAAGTACAACAAAGAGTTACTACAACACCTATCAACTTGGTATGGTGTATCACATAGAGAAGTAATTGATTATTTGGATATACTACCAAAGGATGAGGTGATTTCGATTCTAATGAAGTATGGTATGACCGATAAGGAAGCAAAAAAGTTATTGAAATGAGCGAAGTATTAAGAGAATCAAAAACCAAAGTAGTTCACAGAGGTGAGCGAGTGGTTACAACGAATAAAGAAGAAACTGCAGTACAATACTGCGAACGAATGTATCCTGATACCACAAATGAGTTCAAAGTTATTTTGGATGAGATGTATGATACATTCTGTAAGAAGCAACGTAACTATGGGCCAGGTAATATTTCGGTGGGAACTGATTTGAAAACCGATGATGATAAGAAGTTATCATTAACTGGGCTGTGGTTCAGAATCAACGATAAGGTTCAGCGATTGAAGCAATTGGTTGTATTAGGTCAACCAGATGAGGTTGGAGAATCAGTACAAGATACATATCAGGATTTGAGTGTATATGGTGTGATTGCTCAGATTGTTCAACGTGGAAAGTGGGCTAAATGAACTGGAATGAATATTTCAGAGGTATAGCACACCAAGTAAAACTAAAATCAAAGGATGAACGTACTCAGATAGGTGCTGTTATCGTTGGAACTGATAACGAAATCGTATCAACTGGGTACAATTCATTTCCCAGAGGTATTGTTGATTCTAAATCAGAAAGACAAGAAAGGCCTGAAAAATACTATTGGTTTGAGCACGCAGAACGAAACGCAATCTACAACGCAGCTAGAATTGGAGTATCCACGAAAGGTTGTAGAATGTATCTAACTTGTGGTATTCCGTGTTCTGATTGTGCTAGGGGTATTATAAACGCAGGTATCATCGAAATCTATTGTGAGCGAGAGGGTGGTGCAACGGGCAGTAAGTGGGATGAATCAGCTATCCGTTCAATGAAGATGTTCAATGAAACTGGAATAGAAATAAAATTCTATTAATTCAAAAAAATTAATCAAAATAGTTGGATATTCCAAATAATTTTCTTATATTAGTGTAGTGAAAGATAGTAAGATAAATAACGTATTTTCTCTTGGTATTAGAGAACCCAGTGATGGAGATGTTGGGGTATCATACTCCCAATACACAATGTATGCTAATTGCCCACATCAATGGAAGCTGAACTATATGGATGGTAACAGAACGTTTGACCCATCCATACATTTGGTGTTTGGTACAGCAATGCATGAAACACTACAAGAGTGGTTGGATATACTGTACAACAAATCACCCAAAGAAGCATCTGAGATAGATTTGGGTAAGATGTTGTATGAGTGTATGATTACCGAATATACAAAGATGCGTAAACAGACTGGTGTTGAATTTAGTTCACCATCTGAAATGGAGGAGTTCTTAGAAGATGGAATTGAGATTCTGAACTTTGTTACAAAGAATCGCTTGGATTACTTCAATACACGTCATATGAAACTTCTAGCCATTGAGTTACCAATCTACGCTAAAGCTATGGAATCTCATAATGTATATATGAGAGGGTTCTTAGATTTGGTGTTTGAGGATACATATGAGAATAAGATTCAGATTTGGGATATCAAAACATCAACAATGGGTTGGAATAAGTGGCAAAAAGCAGATAAAACCAAAACAGCTCAGTTGGTTCTGTACAAAAAATTCCTATCCGAACAATTTGGTTACCCAATTGATAACATCAGTACCAAATACTTCATCGTAAAGAGAAAGTTGCACGAAGGTATGATGTTTGCTCAAAAGAGGGTGCAAGAATTTGTACCTTCTAGTGGTAAACCCACACTAAATAAGATAACAAAAAGTTTTGAAGATTTCATCAGAAATTCATTCAACGAAGATGGTAGCTACCGAAAAGAATCTGAGTTCCCTGCTATGGCGGGTAAGAACAATAAGAATTGTAAGTGGTGTCCGTTCAAAAATGATTTTGAGAAATGTCCGAAAGAGAATAGACATAAAGTATGAAGAAGATTTTATTGATTGTACCATTTTTGGTTGCAGCTGGGATTTCCAATAATCGGTTCAATTTAGAACCGATTGTGGTATTACAACCAAAAGAAATAAAAGGTGATACACCTAACTCAGCTAAGTTAAAAACTATCACAAATTATGTTGATTGGACACCATTAATCCGAGCTATGATTCAAGTCGAAAGTCGAGGTAATGATTCGGCATATAACAAACGTGAGGAAGCTGTGGGATGTTTACAAATCAGACCAATTATGCTAAAAGAATGTAATCGTATTCTAACGCTGATTGGTGTTGATAAACAATACACATTAGATGATAGGTGGAATCGAACTAAATCAATTGAAATATTTTATGTAGTAAACAATCATCATCACAAAAATGGAACATATGAAGAAATCGCGAGGGCCTGGAATGGTGGTCCGAACTGGGCTAAAAAGGGCGGTACAAAAAGATATTGGAAAAAAGTACAAAAGCAACTCAAAAAACAATTTAAAGAAAATGAACGTAGCGGTGATAGGTTCTCCGAAGTATGAGAATGTTAGAAAGTTGCGAGAATTTCTGTTCACAATCAAAGAAAAGCTAGGAACTGAAATTAACATTATAAGTAGGGGTAATAAAGATGGTTGTGAAAAATATGTTCGTAAGTATACATTAGAGTTTGGGTTAAGATACACCGAATACAACGCAGCACATACGAACAGAAATCTATACAGTGGTATGAGTGATGAGTACTATGATAAACCATTTCATCCAACACAAACATTACATCAATATGATTGTATAGTAAAACACGCTGATAAATTATTCTACTTTGGTGGTATAAAAGCATCTGAGCAAAGACACTTCGAAAAATTGCTAAAACGGTATGGAAAGCGTGTTACATATATGGTTTAATTAAATCGATTTAGATACTTATTTAAAAGAAATAAAAGAGTTATGAGTAAACAAAGAAAAAAACCTCTGATACTTCTGTTATCAGATGATTTAAGATTACATAGTGGTATAGCTACTATGTCAAAACAGATAGTGCTAAATACAGCACATAAATATGATTGGTTGCAGGTTGGAGCAGCAGTTAAACATCCCGATGAAGGTAAGTTCTTCGATGTATCTGATTCTGTAAATGAAGAAGCGGGAATAGATAATGCGAGTGTTCGTATTATACCTCAGAGTGGATATGGTAATCAACAATTAATCAAACACCTAATTACTACTGAGAATCCAGATGCCATTCTACACTTTACCGACCCTCGTTTTTGGGGATGGTTGTATGCAATGGAAGATGAGATTCGTAGACACATCCCAATTTTTTACTACAACATTTGGGATGATTTGCCAGACCCAATGTGGAACGCACCATTCTATGGAAGTTGTGATTTGTTGATGGGTATCTCAAAACAAACATATGGTATCAACAAAAGAGTAATGGATAAGTATGGTATGCCTATGGACGATTGGCAAATCCAATATGTACCACATGGTGTTTCAGATAAGTTTAAACCAATCGCTAAAGATTCAGAAGAGTATCAGCATGTTTTAAAAATGAAATCTGATTTGGGCATTGTAGATAAGAAATTTGTGGTTCTGTATAATAACAGAAATATCAGACGTAAAAATCCTGGAGATGTGGTACTAGCATACAAAGAGTTTTGTGATACTCTAAGTGAAGATGAAGCAAAGGATGTAGTGCTACTATTCCATACATCAAAAGTAGACCCGAATGGTACTGACCTGCCTGAAGTGGTTAAGAATGTATGTCCTGATTATGATGTAGTATTCACTAATCAGCAATATTCTACTGAAGAACTTAATCATATTTACAACTTAGCAGATGTTACAATTAATATGGCATCAAATGAGGGATTTGGGTTGGCTACATGCGAATCCGCTAATGCTGGAACACCCATTATTGTAAACGTTACTGGTGGGATGCAAGACCAGTGTGGATTTACAATTGATGGTAAATACATTGAAGCAGATGAATATGTTAAAATTGGCTCTCTACATGATAAGAAGAAACTACCTCATAATTTAAGTTGGGGTAGTTGGGTAAACCCAATATGGCCAACGAATCGTTCACTGCAGGGTTCACCAGCAACACCATACATTTTCGATGATAGATGTTCTTTTGAAGATGCGGGTAAGGCAATACGGCAGTGGTATGATACTACTGAAGAACGTAGAATCGAATGCGGGTTGGAAGGTTCTGAGTGGATGAAATCAAAAGAAAGTGGTATGAGTTCTAAGGAGATGGGAACTCGATTTATTGATGCTATGGAAACAGCATTTAAAAAATGGCAACCTATAAATAAAGTAACATTATGGAAGATATAAAAAAGTTTTGTGTAGTTAGTTGTCCTATTTCAACCAGAAGTGGTTATGGGGCTCGTAGTAGAGATTTTGTAAGGGCTTTGATTAAATCGAAGCCGGACTGGGATATCCAAATCTTATCACAGAGATGGGGGCAGACTGCAATGGATGCGTTGGCACCAGGAATCGATGATGATTTGTTAAATAGAATCATTACAAAAAAAGAAGATAAAAAACCAAATGTTTGGATTCAGATTACTGTTCCAAATGAGTTTCAACCTGTAGGTGATTATAACATCGGTGTAACTGCTGGTGTTGAAACGACTATCATGCCTCCTGAGTGTTTAGAGGGTATGAATCGTATGGATAAGGTATTGGTATCATCTAACTTTACCAAAGAGGTTATTCAAAAGACTGTGTTTGATAAGAAGGATGAGAAAACAAACCAATCGGTCGGTCAGTTGAAATGTGAAACTCCCATTGAGGTACTATTTGAGGGTATTAATTTGGATATCTACAATAATAAGGCAGAGCGTGAACCAGCGATTGATGATGTTATGCGTGATGTATCGGAATCGTTTTGTTTCCTATTCGTTGGGCATTGGCTGCAAGGAGATTTTATGCAAGATAGAAAGAATGTATCAGGTCTAATATGGACATTCTTAAATGCGTTTAAGAACAAAACGAAACAACCAGCACTCATACTAAAAACCAGTAGGGGTAATACTTCTTTGGTGGATAGACATGAACTTAGAAAAATAATCCAACAGATAAAATCACAATGTGATTCAACCCGACTTCCTAATATATACCTACTACATTCTGATTTGACAGATGAGGAAATGAACGCTCTGTACAACCACCCGAAGGTAAAAGCACACGTATCATTTACTCGTGGTGAGGGATTTGGTAGACCGTTGTTGGAAGCTACCATTAGTGGTAAACCAATGGTTGTATCAGGATGGTCTGGTCAAACGGATTTTTTGAATCCTGAGTACGTTAATCTTATAAATGGTAAGCTAACACAGGTACACAAATCCGCATCGGATAAGAAGTTCCTTTTGAATGAAGCTTCTTGGTTTGAGATTGATTACAATATGGCGGGTAGTACTATGAAGGATATGGTTGATAACTATAAGAAGTACTTAGAGAAGTCCAGAAAGCATAGACAGTACACAAAAGATAGATTTACCTTTAACCATATGGTAGAACTATTGGGTACTCGACTTGAGGATGTAAACTCTAAACCACAAACTGTTGGATTAAAACTACCAAAGTTGAAGAAGAAAGAAGAACCGAAAAAAGTAGAACTACCTAAATTGAAAAAGGTAACTAACTAATGGCTGGGTATTACAATACACATCTAAGGAAAACATCAGACCCCACTCCAATTACGAAAACTAAAATGGAGAGGGGTATGGTGGTTAAAATTAAGTACAAAAAAGATACAGGTACAAAGTTGTATTTGGTATTTGTACTACAACCAAAATGGCCAAATACGACTGAAGGTAAGTTACATGGTCTATCCTTAGATGCAGTATCTCCTGGTAAACTTTTAGAAATAGCAGAAATCTACAATGAAGTGATATCAAAATCATCAAAGGTTAAAAGATTAGATTTAGCTAAGATTCAAATCAACGAAGCATCTAAAGTGTTCTATACATCAGAAATCAAAACTGAGAAACAACTGAAGGCATCGTATCGTACATTCAATCTATTAGATATTAAATCAGTTCAAGCAGTAAACTATGATTGGGGTAAATTTGATTTGGTTCCTGATAGAGATGCTAGAAGAAAACAGATGGAAGAGGAAGCTAAGATGAGAAAAGAAGCTGCTGAGGCTAAGAAGGAATTGGGTAACTAACTGATTATCAACACGATAGCTATGATAGTGAGCACAAAAGTAAAAAGTACGGATGATATTTGTTTAAATGAACATTTTTTCGTATATTAGTAGTAATATAGATACATTATGAAAATAAGTTACGCAGTTACAGTATGTAACGAATTAGTTGAAATACAAAAATTGATTCCATTTCTACTGAAGAACAAACGCAGTGAGGATGAGATTGTGGTACTTTTTGATTCTGAGAATGGCTCATCTTCTGTAGAAGAGTATTTAAGAACACATTCTGTAAATGGGCAATATTACTGGTTTAAGTATGGGTTCGATGGCCACTTCGCTGATATGAAGAATGAACTTACCAAACATTGTAATGGTGATTACATTTTTCAGATTGATGCGGATGAGATACCACACGAAACGTTGATAGAGAATTTATCAGATATTTTGGAAGCAAATGATATAGATGTGATTCTCGTACCACGAGTAAATACAGTTGAGGGGTTAACTCAAAACCACATTCAAAAGTGGGGATGGAACGTCAATGAGAAAGGTTGGGTAAATTGGCCAGATGTTCAATGGAGAATCTATAAGAATTCAGAATCCATCCAATGGGAGAATAAGGTACATGAGAAGCTTGTTGGATACAAAACAATATCCCATCTACCAGTTCAAGAGGAACTAGCACTATACCATCCAAAAAATATAGAGCGACAAGAAAAACAAAATGAATATTACAATACATTAACCTGATGAGCATGAAAAGAAATATTGGGATTATTGGGCAGGGTTTTGTAGGTAACGCTATTTATCAGAAGTTTAAGAATTACTTTGAGGTATCAACATTTGATTTAGATAAATCTAAGAGAAACACAGATACATTAGAATCTGTGGTTAAAAATTCAGATGTTGTGTTTGTGTGTGTACCTACACCAATGCGTAGAATTGATGGTACGTGTGATATTAGCATAGTTGAATCAGTTCTAACCGAAATCAATAATGTGGGTAAGGATGTGATTACCGTAATCAAATCAACAATTCCACCAACTACAACTGAAATGTTTAATGAAACGTTTTCTAACTTAACGGTAGTTTTCAATCCTGAGTTTTTAACTGAGGCAAACGCAGTTAGTGATTTTGAAAACCAATCTAAGATTATTTTAGGAGGACCGAAAAAAGGAACTACACTACTGAAGCAAATTTATCGATTAGTATTTCCAACAACACCCATCATTAAGACGGGCTCGACTCATGCAGAGATGGTAAAGTACCTAACAAATTCATTTTTAGCAACAAAAGTATCATTCGCAAACGAGATGTATCAGATTTGTGATAAACTTGGTTTGGATTATGATAAAGTTGTTGAGTATTCAACTTACGATGATAGATTAGGAAAATCCCATTGGGCGGTTCCTGGACCAGATGGGGATTTTGGATATGGTGGGCATTGTTTTCCAAAAGATGTTAAAGCATTAATTCATTTAGCAGAAGAATTAGAATTGTATCCAACTATGTTAAGAGCTACTGATAAGAAAAACAACGTGGTTCGGAAAAATAGGGATTGGGAACAAATGGAAGGTAGAGCGGTATCATAATGCAGTTTTGGAGAACATACAATAATAGAGTACATCCCGTAGGTGAGGTTGCACAATTGGGGTTTCCATTATCCGAACCATCGTACATACCAGATGAGTATTTGGATGGTCAAAACTTTGTGATTCTACGAACGTGTTTCGGATTGGGTGATTGGGGTATCATATCAGCATTCCCACGTAAATTGAAAGAGAAGTATCCCGATTGTAAAGTTTGGATACCATCTCCGAAGTTACTGAGAGAAATGTTTGGGGGATTAGCACATAATTGGTCTGCTTGGGATGACCCATTTCAGGTAGTACATTCTATCTTTGATAACAATCCATATGTAGATGGGTTTATTGATTCTTTTGAGGGGGAAGTGTTCAACGACCACTATCGTATTACAGATGGTGGAGATACTCCCCTAATGGAAGAATTGTTGAGGTTTTGGCAATTTGATGAGTTTGAGGATATCGAACCCGAACTATACTTTAGCGATGAAGAAAAATCACTTGGTGACCGAATCATCAAAGAACATTGTGATGGGGATTTCGGAACTCTTCTAATCTCAAATAGATTTGATGGCGATGGGGTTGATAAAATCCAACAAAAAATTAATGAGTATGACCTAACTATGTTCTACTGGACTAAATCTACTGATGTGGGGTTGGATTTCAAAAAAGCATTGGATATGAGACACATCAACACTCGTATTCAGTTATACATCAAAACAAAGGCAAAGTTTAATGTAGGTAACCAAACTGGGGTGAATGATACCATCGCAAACTATTCACCAACCTATACAATTGCCAGACCTAATCTTGGGTCAAACTTGGTTAGAAGTGAGATTTATTTATGAGAGTAGTAGTATATACAGCGATTATTGGTGGGTATGACACACTTAATGAACCACTCGTAAAACCAGATGGTGTGGACTTTGTTTGTTTTACCGATAGGGATATGGAATCTGAAACTTGGGAGATTCAAAAGGTAACCCCATTGTATGATGATAACACACGAACTGCACGGAAGTATAAGGTATTACCACATCGGTGGTTTTCAGATTACGATGTGAGTATTTGGGTAGATGGTAATAAGGTTATAGCGGGTGATGTTTTAGATTACATCTCACAATTGGGAGAGGGTAATCTTTCACTGTTTGACCATATGGAATGTTTCGATAAAAGAAATTGTGTGTATCAAGAAGCAAATGCTATTTTTAAGTTAGGGCAAGAGCCGGGTAAAACTTACAAAGATAACCCATTAACTATAAAATCCCAAATGGAACGATATCTTTCTGAAGGATATCCACAAAATAATGGATTGGCATTTACTTGCGTTGTGGTTCGGAAACACAACGACTCAGATACCATCAATCTGATGGAAAATTGGTGGACTGAAATAAAATATGGTTCTAAGAGAGACCAGTTAAGTTTTGATTACGTTGCTTGGAAAAATAACTATGATTTTAAGTATCTAAGTGGTGATGGTAGAAATGATGGTATAATAACACATAAACCACACCTATGAAACGTATATTGTTCATAACATCTCAATATAGGGCTGGTGAGCGGATATACCCAATATTACCCCAATTGTGCGGTAAGTACTCAGTAGACCTTCTAAAGGTTTATCAGATGAATCAAAAGCATAAATGGGTTGGTGATGTTGATTTACGAGCAGCGTTTGATTCTAAATATCTTCATATGTTCAATGAGGTGTTAGAGGGTAATTGTGATATATCAAAATATGATTTGATTATATCAGATGATAACCGAAATAGCCACAAAACGAACTTTAAAAAACTATACGATACTAAGGGATGTGATTGGTTGGCATGTTCACATGGTAACTCAGATAAACCATATTTCGATGAAGGGTTGGGTGTTGTATTTGATAAGTGCTTTGTATTCGGAGATAAGGATGTAAATCACAATTCAAAAATAGCATTGGGAATCCCATCAAACGATACATTGGGGAACTACATGGATTCTGATAAAAAACACATATTAGTGGTTGTTAATTTTTTGGGTAATCGGAAATCACCATTCAGAATCAATTTTGATGAAACCTTCTTTAAGAATCCAAATCTGATTAGACTCCAAAAACACTATGGATTACCAGTAGTATTTAAGTTGAAGAGTAGAGCAGATGAGCGGGGGTATCAACATAACGTAGATTACATCAAAAAAGTAACTCCAAATGAGTTAGAATTTAGTGTGATTGTAGATGTTGAAAATGATAACAAATTGATATCAGAAAGTGTGTGTGTGATATCCGCACCATCGACGTTCGCATTTAAATCTATTCAACTCAATATACCAACCATACTAATCAAAGACTCGGGTCAGCTTGGTAGTTTTTATGATTTTGATGGTGTATTTAATTTTGGAGATGGTGTATTTGAGTATCTAACAACAAATAAAGATTACACAGATTGGTTAAATCGAACGATAGCAGGTTCCACCACATTTACCTCCACCAATTTGATGATAAATTACATAGATTCATTGTTATGAGAATAAGAGTAAAAGAAACGGATACATATCCATTAGTTGTACATGCCAATGGTAAATCAAAACGAAGCGGTAAGTTGTATTCAGAAATCGAACAAAAGTTCAAAAGCCAAACCACACCAATTACAGATGATGATTCTGATGTAACTATAGTTTCTTGGAAGGGTGGTAAGTATGAAAATACAGAGATGGTATTAGAAACCTGTATGGGAATGTACAACCATCCGATGAAAACTCTACCTTGGCCAACAAACACCAATTTTTGGGAAGGTTCTAAGTATAAGATAAATGGTACGTTAGAATATCTAAGAGATGTAGATACGAAATACTTTATGTGGTTTGATATCAGCGATGTGATACTATTACAATCCCCATCTGAGGTTTTGAAAACGTATAAGGAACACTTTGATGGTAAGTTGGTATTCAACGCGGAGAGAAATCACTACCCTAAAGAAAACAGACAGGGTGGCTGGTCTGAAGAGTTAAAACAACAATATAAATCATTAGAAGAATACGATAACACATTCAAATCAACATTCAGATATATGAATACTGGGTGTTGTGTTGGTAAAACTTCAGTTGTTATTGAGTTCTTAGAAAGATGCCAGAAGTGGATGAACGAACAAATTAACGATACTGTTGCTGGTAGACTTGCACAAAGAGAGATGGAGTCTGATGTTGTGGTTGATAGAGATTGTAAGCTGTTCGTTTGTTTGTATGATGTTAACCCAAATGAAATAGAAATATATGAGTAAGGTAGCAGTTTATATATCATCAAGAAACAACTATTCGTTGTTAGAAGAGTTTATTGAGAGAAACAAAGCGGAGTTAGAAAACGTATACTTCGTTAACATAGATGATTTCTCAGATAAAGGTGAAATTATCTTAGGCCGTTCAATATGTGCTAAGTATAATATCCCATTCATAGAGAATCGGGCCAGAGGACTTCAGAATGCCACAAAAACTATGATTGAACACTTAGATAGAGTTGATAAGAGCTATAAGTATATTCTGTGGATGACGCATGATTCACATACGATAACAGATAACTTTGTATCTAAATTTGATAGTATTGTTTCAACGGGTGTTCTCGATGAATTTGGTGTTGTTGGGTTCAACATCTTAGGACCTCAGTGTCACGTTAGAAATCAATCTAAAGTTTCACCAAATCAATGTGGTATGTTAGGTAGAGCACCACTAACAAAACTACCAGGTCGTGGTGGGTGGTATAGAACTCCTGATATGGTTTTAGATTGGGATATTTGGGGTGGTAGTAGAGCAATAGCTGTAGAATCTCCTGTAGATATGACCCTCGCTATCAACATCGATATGTTTAAGAAATATATTGATGTGAGCGGCCAGTATCATTTGTTTTGTGCATTTGATGATATTTGTATGCAGTTCTTAAATCGTGGTGTGTACAATGTAACCCTACCACATCTACAAATATGGCATGACCAGCATATTAAAGATGGTAAGGTGCCGGTAAAATCCGCCACTGCCGCAAAGAAAGGTGATTCGAAGCACTTTGGTGATTATGGGCCTCATTTAGTTAAATGGAAATCTTCTTGGGGATGGGATCGTGATGATGTTAGAAATACATTCCCAACCGATAGATATCCAAATGGACTGATTCGTGAGTTTTACGACCACGACTATACAAACGGACCAATTAAAACATTTGAGTTATGAAAATAGCAGTAATAACACCAATAAAACACCTAGATGGGGTATATGATTTACTTCAGACAAAGGGTGAAGTTTTTATGTTGGAAGAGGGTGATATAAATGAAGTAAGGGAGCTTCTTATAAAAGAGCAGATTGACACGATTATTTGTAATCCAAATCAACAAACCTACAAGATTGACTATTCACTATTGTACAATACAAATGTATCCCTAATCAACACTTGTTCAACTGGTATGAACCACATTGATGTTGACTATTGTAATAAGGAAGGAATTAAAATATACTCACTCACCAAAGACTACGACCTCATCAATGACCTACCATCTACTTCAGAGTTGGCATTTGGGTTACTCCTTGATTTGATGAGAAATATCACAATATCAAACAATGTAACCAAAAGAGACAAGAGTTGGGACTACCTACCATTCGTAGGTCAGCAAATGAAAGACTATAAAGTTGGCATCGTTGGGTATGGTAGATTAGGTAAGATGATGGCTAAGTTTTGTAGAGCATTTGATGCCGAGGTTTACATCTACGACCCATATTCAGATGAGTCTAACATTGACACATTAGAAGAGTTGTTTGATATATGTGATGCAGTATCACTCCACGTTCACGTGTCCGATGAGACAAAATATATGATTAACTACGACTTACTATCTCGTGGTGTGAAGTTTTTGGTGAACACATCTCGTGGTGAGATTGTAAACGAATATGATGTAATTCGTGCGTTGAAAGAGAATAAGTTGTGGGGGTATGGAACTGATGTGATTGAAGATGAATTTGGTGGGGATATTGGAATTTCACCCTTCTTTAATTTGGAAAATAGAGAATTAAATTGTATATTTACACCACATACAGGCGGAATGACTATACAAGGTCAAACAAAAGCGTATAAATGGGCAGTGAACAAACTATGAAATATTTTTTAGAAGATTTAGAAAACTATGTAGGTGAAGTCGGTGGACATCATTCAGATAATGATAGCACTACCGAAGATGGAAACCACGGAATTGCATTACACATATTCGACAATATTGGCATACAGCACGAATATGTTTTAGATATTGGCGCATTTTCATACAATGCATCAAATGTTACACCCATTATGGATAAGTATAATATCGATGGGTTGTTATTGGATGGAAAAAATAAATACAGAGATAAGCGAATTACAGAAGTTTGGTTAGAGCCCGATAATGTAGTAGATATACTTGAGTCTCACAATTGTCCAAAAAACTTAGATTACTTATCAATTGATATTGATAATATGGACTATTGGATTCTTAAATCCGTATTGGAAGGTGGGTATTCTTCAAATTTAATTGTATTAGAATTCAATCCAATTTTTGATAATCACGAACCATATGCTAAAAAATATCAAAAGGGCGCGAAAAAGAAAGATAGTCAAACCGCACTTAGTTCTAACTATGGTGCAAGTTTACACGCATTTCAAAAATTATTGTCAAATTATGGTTATAGATTGATTCACGTTGTTACACAAAACGAATATGGGCAACCATCATCGAACAACGCATTTTTTATCAAAGATGAGTTTGATACGGATAACCTATTTAAAGATGGTGTTTCCACTATAAATAAAGTATTCACCACACCATTCGTAGAGAAGTTCAAACAAAAGGGCAATAACTCGAAGTTCAAAACCACCGATGTGGGTGTAGTGAAAGATACTCTAATAAAAAGTTTTGTAGAAGTATGAGAGTATTAGTGATTATACCAACAAAGTTGGATTCCAAAAGATTGAAGAATAAAAACATTCGTAAGTTAGATGGAAAGCCAATGTTTCTACATTCAGTAGATTATGCCGATGCTAGTAAACATAATGTAGATATAGTAGTATCTTCAGAAAGTGATGTTGTTAAAGATATCTGTTTAGAGTGGGGTTGTGCGTTTATGGAACGTTCTACTGAATTATGTGGAGATACTGAAGTTGTTGATGTGTATATCGATGTGGTATCTCAGATAAAAGAGTCCTATGATTTAGTAGTTGGGCTACAACCAGATAATCCAAATAGAACTCATTCGTTAGATAAGTGTATTCAATATATGCTAGATAACGATTATGATGATTTGATTACTGTAAACCCATCGTATAAGAGAAGTGGCTCGGTCCGCATATTTAAGTACGATTACCTAAAGTCAGGCAAAGTAAGTAAACGACTTGGGTGTATCAAAGATGATGCAACTGATATACACTATGAATCTGATTTGGAAAGTTTGAATAAGTGATGGCTATGGAAACTGTAAAAAAACGAGGTGCACTAAAGGCTAAGGCGCTTAAAGAGGTAAAGCAGATAAAAGAGATGTGGGGTGATTCAACTCCACTAATTGCGGATATCGGTGCAAATATAGGATATTACACAGAATCGTTTTCAGAAATATTTTCGGATAGTAAAATACACTCATATGAACCACACCCGTATAATTTACAACACCTTTCGAAGTTAAGTAGTAATCTAATCAACATACACGCTTATGGGTTGTTCGATACTGATACTAAACTAACGATTGGTGTACCTGAAAGTAGGCAGAATAACAATGGATTATTCAGTATCCATCATACCACAAATGGTATTGAGGTAGATTTAAAAAATGCTAATGGTGAGGAGATTAGACCAGATATCGTTAAGATTGATGTTGAGGGTTCTGAACCACAAGTGTTAAGTTGTACTGAATTCTTTGAGAATACAAAGTTGATACTTATCGAAATTGTTATCGATGATAATTTTGGTAGTAACGATGATGTAGTATCCAAATTAAAATCGATGGGATTCACCCATATAAAAAATACAAGCAAAAACAATCAGTTATGGTCAAGGTAATCGCAGAAATAGGTTGGAATCATTGTGGTGATATGGAACTCGCCAAAGAAATGATTCTTGCAGCAAAAGAAAGTGGAGCAACTTACGCAAAGTTCCAAAGTTGGTCAGTTAGTAGACTCAAGCCGGGTGCTTGGGATGAAGATGGTCGTAGAGAGATTTACGAAAAAGCAGAACTTACGAAAGAGCGGCATATTGAATTAATCAATTATTGCGATGAGGTAGGTATCAAATTCATGTCAAGTGTATTCAGTATCAAAGATGCTGAACTTCTTGTTGAGTTGGGCGTTGAGGACGTGAAGATTCCAAGCTTTGAATCTCGCAACCACAAATTAATTAGGTATTGTGATGATAATTTCAAAAGAGTGTTCATGTCAACAGGCACATCTACCTTTGATGAGATTAAAGATAGTGTAAAAAATATTTGGAATTCTGAGTTTTATTTATTACATTGTGTATCAACATACCCGTGTAATCCATCTATGGCAAATCTTCCTAGAATGAAATTGTTAAGTGAGTTGGGATTCCCTATTGGATACTCAGACCATATTCAAGGAGTTGAATCTGCTAAAGTAGCTATTGGGTGGGGTGCATCTGTAATTGAAAAGCACTTTACAATAAATAACGAACTGCCGGGTCGTGATAATAAGTTTGCAGTATTACCTCACCAAATGAAGGACCTAACTGAATACATAGAAATGATTGAGGAGATGATGGATTCACATGGTAGTGATTACCAACAATCCGAAACAGATTCACGAAATAATTACACTGGTAGGTTCGATGGATAACGTGAGTGTAATCATACGAAATCACAATGAGGGTGAGTACATTGGATTCGCTATACAATCGGTGTTGGACTACATACCAAATGCTGAGATATTGGTGATTGATGACCACTCAACAGATGATTCGTTAGAAGTGGTTAGGTTGTTTAACAATCGTGGTGATATAAAGATAACTACGATTGATGGTTACACTCCTGGAAAGGCAATCAATTTCGGAGTAGAGCTCGCCAAGCACAATACGATATTAGTACTATCAGCACATTCTCAGATTGTTAAGATGGATTTGGATTATGTAACCACTCGGCTAAAAACACATTCAGCAGTATTTGGGAATCAAACTCCAATTTATAGAGGAAAGAAAATATCTAAAAGGTACATCTGGTCACACTTTGTAGATAGAGAGGTAGCTGATATGCACTCTATGATTGAAGATAGGGCATTTTTACACAATGCGTTTTGCTTCTACAACAAATCAGATTTGGTAAATACCCCATTCGATGAATCTCTTCCAGGGAAAGAAGATAGGTATTGGGCGATTGATATTTTAGAAAACGGTAAAACATATTTATATACACCAAGTATTGAAGTAAACCACTACTATACGGGCAACGGAGCTACTTGGAAAGGATTAGGATAATGAAGATATTAGTTACAGGAGGTGCTGGATTCGTAGGAACAAACCTCATTAAACGATTATTGGGTGAAGGGCATGATGTAGTTTCGATAGACAACTACTATACTGGTAAGATAGAAAACCATCAGAAAGGGTGTAAATATCTGAATCATGACCTCAGAAACCTTACTGAATTTATGGATGTTGATGTTGTATTTCATCTCGCTGCGATTGCACGGATTCAACCTTCATTTAAATTACCAAAAGAATACTTTACAACAAATGCAAATGCCACACTAAACTTAGTTGATTGGTGCGCTAAGAATAATGTTCCATTAATTTATGCAGGTTCATCATCAAAGCATAGTGGTAGATTTAAAAACCCATACACATTTTCTAAAGATGTAGGTGAGGATATTATATCACTCTACCAAGAACACTATGGATTACAATCATCAATTACAAGGTTCTACAATGTATATGGGCCACATCATTTGAAAGATGGTGGTTATTGTACTGTAATTGGAAAGTGGGAGAAGTGTATTGAAGAGGGTAGACCTCTTACAATCTATGGAGATGGTACAAAGCGAAGAGATTTTACTCACATTGATGATATTGTAGATGCTCTGGTTAAGATTATGGAACAATCAGCATATGGTTATGATTTTGAATTAGGTAAAGGTAAGAACTACTCTATCCAAGAAATTGCAGAAATGTTCAATTACAGTGATATCGTATATGAAGATAATAAACCAGGTGAGGCACAAATTACACTTTGTGAGGATACACTTGCCAATGAAATTTTGGGATGGACACCCACTAAAAAAATTGAAGATTATATAAAACGATTAAAGTTATGAAAACAACAAAAGAAATACTTGATGGTATTCCCGATAAGTATGGTTCAGAAAAGAACACAACATCGTTAAAATGGAAAGAAGATGTTATAGAGTTCTTTAGGAATAAAGAACTGATATCGTGTCTTGAGTTGGGAACTTGGCATGGTAGAAGTACAAGAATTCTATCCGAGATATTTAAAGATGTGTGGACTGTTGAGCTTGTACAACACAGAGTTGATAATGCACGGGAGTTTTGCAAGGATAAATCTAACATCACATTTGTATGTGGAAACGCATACTTAGATAAAACCTACAGAAGATTTCCACAACACTTTGATGTTGTTGTTATAGACTGCGACCACACCCACAGTTCGGTTATAAAGGATATTGAAAGGGGGTTATCTTATGCACGACCTGGTAGTATTCAGTATTTTGTATTTGATGATTATGGGCATTCAGAATTGGAAGGAGTTCACACCGGAATCAAACACTGTATAAAAAAGTATGGGTTACGGGTAGAAAATTACATAGGTCATCCTGCGGGAACGACTATAAATCGTGGTAAGAAACCACCATTTACATTATTTGATTATGAAGGTTTAATTGTAAGTTCTGAAAAGTGAAGAAGAATATAATATTTATTCCAGCAATTGATGCTGGTAGGGGTAGACACCACGCATATAATTACAGTATCCAATCTTGGAAGAATTGGGCTAAGAAGCATGATGTGGAAGTTTTAGTTTGGGATACTCCATTGTACACTTGGGATGAGATGACTATTCCGTGGCAAAGGTATCATCTGTTTAAGATTTTAGACCATAATGAGATTGAGTTCGACCAAGTCCTCATGGTGGATTCAGATACAATAGTCCACCCGGATACACCCAACTTTTTTGAAATGACCGAGCGGAAATACACAGGTGTTTTGGATTTGGGTTGTTGGGAATGGACAGGTCGCTCGCTACGACACTACAAAGATGTGTTTGATGGGTATAGGCTCGATAGAGGTATGTATTTCAATGGTGGGTTTCAGATTGTAAATGAATCACATCGTGAATTCTTCGATTTGGTTTTGGATTTCTACTCTAAGAATCAATCTACCTTAGTAGCCAAACAAAAAGCTGGGTTGGGAACAGACCAGACTCCAATTAACTATCTAGCTCAGATGAATGGTATCGATTTAAAAATGTTACCATCAACATACAATCTACACCATATGGTCAGTAAGAATCTACTAAACTTTGGGCAGTCTTGGTGGGGGGATAGTATGGAGAATTTGTATGAGCAAGCTTGGGTGTACCACTTCAATGCTATACCTACCAATAAGCTAAATCGTAATTCAGAATATTTCCTAAAAAGAGCATACGAAGAACTATGGTAAGTATAGCATTCATATCAGAACTACCATTCGATGGTAGAGTTCCGAGAAATCACCCACATATGAGAACAGAATTTGCTCAGATGTGTGCGTTGGGTGCGGACCACTACAACTATAAAAGTATATCAACTATCGAACGTAGTTATGACCATATAGTGTTGTTGATATCAAAAAGCGATGCTATCAGAGATTGGTTATACAACTCACCGAATTTGGTTACTGAACTGCGAGGTGTTGGTAGTAAGATTTGGTTTATGCAGGAAGCAACTGCACAGGTTTATCAACAATTTGAATTACATCATCAAATTAGACATTACAACCTACTTCAAGAAGTTGATGGTATCCTCACAGAGAATGTTACAGATTACAACTACTTTAGGGGGTTGGTTGGTGAAAGTAAGGAAATACATACAATACCAACCCTTATCATACCAGATGATTTTTTGAATCTAAGAAATTCAAATCGTTTGGATAAATCAATGTTGGGTGGTAACTTTACAAAGTGGTATGCTGGGTTTGATTCATATTTGGTAGCTACAGAGTTTGATAACCATATATCCATTCCTAAAATGAGAACGGTCGCAAACGAATCAAATCTGGTCGAAGTTCTACCACACGTTCAATTCAATGAGTGGATGAAAATTCTATCGGAATACAAATATGCTGTACACCTTATGCCAAATGTAACGGCGGGTACATTCAATCTGAATTGTTCCTTTTTGGGCATACCGTGTATAGGATACGCACAATCAGATACACAACGATTATGCCAACCCAAACTATCAGTTGAGAAGTATGATTTAGAATCAGCTAGAGGTTTGGCTAAGATGTTGAGAGATGATAAAGATTTTTACAATGAATGTTCTAAAGATGCTATAGAGAATCACGACAAATACTTTAGTGAGGTGGTATTCTTAGAACATATGAATTCAATTTTTAATTAATACAAACAAATGAAGTATTCTTCACAAGCGTTAACATATGATGATATTCAACTAATACCATCATTTTCAGAAATAAAATCAAGAAAGAACATCAAACTGAATACACTCCTAAGTAGGAGGTATGGTTTGTTGAATCCGATAGTTGCATCACCAATGGATACGGTGTGTGAGTACAATATGGCACTAAAGATGGCTCAGTTGGGTGGTGTTGGGTGTATTCACCGATTCATGTCCATAGTGGAACAATGTGATATAGTTAGTATGTTACACCAACGTATCAATGGTGAGCATGAATCACCAAACATTAATCAGCTGTGGGGTGTGATGTATGATGATTGGCACGCCGAACAACGTTCAGTTCCGATTATGGCAGCGATTGGTGTTCAGCAAGAGGATAGAGAGCGAGCTAAAAGTTTGGTTTATGCTGGAGCAAACGTTCTATTGATTGATGTAGCACACGGTGACCATCAAAATGTTATCGATATGGTAGAGTGGTGTAAGAGTAATCTTAATGAGAACGTCGATATCATCGCAGGGAACATAGCAACAGCGGAAGCAGCAGAGAGGTTAGAAGCAGCTGGTGCCGATGGGTTGAGAGTTGGTATCGGTGGTGGTTCGCTATGTACAACTAGAATCAAAACAGGATTCGGAGTACCAAATGTAACATCGATTCAAGAAGTTGATTTAGTAGCAACCACGCCAATTATGGCAGATGGTGGAATCCGTACCAGTGGTGATATCTCAAAAGCACTTGCCATCGGAGCTGATAATGTGATGTTGGGTTCTCTTTTGGCTGGAACCGATGAATCGCCAGGAAAGATTTTGGAAACATCCAGAGGATTGTATAAGAGGTACAGAGGCTCTGCTTCGCTGGAAACGAAAACAACACATGGACAAGAAGCTAGAAACGTAGAGGGTGAATCTACTACAATTCCATATAAGGGCGGTGTTAGATTCATTATCAGCGGTTTGTTAGATGGTGTTAAATCAGCACTGAGTTATGCGGGAGCTAACACTTTGTTGGAGTATTCGCCGAAATATGTAGTAGTAACAAATAGTGGTATTAGAGAAGCTAAACCACACTTAATTTAAGGTAAGTTATGTTGAGTAAGAAAGATATATCATTCATTCAACCAAGCAGAAACAATCTGAAGTATCTGAAATGGTCGTATGAATCAATTAGAAAGAATGGTGGAGATGAGCCAACCATTTGTGTAGCTGATGATTTCAGCAATGATGGAACTTGGGAGTGGTGTCAGGAGATGATGGAGAAGGACTCAAACTTCAAAGCAATCCGAAACGAAGGGCCTAAACGATTAGGACATACAATCCTATATGATAGATTGATTAATGAGGTAGCAACTACACCCATCGTAGGAATTTATCATGCGGATATGTACCTTTGTCCTGGCGCATTAGAATCTGTATTGGAACACATAACACCATTGAGTGTTGTTTCATTGACTCGTATTGAACCACCACTCCATCCCGATGGGCCTGAGAAGATTCTGATGGATTTTGGAATTGAGCCGGAGGAGTTTGTGGAGTTGGAAGAGGATTTACTACATCAGATTCCATCATTAAAGCAGGGTAGGACTACAGAGGGTATCTTTGCACCTTGGTTTTTGTTCAAAGAAGATTTTACATCAATTGGTGGGCACGACCCTCTATTCGCACCACAATCAAAAGAGGATACTGATATCTTCAATCGATTCCTTCTTAATGGATACAAACTAATTCAGACGTGGGATGGGTTTGTGTACCATATGACTTGTAGGGGGAGTAGATTCGCAGATGGTGCTAAAAGAAACCCAAATGGTGAAGTGTTTATGAAGAACAGAGAAACCAACGAATGGCTAACTCAGAACCAACGCTCTACTCGAAACTTTCTAAGAAAGTGGGGACATTATTGTAAGCACGATAGTTTAATGAAACCAATTGTACCACCTAAGTATGATGTACAATTCAGAATATTTAACGCTAATGAACGCTTGTTACAATTGTTAGAACCGTGGTGTGATAACATCTATGTAGATATAGAACAAAGTAAAATAGATGAGTATATTCAGAAAGAACAACCCGATACAGATTATGATTTAACTGAGAGAATCAACAAAGATGGGATAGATTCTGATATAATTTTGAGGTTTGATGGAAGTAAATTTACACAAAATTCTTTTAATATCATACAACAGCTCTCTGCCATACTTGAGTCCAATAAAATTGAGGTTGGTGAGTTCGAATTAGATATATTGAACATACAGATAAACAAAGTAAAAACATATGAACATAAGCTAATTCGATTGGATTGATATAGTTATATGTGTTATGATGTACTATATTTTACTTCCAGATGATACGGATAATGGGGTTCAATACTCAACCAATGTGTTGGGTGAAACCTCATTTAAAAACTTTTGGGCAGAGCAAGGATTTGAAATATTCAGTAGAATGGTTGCTCTGTATCCGGATACATTAGAACAAATAAAAATAAAAGATGAAAAGAGTAAGGAATATACACCAGAGGAATTTTTGGATGTGATATCCAAGCTAAACATAATCCGATAAACACACAAAAAAAGGAACACATGGGAAAGATTAGGATGAACGATTATGCATCCGATGAGTGGGATGACTTAGATGAATTACATGGTGGGCGTGAAAAAATAAAAAGAAAGAATGATGGAAAGTCAAAGAACAACAATGAAGATGAGCTTCACCAATCACAACGGCTGCCTGCCGGTTGGAGAGAGGGTGATAGTTTTATCGGTAGACGAAAAAAGGCAAGAAATTAAAGTTGCAGACCCATTTGATAGAACTTGGGTAGTACCAACTTCATATGTTTTCTATCCTTTATGATATTTATTTGTGAGGAGAGTTCATGTCAACAAAACTAAACAATAGTAAATCATTACCAATCATTACCCGAAAGGTGGAGATTGAATTAGAAGAGTTGATAAAATCAATTGATGAGAAATGGTCCGACAAATACAAAAAATCTATAAATTGTAGTAATCCAAAGGGATTCTCACAAAAAGCACATTGTGCTGGAAGGAAAAAGAAGGGGAAGTAATTATGCGTTACACAAAAGAACAAATTGAAACAGTTGTTAAATCCAAAGGTTACAAATGGTTCACATCAAATAACTACGATGTAAATATCGTTGGTGTTAGAAATGGTGATACAAATGGTGAAGTTACCAATAAGTTTGATGACCACCTTACTATCTCATATAGAGATAATAATGGTAATTGGAACTTTCACTGCTTTGAAGCAACAACGGATCCCGGCTCGCACTGGACTGAAAAGCAACTACTAAATGAAAATGGAGTAGCTATTCTAAAAGAAGGGCAATACAGAGGTTCACATAAGATTGGACTTCATCAGGGTAAGTACGAAGCACTCAGACAGAAGAAACCATTGAAAGTGTATCGTGATAAGAATATGGATGTATGCTATGATTTTATCGAAGAGAATGTACACGAAGGTATCTATGGTATCAATATTCACAGAGCAACGGCACGAAAGGGTGGTAAATCCGTTCAGGTTGATAAGTGGTCTGCTGGGTGTCAAGTGATTGCAGCGAATGATGATTTCAATTTATTTATGGATATCTGTAGAAAGGCTAAGAATGTATGGGGCAACTCATTTACATATACACTAATTAACTCAGATGATATTTCGTAAATCGTTCTATTTATATCTGAAAACGTACATAACATAATTTTGGAAGTTCTATGAAAAAATACATATTAGGTCTACTAATATCAATACCATATATTGTATTAGGTCAAAATTCGTGGGTAAATATTACCCTGTTAACCGATAATTATCCAAGTGAAACGACTTGGAAAATAACACCTCCAGGTGGTTCGCCAATAATAGCAAGTAATGATACTAATATGATACCATTGACTGTGTATCAACAGTATTTAGAAGTGGGTGGTGATATTGTTGTTGAGATTGAAGATTCCTTTGGGGATGGGTTAGATGCAACCGCATTTGGTGGCTCAATAGGATATTTTCTTATTGAGAATTCATGCCAAGATACAATATTATTTGTAGAAGGTAACTTTGGTTCATTCTACACAGATACCTTAACTATCGCACCATGCGCACCACCAATTGGGGGATGTATAGACCCACTGGCAGTAAATTACGACCCAAACGCAACACTATCCGATAGCAGCTGTCTCTATGAAGTTGACTTCACATTAAATATGAATTCGTATCCTGGCACTTTCACAACACCATATGTTGCTGGTACTTTTAATGGTTGGACTGACCAACACCCAATGACCGATGTGGATGGGGATAATATATGGGAAGTAACAATCCCAATACCAAATGGACCACACCTTTGGAAATTTATGTTAGATAATTGGGTAGCTCAGGAATTACCCCCAAATGTACAAAATAACCCATTGGCGAGTTGTTTCGTATTAGACCAATTTGGATTTACAAACAGAGCGTTATTAGTTTTAGGGCCAACTACATTAGATGATTATTGTTGGGAAAGTTGCTACGATTGTGGTACTATTTTAGGATGTACCGACTCCACATCCAATGTATATAATCCGTGGGCTACAGATGATGATGGTTCTTGTGTATCAGCAGGTCCATCCGCTTGTGATACTGATGAGACATATATCCAAATAGTATTTACTCCCGATAACTACCCATCTGAGAGTGGGTATAAGGTGTATGATGACTTCGGATTATTGTTAGAATATCTGCCAGGTTCACTTAGTGGGTCAACTCCTGGCGTACCTATCACCGATTATGTGTGTGTTGATTCAAATGTATTGGTAGACATAGTTCTTGAAGATGTTTATGGAGATGGACTATGTGGTACTTGTTTTGGTGGTACGGTGAATGGTAATATTCAGGTGTTGGATTGTGATGGTAACGAACTATACAACCTACAAGATACAATATTAGATGGTAACTTTGGATATCAGTTTACAACACCACAATTCAATACAGGTGATATTTGTTCAGGTGGTGGTACAACCGATGTATATGGGTGTATGAATCCATTTTCTACAACATATGATTCTACTGCAACCGTTGATGATGGAAGTTGTGGCCCACTAAGAGTAGTAGGATGTACTGATACATCAGCATTTAACTATGACCCTAACGGAAATACAAGTGAGGTTATGACCGGAGACTACACCTTAGAAATCTTAGATGGTGCATCAAATGGTTGGGGTGGAACGTGGTTAGGAATTAAGCAAGGTGATTGGTTATCACCACAATATAAATTAGGACCAAACGATGGAAACTCATTAACTTTCAATGTTCCTCTGAACATATATGAGCCAATCCAAATCTATTTGTTTACAACACCACAATCAGCAACCTCAATTGCACAGGTCGCTTACAACCTAACAGGACCTGAGGGTGATACAATTTTAGATGTACCTTATTGGGGGGCACAATCATTACAATTCCCAATCGTTCAAACAACTACGACACAGCCAACTTTTGGTGATGTGTGTATTCCTACAATTATTGGATGTACAGATACTAACTCTTTGAACTACGACCCACTCGCTAACACCGATGACGGTAATTGTGTTCAGATAGTGTATGGTTGTACAAACCCACTCGCATTTAACTATGATTCCAGCGCTAACACAGATGATGGTTCTTGCATCTCTGTAGTTGTTGGATGTATGGATTCTACGGCATACAATTTTGACCCGAACGCAAACACACCGGGAGCGTGTATTCCAATTATCTACGGGTGTACAGACCCTAACTCATTCAACTACAACCCAAGCGCAAATACGGATGATAGCTCGTGTATTCCAATTATCTACGGGTGTACAGATGTAACGTCGTTCAATTACGATTCAACGGCGAACACAGATGATGGTTCTTGTATCGCAAGAGTATATGGGTGTACAGATACATCATCGTTTAACTACGACCCTCTTGCTAATACTGATAATGGTTCTTGTGTTGCCATTGTATTGGGATGTATGACACCAACATCAATCAACTATGACCCACTTGCGAACGTAAACGATGGTTCTTGTATCCCAATCATATATGGTTGTACAGACTCGACTTCGTTCAACTATAACCCATTAGCTAATACGGATGATAGCTCGTGTGTACCTATTGTGTTAGGGTGTACTACTCCGACCTCAATCAACTATGACCCACTCGCTAACACCGATGATGGTACTTGTATTCAACCAATTTATGGATGTACGGACTCGACTTCGTTTAACTACAACCCATTGGCTAATACTGATAATGGCTCTTGTATACCCATCGTATTAGGGTGTACCACCCCAAGCTCCATTAATTACAATCCCTCAGCTAATACGGATGATGGGAGTTGTATTCCAATCATCTATGGGTGTACGGATTCGACCTCATTTAATTACAACCCATTGGCTAATACTGATAATGGTTCTTGTGTTGCCATTGTATTGGGATGTACAACACCTACTTCAATAAACTACAATCCGAATGCCAACACCGATGATGGTTCGTGTATTCCATTTATTTATGGATGTACTGATTCAACCTCATTTAATTACAATCCATTGGCTAATACGGATGATGGCAGTTGTGCTCCATTTATTTATGGATGTACCGACCCCAATGCATTTAACTATGACCCTAATGCGAACACAAACCAAGTATCAGCAACTGATTTATCCAACCCATGCATTCCGATTGTATATGGTTGTACCGATTCTACTGCTGTGAACTACGACCCTAATGCGAACGTAGATAATGGTAGTTGTATCGCTTCGGTGGTGGGTTGTACGGATGTAGCCGCTTGGAATTGGAATCCAGCAGCGAACGTATCTGATTCGACAGTGTGTTTATATGATGCAGGATGTATTGATGGGCCAGGAAATCCATATTGGTTGAATGACCCGTGCTATGCGTGGGTAATTGATATAGATAACTATTGCTGTAATAACGAATGGGATAGTGATTGTCAAAATCTTTATGATTATTGTGAAAATGGATGGCCATTGGATGTTGATGAGCTTGCATTTAACAATATCATAATTTATCCAAACCCAACTAAAAACGTAGTTAACGTAAGAAGTAATTTGGATATCACATATAGTGTGTATGATTTCTCAGGAAAATTATTGATTGAGAACTCCAAAGATGAGGTAATTGATATGAACCCATATCCAAGTGGTGTATATCTGATACAAATAAGTTTCAACAACAAAATTTATCGAAGAAAAATTGTGAAGGAGAACTAAGATGAGAAGTGTATTACTTTTATTGTGTGTACTACCTTTGATGGTACATGCCCAGCAACCTAAGTTTGGTGAAGAACCATCAAAAAGGTGGACAGAAAGTGAGTTCTCAAAAAAGTTCAAAAGAGAATTTAAGTTTTCAACATTTTACCTTGCGTATAATGGTAACAACTCGGTTTCTGACGTAACAACATATTCAGTAACCAATGGGTTAACCACAACAACCTCATCTACACCATATGATTATTCAGGTGTATTTGGTATCAGAAAAATTCAACGATTCGGATACGAACCAAACATTCAGAACCGATTCAAAAATGGTACTGAGAACTCATTCTCTGATGCTGCGACAATTGGTAGTAAATCGAGAGGATTTGAATATCTTTTTGAGTTTGATTATAGAAGGCAGCAGGGTAGAGAGTTTTTGAGTCAAGACCACTTCCTTAGATACATTGCTGATAGATATGTTTTGAAGGTAGAGTATCTTGAGGACGGAATCGCAGATATTGGTTACTTCGAAGCATCACAAAGATTTAGACATAAGTTCAACAGAAAGTTTTCAATAAACGCTGGAGCGGTTCAGAGAATCTCAGAACCATATGGATACGACCCACTGGATGAGTGGTTATTGGCTAATGGTAATATTCACTTTACCAATCTTGCTATCAATGAAATGGGTTATAGTATTGATTTCTCAGATGGATTAGATGGTATTCAATACATAGACCCCAACGGAGTAGTAGTTGCTACCAATAGAGAGGTTTGGGAAGCAGTTACAATCCCAAAAGTACTATCAGATTATGTTGATTTAAAAAGAAGTGAGCTACCAGATAAGTGGGAATACTCTTTAGTTATTGGTTTCGATTACTACCACTACTCAAAAGATTTTTGGTTACATTCTTGGGCTAATGTACTACCATATCATGTAGATATAGATAATGAGTATAGCTATCATACATTCAATAACGGACAGTGGATTGATTATTCGGGTGGATTAATATTCGGATACAGATTCACAAAATCACTTGGGGTATTTACTGAAGGGAGATATCACAAGTACTGGAATCGCAGTTGGTACGAATTTTCAACTGGAATTAACTTCATAATATTATAAGGATACGAAATGGCAAAGCAGTTAAGCGAAGAAACTAAAATCACATTAGACTTAAAAACTATTGGCTTAATTTTAGTAGGAGTAGCAACAGTTGTGGGAATGTGGTTCGCACTTCAAGCGGATATAGAAGAAGCAAAGGAATTACCAGTACCACCTGAGCCGGATGTTACACGAATGGAATACGATATGAAAGACCAACTGATTAGGCAAACAATTATGACTACTCAAGAGGATGTGGGTGAGCTGAAAGAAGATATAAAGCGTATTGAAGAAAAAATAGATAGATTAAAGTAAGGAGAACCCATGAAAAAGTTTTTACTGATTCCGTTCCTACTTTTGAGTAATCTCGCCGGAGCTCAGATTGTAGTAATGCATTTCAACGCTGGTTGGAACGAACCAAACGATGTTGAGTGGGTAAGTGATTTAGAAGATTGTGAAATCGACTTCATTGATATCGCCAAAAAACCCAAACTACAACAAAAATGGAATGTGGTGGTTGTACCAACAGTCATACTCATTCAGTACGATGAAGAAAAGAAGAGATATCAAGCGGATTTGAGTTTCAAATTATCCGCTACAAAAGAAGAAATTCAAGATAAAATAGATGAGCTAATATTAGATGGATTCTAATATCTCAAGATACTTATAGAAGTATAAACAAACAAAAATAGTTGCGGTTATGAAAAAAATTTGGAGTAGAATTATGGCATTTAAAGATATTTTCAAAGATGAAAATGATATGAATGAGAAAAATGTAATTGGTTTCATATCATTCACAGTAATGGTATTATTTGCTGCAGCAGATTTGGTAACTGGCTACGTTGGAAAGGACTTGGTTGTTCAGGAGTTTATTTATAACTCATTTGTTATCGTAACACTTGGTTGTTTTGGAATCGCAGGAATTGAAAAGTTCGCGAAGAAGTGATGTTCACTTTTAAAAATACATATATGGCAATAGTACTTGGCATAGGTTCATCCATGGGGTTTTTATGTACATATCTAATGGATGTGGCTATGGGGAATGCTGAACAATATTTAGCCGTAGTTTCAGTTCTATTATTGGATGGGTTCTTTGGTATTATCGCTGGTGCTAGGCGTGAGGGGTTCAAAACATACAAAGCACTTAGAGTGTTGAAAAACATATTTGCGTGGGAATTAATACTCACAGCAATCCTATCAATCGAATTGGGATTCAAAGGAACTTCTTGGTTATCCGAAACAATATTAGCACCATTTATGGTATTCCAGATGATATCAGCGTTAAAGAACGCATCAATGGCGGGATTCATTAAGAATGAACTTCTAAACGAAATCTTAGATAGAATCGACTCTCACAAAGGAAATCGCCAAAAATAATCATTTATTAGCGCTACTACCATATTTATTTATATGAATGGTATAAGAGAATATGGTTGGAGAGATTGGATTAGCGTTCCTAAGAATAAGGAACTATACAATAAGGATATGTCCGAAGGATTACGGCAATTTAAACTTGAGCAACAACGAAGAGCTAGACAGTCGCAAGCGGCTGTGTTCAAACACAGAGGGTTGTACTAATGGATAGATTAAATACATTGATAGAACTTCTTGAAAAAAAGTATAATGATGTTCCAGTCAACGGAGCTGATAAATTACGAATCAGAGAAATAGTACGTGAAGAGATAGAAAGGGTCGCAGAATCCCTTAAAGAAGTAGATGATTCGCAAATCTCGATGGCATACTCATCACTCGAACGAGCAATGAAGTACTCAAAAGGTACTTATAAAAAAATGAAAGAGAGTGGTGCAAGGGATGTTGATGGTTGGGTATTTGCTAAAATTACTCTTGCTGAAGATTATCTGAAATCGGTTTACAGCTACTTAGATGGTACAGATGGTTTGGATGATACCCCAAACACACCAGATGATGTGGAGTAATTATGCCAAATTACAATAGAAAAGATATGCCACAAATTAAAACCCAAAATTTGGCTAAAGCATTGGATGCTGTGGCTGATAGGGTCAGGGTATCTAAAGAGATGGTTTCCACATCTAAACTGAAGAGTTCTCAAAAAGAACTTTACAACGATAAGGTAAAGGCTATTGCTGATAAGCTAACTTCACCTAAAAAAATGAAACCGATAATTATATCTAAAGATAATTACATTGTCGATGGCCATCATAGATGGGCAGCCGCAGCCTATAAATTTGGTGATGGGGTTAAAATACCAGCCCACAAAATTCACTTAAATGTAAATTCATCTATAAAGTTGTATAAGATGGTAGCTCAATCTATCGGAGAGATGGTTAGTGAACTAAAGGAAGCTATCAACATTCCGATTGAGATTGGTGATACTGTTTTGGGTGGTAAGTTCAAAAACAAAAGAATTGTTGTTAAATCAATCAGTAAAAATGAAAAGGGTGATATTACAATCAATGGTAGACCTCTTCTAAAGTATAGATTGTTAGATGAGTCCACCGCACCAAATCATAATGGTAAATCAGCACCATATGGTAGTGGGTACGATGAACTCAAAGAAGCTTGCTGGAAGGGCTATAAACAAGTTGGTGGTAAGATGAAAAATGGTAAGATGGTGCCAAATTGTGTACCAATCAACGAAATCCCAATGCCAGACTTGAAAAAGATTGATACATTTGCTGATAAGAAACTTAATCCAGTTGATGTAGTAATCACAGATAAACACTTCTTTGATAGGTTAAACGACCCTAGAAATGGGAAAGAGATTACATCAGCAGAGTTAATTGGATTCTTCAAACGATTATCCAAACACAAAAAAACGTTCGTTAATTTTCTCGATAAATACAAATCAGTAGTTGCCGTAGATGATAGAACTGATATTAACATTCCGTTTATGAAGCGCGCGAATAAAGCAATCGCTAAAACGGTAATGCGTAAAAAAGATTTTAAAACACCCGACAAAAAGTTGGATATTTGATAAAAAGTTCGTATATTAAAGTGATAAAGTTAAAGAACATACTATTGGAAGGGAAATACGATAGACTCGTTGGTAATATTAACAAAGCAATTTTCAAATCAATGAGGAGTGCTATTGGGGGAAGTGGTACGCAGGAAAAACCTAAGAAGTATAAGGGATACGAAGTTCGTAAAGACCCTATACCATTTCAGGAGTTATCTGATATGTTTCAAGCAGAGAGTAGAGCTATATATGTGGGGGAGTTTTCAGACGATAAAGCTGGTGTTGATGTAGATGTTGATTTGAAGTTGGCAATCTCATCAGATGGTGTTATGCCAGGAAAGTTTTACATTGATGGAAATGCTGAAGATGATGAGTTCCCACAAATGGAAGTTATTATTGGTATCCATCCAGAAGATGCGAGTAGTGGTAAGGTTTTTTCAAAAATACAACCTGTATTGAGAGATTTGGTTAGACATGAAATAGAACACCTAACACATGGCAGAGGTTCTGGTTCAGTAAAACCATCTAAGATAATGAGAGGTGATAAGGCAATGCGGCAAAAGATTCGTTCGAATCCAAAGTTGTACTACAAATACTTCTTACTACCAAAAGAGGTGGATGCTAACATACATGGGTTGTACTCAAAGGCCAAAACTATGAAACAACCATATCAGAAGGTAGTTGATGATTATTTAGATTCATTGAGGGATGATGGTATCATTACCGATAAGAATCGTAAACAGATATACACTAAGTGGAAGAATCGAATTCCAAAGATTGGTGGTATCCCAAAGTTGAAGTGATATGAAGAAAGAGGATTTCGTAAATAAGATATTCAATCTGAATGAGGGTAAGATACTCAGAGTATTTGATTTTGATGATACTTTGGCTACAACCACATCGAACATCTATGTGAAACACAAAGATGGTACTGAAACTAAGATGGACCCTGCCAAATACGCAAAGTATAATGAGAAGCCAGGTGATGAATACGACTTCAGAGAGTTCAACGGAATGTTGAACAACCCAAAGGTAATCAAAAAGAATTTGAAACTGCTACAACGTATGTTGGATAACCCACAGAAAAAAGTTACCATACTAACGGCTCGTAAGTTGGGATTCCCAGTCAGAAAGTTTTTTAAGGATGAGTATGGTTTGGATGTTTACGTTGTAGCATTGGGTAGTAACAATCCAAAAGATAAATCTGATTGGATTGAAAAGCATATCAAAAAGGGATACACCGATATCGCATTTATGGATGATTCATCTAAGAACATCAAAGCTGTAGATAGACTGAAGTCAAAATACCCAAACGTTCGTATCAAAACCCATTTGGTGCGTGAATTTATCGAAGAAGATGTACAAAAATATGTACAAAAGCTAATTCAGTAACTTAAAATCAATATTTATAATCAAATGAACTACGAAAAGAAAGTAATGGAAATGGCATATGGGGCCCTTATGAAAAGGGATTTCCAATGGAGTCCAGAGTTTAGTGTGGAGATGCGCAATCAACTACTAAACTTACTTCTTGAATACTTTACTGATATTGAACATTATGAAAAGTGTGCCAATATTGTAAAGTTACAAAACAAAAGTTGGGAGATTATGAATGGAAATATTAGCAAAGCAAATACCACAGGAAGTTCAATCAGTTAAAGGTTGGATTGTATATGTGATGGATGTTACGGGAAGGCCCATCACAGCAGAGATTTGTGATTTAGATTACCTTGTCCCAACTATACTCAAATTCGAATCGATTTTTGATTTATGAAACTATTTATACTAAATGATAATGTTAATTCGTTTGACCACGTTGTAAGGTGTATTCAGAGATATTTGAATTACCCATATATGCAAGGTTGTTCAATCGCAGATATTGTACATAACACTGGAAAGTGTTTGGTAAAAGAATCTGATGATGAGGAGCTAATTAAAAGTGTATATGAGATGTTGGTCGAAGAGGGTTTACATCTGAGAATAGAAGGATAATATGGCAAACTCTAATAAAAAATCAAAAGGTTTAGGTGATTCAATCGCCAAAGTAACCGCTGCAGCAAAACTTGATATTATTGCTGAGAAGATTGCACACAAATTGGGCAAAGAAGATTGCGGTTGTTCAGAGCGACAGGAGAAGCTAAACAACCTATTCCCATACAAAGGAAGGTAATATGAACCTAAAAGAATTCATACAAAACGAAATCAAGTCCACACTATTAGAAGATGTAGAGTTGGACCAGATGTTCAACAAAGCTGAGCCAGTATCAGAATCTACCATTGAGTGGAAAGATGCGGAAGAAGGTGATTCGGCATTGGTGGTGAAAGATAACAAAATGGGTTTGATTATCAGAGCATATGGTAGAAAGTTCCATTTGAAGTTTGTTGATGGTACAATGAAAACCTATGATGCTAAAGAACTGAAGTTCTACAAATTCGAATCTGTTAATGAGGGACCTGGTTGGTCTAAATCAGCACTAGCAGCATTCAATCGTAAACCAATGCCAGGTCGTTACTTCATTTCAGATGAAAATGGTAATATATTAGAAAAGGGTTTGAAAACCAGTAGGTCTTGGGTTACATACTTACAGCGATTCGGTAAGGCTAGTTATGGTTACTTAGGCGGTCAAAAGCCAACGGTAGTTAACATTCACGATGGTAAGAAAAACAATGAAGTTGTTGACCAATACTATTGGAGAGATAAGTCTGGTAAGGGTAACTACTCTATCGATATCGATGACCCAACTCTTGGAAGCTTCGATAAGATTGACCCTAAGTATGTAAACTACAAAGAGATTGAGAAACAATTGGGTATCAAAAAAGAATCGGTTAGCGAAGGAATGGTTTCACCGTCTCGTGGCCACAACTACTATGAGTTAACCAAAGATACTCCAATCAAATATATCTCTGGTCATTCGGGTCTCGGTTTAGAAGTTCCTGGTGTGTTACTCCATAATGAATATAGTACGTTCAAAGGTAAGAAAGGTGCATATATCATAGATTACTTTGGGGCATACTTCTATGTAGACCTTAAAAACAAATTTGCATCAAAAATTGCCAATCCAAGAAGTAGTGAACAAACTAAAGGCTTGATGAAAAATGTAAAGGTTATTGATAAAGCACCTCAACACTCAGATTGGAAGAAATTTATGAAGGAATCAGTAAACGAAGAGCAAATTGATGAAAAACTAATCACATTCTCTAACAGAGCACCATATGGGCAAATCGTATTTATGGCAGGTGGTGCTGGTAGTGGTAAGGGATTCGCAATTGGTAACTTCATAGATTCAGCTGGATTCAAAGTGAGAGATGTTGATGAGATGAAAAATGCTGTTGCTAAGTTAGACCAGTTGGGTAAGTTCTCAGTAGATGATTGGATGAAGAAGTATGGTGATAAGTTGCCAGAGGACCAGAAAGCACACGTTGAAGAATTCGTTGTGGGTAGAGGTTTAAATATCGAAGATGTTGCAGCTGATTTGAAAAATCCAAACAATGTAGCATCACTACACTATATTGTTGATGCTATGGGATTAAAAGATAAGTGGTTAATCAATATGTTAAAAGGTAAAGAGAACAAAGAAACACTACCTAACCTATTGTTTGATATCACAGCTAAGAAAGTAAAATCTATCACATCTGTAATCAAACCATTGGTTGATGCTGGATACGATGCTAATAACATTCACCTTATTTGGGTACTAACCAACTACCACTTAGCGGTAGCTCAGAATAAGAGTAGAAGCAGAGTTGTGCCGGATGATATTCTATTACAAACACATGAAGGTGCTGCAAAAACAATTTGGAGTATTCTAACTGGTGGGCTTCCGAAGGGATTAAATGGTAGGGTTGATGTGATTCTGAACAACAGAGAGAACACTGTGATGTTCAAAGATAAAGATGGGAACGTGCTGACCGGCGCAGTTAAAGGATTTAAATCACTTCCTATTAAGAAGCAAGGTGGTGGTATTCTACCTGAGAAAATTTGGAAGAAGATTCTCTATAGCTGGATTGATAGTAACGGACCAAAAACTATCAGTTTGAAAAAACCATTGGATAGACAAATAAACAAAAAATAAATTATGGCAAAATTAACATTATCGTTGTACGGCGGAAGCTCCAAAAAAAAGAGACCGGGTGTTCACTCTAAAACTAAATCTTCTAAACTAAAAAGTTCGAAGAAATACAAAAAGAAATACAGAGGGCAGGGTAGATAATTAACATAAATTTAACAAAGGGGACTTGAAAAAGTTCCCTTTTTTTATTATATTGTAGTATAAGTGATGGGAAAGAAAAAGAAACATACAGAATCAACCGAAGTAGCTGGTTTCCAAAATATAGGCGAGGCCTCACATCACGTCGGTAAGCGTATGACTCAACAAACTATAGATAGTAAGAAGGTGTACAATCGAAAAGAGAAACATAAAAAAGATTTTACAATTTCTTAACATTAAAAGTTTGGAAATATCAGATATATTCCGTACTTTAGTAGGGTAAGGTTAAGAAAGAAATAAAACAAAGATATATGAATTATTCAGAATTGAATCAAATGAGTATTGAGGACCTCCGTTCTTTGAACAAGATGGTGGTTGAGGTGATTAAGAGTAAGAGAACCTTAGATGGTTACGAAAAGAAACAACAACTTTACATTGGTGCTAATGTGAGTGTTAACCACCCTAAGATGAAGGGTAAACAACTTCGTGTTGAGAAAATCAACCGAACCAAAGCCAAACTACGACTTTTAAATGGTGGTGGTATTTGGAATGTTCCATTGGAGATGATTGAAGTAAACAACTAAGAGATATGAAAAATAACCCAAACATCGAAGTAGATTTTCAGGGAATTCGTTACAATGTTCGGAAGAAAGCTCTCCGAAAATACACTTATGGTGAGAACGAAGGTAAGAATTACCTCAACATTGGACCAACTGAGGGTGGTCAGATGGTTAAACAATATGTGAAGACCATCAACAAAAACTACCTGTGTAAGGTGAAGGCTGACCATTTTAGTATGGGTAACTCCCTCAACGTAAATGTTTGTAAGAAGGATGGGTCACCACTTCCTCAAAGTGACTACGATTTGATTCGTAACTTTGTTGAGTTGTTCAAATATGGTCGTTTCGATGGTATGACTGATATGTACGAAACCCGAAACGCAAGTTACGAAACAGATAATGGTAATTTCATTACTGGTGGTTGTAAGTATGTTAGTATTGATAACCGACCTAAGTTTGGAACAGTTGAATGGATTGTGAATGAAATAAAGAATAATGGTCGTACTTTAGAGGATACCACCCGATTTATTACCGACCAAAAAGTAATTGATAAAGCAAAACTTCAGTTGAATTAATGAGTTGGTATCGAAATCCACCAGGAACAACGTGGTACTATCGTGAAATGGGTAGTAGGAACAAAAAGACTGGAAAGTTATCCTACTACAATGTGAGAGTAACTGATTACAATATTGTGGATTGTGAGTGTAAAGCCAGAGAATTCCGTAGATACACACCATGCAAACATATGAAAAGATTGCATGAGAAATGTACACATTTAACCATTTCTTAACATAGAAATTTGGATATATCCATATTATTTCGTATATTGTACCTGTAATGATTGAGAGAGATATGATATGAAACAAAAAACTATTTTCACCGACATTGATGGAACTTTGGTTCATCAAGTACAATTTGAAAACATTAACCCACTCACCAGTAAGGCTCTGCCAGGTGCGGTAGAATACTTAACGAAGATGTTCAAAGAAGGCCATCACATCGTCCTAACAACCGCCCGTCCTGAGTATTTGCGTGATACAACTATTCAGGAGATGGATTTGTTGGGGATTCCATTCCATCAATTGGTGATGGGTATTGGACGTAGTGAACGTATTATCATCAACAACCAAAGTGATAAGAATCCTCGTGAGAAGCGAGCTACCGCTATTGAGGTTGGTAAGAATCGTGGTTTGATAGGTTACGTTGAGTACTAAGTATGAAAACAATTGTAGTTCACAAACCACCTCGATGTAGGAAACCCAGATTAGAAATATTTGATGACCACATTGATAAGGTAAACAACGCAAGGTCTAAAAAGTATTTGCCTGAGAAAACCGACATCCTAGCTATGGGTATGGGTGGTGAAGGTCTAATTGCACTCTACAAAGAAAAGTACTTTGGAGTAAAGAGAACGTTAACAACCACACCCAAAGCGGAAAAGGTAAACAAATCAGAACTCAAACGAGCTATTCAGAAACAAAAGAAGTTTTTGAGAGGAAAAGCTGGGAAAGATTTTTGGTAATTCAAAAAATTATTTGTATATTAGTAGTATGAGTTTAACTAAACGTTGGATAGATGATGAGAAGTTGAAGGGAAACGACCCTTTGAACGAAGAACATGATGATATGTTGGATGATGAGTATTGGTACAATAATCATTGTCATTATTCGGGACTCCCATCTATCAATGTATATAACGATGAAGAATGATAATTAGAGATATATTGTATGGTATCTGGTGGTTTCTGATAGCTCACATTTTGGTGTTCTTTCAGCTGAACGGTCAGTTTAAATGGGATTGGTTTAAAACCAATGAGTGGGTGCTCGCATTGGCGGGTGTACCAATATCATTTCTGTATCTATGGGGAACTAAATACACTGTACAGGGATTTGAAGGAGTAATGTGGCCCGCTAGATTCATTGGATTTGGAATTGGAATGTTAGTTTATGGAATTGGAGTATCATATTTCTTCAATCAAGGTATTACACCAAAAACGTTGGTATCTTTGATTTTGGCAGTTGGGCTCATTTCCGTACAATTATTTTGGAAGTGATGGATAGTGTAAGAAGCGTATTTGTAAGTATACGACATCAGCAGAAACGGGTGTTGGACTTGATATATGATGCTGTTTATAGTAGTGGTAATATGAGGGGTATTCCACAATGGCGTGATAGAAACCGATTATTCAAACTGATGAAGAAATTTCACGAAACACAGTACCTACTAAGTGAAAAAGATTTCCAATTTTTACAAAGTTTGTATTTTAAATATAAAGCTTAATACTTATATATAAATGGAAAATAGTTATGAAGGAAAGTATTAATATTACACTTGGTGTACTCGCAACATTAGGTATATTTTTGTTATGGGTATTGGTGTTCACAATCCCATTCTGGTTGGTTTGGGGTTGTATTATATCACCAAAGTTTGAATTACCAACATTCACATTCGCAGAATCATTTTTCGTAGCACTTACAATCAAGTGGTTATTTACATCTAATAATACCTTTGGAAAATCAAATGAAAAAGGGTGATGTGATGCCAAATGGATTTGTGTTGGGTAAGGGTAGAACCCCACTCAACCTAACTGAAGCTCAAATTCGTTATGCGATGAAGAACTCTAAATCCAACAGCGGCGCCGCACGATTCCTTAACATTTCATTAACCACATATGAAAAGTATGCCCGACGGTATATTGATTCGGAGACATCTAAAGATTTGTGGGATTTACAAAAGAATAAAAGAGGTAAGGGTGTAAAGAAACCATACAATGTAACAAAAGGTAAATACGCACTCAAAGATATATTGGAAGGTAAGTATCCTAAATATTCAGTACATCAACTAAAGAATCGATTACTGAATAATTCAGATAAAGTTAATTTCAAACCATGTTGCCACAATTGTGGGTATGAGGAGAAACGTATTACAGATGGTAAAGTACCATTGATATTAGACCACATCGATGATGATTGGACTAATCACATACTAAAAAATCTACGATTCCTATGTTATAATTGTTTCCACAATCTGAAAGGAAACATTAGGGGTGGGCAACCACAATGGAGAGTAGAACAAATTCAAAAAGCAAAAGAAACCTTAAAATCAAAAACAAAGGATATATAAGTTATGGAAAAAAAAGTAAAAAGTAGTGATGAGCCAACGGTTCACTTCACACAAAAAGAAATTGGAATATTGTATCAACTTTCACAATCAGCAACTATCTCTGTTAAAGATATGCAAGCTGTGGCAGAGGTGTTGAACAAATGTTTAGACTACATCAATAAAAAGTAAAGGAGTAAATAAGTTATGGGAAAACAAATTTTTCACGGAAAAGAAAGTAGAGAAAAACTACTTAGTGGTGTAAACCAATTGGCGGATGCGGTTAAGGTAACCTTAGGTCCGCGAGGTAGAAATGTAATTATTGAGCGAGAGGGAACACCACACATCACAAAGGATGGTGTTACAGTCGCCAAATCGATTGAGTTCACAGATTCAACTATGAACTTGGGTGCACAGATTATCAAAGAAGCATCTCAACAAACTGCTGATAATGCTGGTGATGGTACAACTACCTCAACAGTATTAGCACAACATATCTTCAATGAAGGAATGAAAGCAGTAGATAGTGGGGCTAATCCCATCGAACTATACAGAGGTATGCAGTTAGCTGTGAAGGATGTGGTTGATAATCTCATTAAGAACGTATCGGTTAACATCAAAACCAATGATGCAATCAAAAATATTGCAACTATATCTGCGAATGGTGATGAAGAAATTGGTGGAATTATCGCAGAGGCTATCCATCAGGTAGGAAACGATGGGGTAGTTACTGTAGAAGAGGGTAATTCATCTGAAACCACATTAGAAATTGTGGAAGGTTTGGAGTTTGATAAGGGGTATCTATCTCACTTCTTTATGAACAATCAAGCCAAATTGGCATCTATTTTAGAAGAACCGAATATTCTATTGTATGATGGTCGAATTTCACAAATGGATGATATCGTTGGTATTTTGGAAAAATCATCTATGAGTAATACACCAGTTGTGATTATCGCACATGATGTGGATGGGGATGCACTGGCGGCTATGGTAGTGAACTCAGCAAGGGGTACTCTCAAATGTTTGGCGGTAAAAGCTCCTGGCTTCGGTGGTGAACGTACAGAGATTATGAAGGATATGGCAGCACTTACTGGCGCTACTTTAATTACATCTGAAATGGGACTAACACTTGAAGATGTTACCGAAGAGCACTTGGGTAGCTGTGATAGGGTTGTATCTGATAAATCAAAAACAGCTCTTATTGGTGGGCATGGTGAAAACGAAGATATTGAGGGTCGTATCACAGTCATTAAGGCGGAGCGGGTAAAAACAGATTCTGATTTTGAAAAAGATAAACTACAGACTCGATTATCTAAGCTAGCCGGCGGTGTAGCAGTTATCAAAGTAGGCGCTGAATCTGAAGTTGAGTTGAAAGAAAAGAAGGATAGAGTTGATGATTCTATTCTATCAACTAAAGCTGCATTAGAAGAGGGTATTGTTCCTGGTGGCGGAGTTGCTCTGATTCATTCAAGAAACTCTATTACAGAAGAAAGAAGTGACTTATCAAAAGATAGACTCACTGGTATTGAGATTGTAAAATCGGCGTGTGAATCCCCATTTAGGGCAATTATTGAAAACGCGGGAATATCAGCAGATTCTTTGTTGGAAAAGTTGAACGAATCACCAGATAAGAGTGTGGTTGTTGGATATAATGTAGTAACCGAAGAATTTTGTGATTTGATTAATGTGGGTGTTGTTGACCCTACTAAAGTAACGAGAACTGCTATTGAGAAAGCGGTTTCTGTTGCGGGTACGCTGCTAACTACAGAGTGTATGGTGGTGAATGAACCATCAGATTCCGATGAAAAATCTTAAAAAGTTAGTATATCAATACAACTTTCTTAAATTGGAATTGGACGATAGGAAAGAAGAGCACTCGGAGCTGGCAACAGAATTCGAGTCTCTCTTTTCTGACGTAATACCTAAAGATGAACTAACCGAAGAGCAGGCAATCGAAAATGCAAAAAAGGTAAAGAAGAAATCAAAATCACCAATATCACCCGCAACCAAACAAGTGTACAAAGATGTTGCTAAAAAATTACATCCGGATGCAGGTGGGGATGAGAATGATTTCAAAGTTTTAAATGAGAGATACAAAAATGATGATTTGTTAGGTGTAATTTCTATAGCAGTGGATCGTGGTGTTGAATTTGAATTAACAGAAGAAGATGAAATGCATTTGATTGAATCTATAGAGAAGTTGAATTCTAAGATAAGCCATTATAAAACAACACTAGCTTACATATGGAGATATGGTTCACCTTTCCAACGTCAACAAGTGATTGGTACGTTATCAAACCATTTAGGTAAAAAAATAGATTTAGATTCTCTAAGTGATAAAATAAAAGATATGTTAAAATGACGAATATTGAATATGATAGCTTATTGAAATGGGCTAATGATAGGGGATATAATTTACACCCAGCGATTGAATACAAAATTGTAGATGGTATTGGTGGTATGTACGCTACAGAAGATATCCCAAAATCAACTACATTGTACACTGGGCCTGTTTCTCTTTTTAGTGAATGGGGTAATAAGTTGGTTAACAATGATTACATATCACGTATGTTCGATGAATACAAAAAGGGTGAAGATTCTGATATACATCAGATGTTTTTAGCACATGAATCGTTGGATTCGTTCAAAAAAAGTAGTATCTTCTTCGCCACAGCTGATGAGTTGAGTAAGTTGGAAGAAATATCACCAACGGATTACGCAATCGCACTCACTACTATTGATAGAATAAAACACAGAAGTGAGTGGTGGTCGGATAAAGAACCTGAACTATCTCGTGATGAAATCGTATGGATGCTACTTAATTTTGATACTAGGTCTTGGTCTGATGGTGGGTTTAATCCAATATTAGATTTGTTTAACCATTCAAATAATGTGGGAGCATCTAGATTTAATAGCGAAGATGGTAATAAATCCAAATTAATTGCTGTGGTAGATTATAAGGCCGGTGACCAAATTTATGATTCATATGGAATCCACGATATGAGTAAGTTCTTATCAAGCTACAACTTCTTCGATAGAACTGATATGCACTATGTGGATTTGATTAGTAGGGTTGATTTTCCACTTAGTAGTGATGTTGATTTGAAATTGTACGAAGAAGTCAAACGCAGATTCACCACCAAAGAAATTGAGGTTGATGGGGTTAAGAAGTATAAAATAATTGATGCCGGAGCATTTCTAACTGAATACGGACCAAATACACAATTTTTGGTTCTGGTTGATATATTCGCACGTAGGGATATTGAAACAATAGACAACCCAACACAAACCAATCAGATGAATGCTGCTGTGGTATATTTCGAATGGTTGAATATGTTTTACGATTCTATGAAACCAAATTTGAAATCAAAAGATGAATTAACCGATAGGTTGAAACCTTGGCATGATGTGATTGTGAAAGAAAAGTTGATAATAGAAAACTGCCTTCAATGGCTTAAGTATACATCTACAAGTGCACTTGAAATAAAGTTGAACGAAAATTTGGAAAATAGTAAATAAGTTCGTATATTTGTGTAACAAAACAATTAACAAAAAGCAAAATGAAAAGCACTATTAAGAAGTGGGGTAAGGAAATCAGCTACTCAATCACCAACGAAGCATCTTGGATGGTTGTTAAGGATGGGCGATTTAGCTGGATTTATGTTACCAAAAAAGATATTGATGATTCTGCCTTAGTGAAGGCAATCAGAACAACTGGAACTCGTCCTGACTTCGTTAAACGACGTGGTATGTTAGATTTATTGATTCACTTTGGAATCGATGGCGGTGCTCGTGAAGAGTTGTTTGATAAAAAGGAACCGGATGTTTCCGTTAATGTTTAAAAATACCATATTTGATAATTCAAAACCCGTATCTCAAAATACGATGTTTGAATATCTACACATCTTACTACCATTGAACACTAGAACGGAATTAACATTGATGGTGTGGGAACGGATATTTAACATAATGGATGATGAAAGTAGTTTGCGGGATATTGATATGGAATGATAAGGTTTTGATTGGTAAGAGAAAATCAACGAACCCTACATTTCCAAATAAGTGGGAGTTTCCTGGTGGAAAGGTGGAAGAAGGTGAAACTATCGATGAAGCAGTAACGCGTGAGTTCAAAGAAGAATTGGATATCGAAGTGTATCCATTCCACGAACTAAGAACACTTTCAGATGATGAAATGGAGTTCACCGCAATGACTGTGAAGTTAGTTAGTGGTAAAGCAAAACTAATTGAACATGACGAGATAAAATTTGTATCGGAAAGTGAATTTTTTGATATGGATTTAACTACCTATAGTAAAGAGGTTGGGAAAATACTCTTTGGTTCATATGGTATATTTTTGAAAAAAAAGAATGATTGAAAAAATGATGAATGATATTGAAAATATAATAGTTGAGGATGAGTTTATCATAATCATAACAACTGGCGGCGACCGTAGGACCATACGGATTGATAATGTTAACACCACCCACAAACAGTATGTAGTTAATATACTATCAATGGCAGATTCACTTGTGGATGAAATTAAACCTGATATCACAGACGGTACATCTGATTCGATATGGCCATCCGATGATTATGGTGATGTCGATTACAACGGAGATGATGTGTGGTAATTAGTGTAAAAACTATTATCTACATATTTATATTGGAAATACATACTTAAAAGGACTAGATTATGTTAGACACAAAAGAATTAGTATTCTCAGAGTACCAAGCCCAGGTATTCAACCAAGTGGAGAATGCATTTAAAACAAACGGATATCTTGGAACACCATTGTTTGAAGATACATATGTTTTATCTAAAGCCGTCGCAGAATTAATTATTGAAGAAATTCCTGTGACCGGAACTAGGGCCTCTATTAGTAGAGTTGCCAGAGAGATTTATCAAGATATATTAGATATTGCACCAGTGGTGGCACCAGCACCTCCACCCCCAGCACCTATCACTGCCACAACAGCAGCATCAGATACGACATCACCCACACCAGCAACAACTCCAACTCGATTTGGACCTCCTGTAGTACAACCAAGACCAGCAGTAGATTCTCGTGGTGATGCTGTGAGTAGTGTTAGACCCGCAGGTGGTAGCGACGATAGAGTATCTCGAACCTCACGACTATCCAGTGATAGAAGTGATAGATTGGCATCCCTCCGAGCAGCTATTCAGCGTGGTGGGCTAGGCACAAGATAACTAAAAACTAACCAAAAAAGTTTCGATGTATGATTACGGCTGTATGGTCCTTTAGGAACTGTAAAGGGGAAGAACTATCTCGATTGGATATAATCCTTCCCCTTTTCTCTGCGATAATGTGGAGAAGATTCCACCCCCAACACAAAATGGTTCTATATGTTGATTCGGATTATATGACCGAATTTGATAAGTTCGGTTTGTTAGAATTTTGGGATGAAGTAAAGCATCTCCCAAAGAGAACTGATATTGATATATCACATTTCTGGTCGATTTCTAAAATAGAAGCGATTGAGAACGAAGTGGGCCCGATTGTGCACGTCGATGGTGATTTTGTACCATATACATCTCTTGAGCTAAATACTGATGTGTTCGATGGTGGGATGGGTGTTACATTATTAGAAGAGATTTTGGATGCTGAACATTTAGCATACATCGATAGTTCAGAAGCAGCTGAGTTTGGTGGGATATCACCCACATTGTTTGAGTGGGATGATTTCGCAGACCAAACATCATTAATGTATTTAAACAATGATGAACTCAAATCTAAATTTATTGAGGAGTTCTACAAATACGCAAAGGTGGTATCTGATAAGAAGATAGACCACAGATTGGCATACATCTTATTTATTGAACAAAAGTACCTCAGAGAGTTGGCGATGGATATGGGTATCGACAAGCGATATTTAATCAAAGATGCATATAAGGTGAGTAATTCAGGCACATTACCCAATTTAGCCAATGGTGAACTTCCAATCGAAGAAGCTTGGGGATATTTTTATCACTATGGGCCACATAAAAACGGATTTAATCGTGATTTAGAGATGGCTAATCATTTAGGTACATATATATTACCAATTGTGAATGATGAAGAGTTAGCTAAGCTTTTTTGGAACATATACGCTCAGAAACCCTACAAAAAAAAGAAAGTTTCTTTTTGGAAGAGAATAATGAATAAGTTAACACAATGAAGAAGATTTTAACAACAATGGTATGTGTGTTATTTACACTAACCACATACTCACAAAGTAAGATTTGGGAAATAACAACTGATGTATTCCAAGTCAGATACTCAGAACCCCTACAACAGCCATTAAAAGTTACCTATAAGGTAATGTGTCCGAATGGGGATGCTAAGAGAAGTGGTATGGATTTCTATGGACACAGCGATGTATACACCTCAGATGTTGATGATTACAGAAACAACGTATGGGATAGGGGACATCTTGCTCCCGCAGCAGCATTCAATTGCGATAGAGAAACTTTGAAGAAAACATTCTCCTATCTAAATTGCGCACTCCAACACGAAGGACTCAATAGAGGTCCGTGGAAAGAGTTGGAACGATTCGAGCGTAACCTCGCTAAAATCTATGATGAGGTTTCAGTAAAGGTTGATATAATTTTCGAACGTAATGAGAAGGTCGCCGGAGGTGCGACTATTCCCACATATTTTGATAAAGAAATCTCATTTGGTAATCGAACGATTAAGTTTCGATTTCCGAACGAAGATTGTTCAGGAACCGATTGGTATAATTATCTAATCGAAGAATGATAAAGAAAACCCCATTGATAGAGACGGTGACTGTTGATGGGGATTTTTATGCTCACCGAAAAAACAATAATCAATAATAGGATATGATGATGAAAAAACTATTATTTGCAGTAATGATGGCGGGTTTGCCATTTGTGAATACTTTTGCGCAAGTTAGCGGAAAAGTTTTAGGAGAAGGTAGTAAAGATGGACTTCCAGGGGCAACCGTATTAATTAAAGGAACTGCGGTTGGTTCAGTAACAGATACGGAAGGAAACTTTACAATCCCTTCAGCAACTAAAACTGATACTCTTACGGTATCATTTTTGGGGTATCTACAATCAGAAAACATTGGTGGAGGCACCATAGTTTTACAACCTGATGTAGAATTGATAGGAGAGGTAATTGTTACCTCTGGCGTTATTGATATCGCTAAGGTGCGAGAAACACCTGTTGCGGTATCAAAAATCTCCCCACAGGAGATTGCACTAAAGACGGGAAACCAAGAGTTTCCTGAAATTATGAACCGAACTCCTGGCGTATATGCTACGAAGCAAGGTGGTGGTTATGGTGATTCCCGACTATCTCTACGTGGATTCGACCAACGTAACACTTCATTTCTTATCAACGGACAACCCGTTAATGATATGGAAAATGGTTGGGTGTATTGGTCGAACTGGCAAGGTCTAACAGATGTTGCTAGTGGTATCCAAATTCAACGTGGCTTGGGTGCATCTCGATTGGCAGTTCCATCTGTTGGTGGTACTGTATCCATTTTCACCAAAGCAGCACAGCTCGATGAGGGTGGTTCAGTTGCACAAACTATGGGTAACGATGGTTATCTAAAAACAACAGTCAACTATAACTCAGGTAAAGATGAGAATGGTTGGGCTACATCATTCCTATTAAGTAAGTGGGGTGGTGATGGTTATGTGTACAATACTTCAGGTGAAGGTTGGACTTACTTTGGTGCGGTTGGGTATGAGCCAGAGGGTTCATCTCATAAAATGAATCTATCCGTATTAGGTGCTGGGCAGTGGCATCACCAACGTGATGTTTGGGTATCTATACGTGATTTCCAAAACTTTGGTGAAGCAAACGCCGATGGTATCGATGCTCGATGGAATTCAAACGGTGGAACGCGTGATGGAGAAGAGTTCAATATGAGAAGAAACTTCTACAACAAACCACTTGCTACATTCAACTGGGATTGGGATATTACTGAAAACCTCACTTTGAACACATCTCTATATGGTTCTGCTGGTCGTGGTGGTGGTACTGGACCTCGTGGTAGAAACTATGATGTACTTCCATACAGAAAAGATTTGTATGAGTTTATGTACGAAGATAGTGTAACTACATTCCGTAACGATGATGGAACTATCAACTATGATGCAATTGTTGATGCTAACCAAGCAGGCGCTCAGCCATATGGTGTAGCCGATTCATTGGTTGACTCACCATTCTATGGTCAGTTGATTGGTTCCAATGGATTCTCAGATAATGGAGTGTACAGTGGCGGTATGATTCGTAGAGCATCTATGAACTCACATGATTGGGTTGGGGCAATCTCTAACTTAGAAGGTGAGTGGGGTAATTGGAAAACATCATTGGGTGTTGACCTTCGTAGATACAAAGGGTATCATTATCGTGTAGTTAACGATTTGATGGGACTTGATGCATACTACTCTACTGGTAATGATAACTCAAATGGTCAGTTCATCAATACAACTGTAAACGCATCACCATTCAATAACACAGGATTAAACGGTCCTAAGATTGATTACTATAATGTTGGTAAAGTTGGATGGGCTGGTTTAAATGGTATGGTTGAGTACAACAAAGATGATAAATTCAACGCTGTTGTCCAAACAGGTGTATCGAATCAATCTTACCAAAGAGAAGATTACTTCGACCAACCAGAAAACCCAATTTCAGAAACATCTAACTTGTTAGGTGGTTATGTGAAGGGTGGTGCTAACTTCAACATCGATGAAAAGAACAATGTGTTCTTCAACGCGGGTTTGATTTCACGCCAACCAATGTTTGATGCGGTGTTCCCTAACTATGGAAACTCAATTAACGATGATTTACAGAACGAAGAAATCCGTTCAATCGAATTGGGGTATGGTTATAATACTCGTGATTTGACTGTGAATGTGAACGCATACTCTACAAACTGGGGTAATCGTTTTATCACTCGTTCATTGGCTAACCAACAAGGTGTTGATGGATTCGCTCAGTTCCGTGATATCGACGTACAACACAATGGTATCGAATTGGAAGCGAAGTACTACACTACCGATAAGTTGACTCTAACGGGTATGGTATCTGCTGGTGATTGGAAGTACACTAAGGACTTCACTTCAACGTTATACGATGAGAACCAAACTGAGATTGGTACTGGTACATTGTACTTAGAAGGTGCTAAAGTGGGTGATGCTGCACAATTTGTGGCTAACTTGGGTGCTGACTACAAAGTTACCAAAAACATCTCTATGGATGCTGGATATCGTTTTGTTGATGGATTATACGCTGATTACTCAATTCTTGATGATGTGTTCACTCAGGATGATAATGCTGGCGCATTGAAGCTACCTTCTTATGGTTTATTGGACTTGGGTATTACTGCTAGGGTTGGTAACTTCCAATTCAGAACCAATATGAACAACGCACTAAACACTACATATATTGCAGAATCTAACACAAACATTCACACTACTGAAACTTCAGATACGTGGAATGGTGTTGATACACAAAACTTTGTATGGTTTGGGTTTGGTAGAACTTGGAATGCTAGTTTGAAATACACTTTCTGAGTGTAGCTACATACTTATATAAAATAGATGATGGAGGGGTGATTACAGAGGTAATCATCCCTTCGTTGTTTAGAATCACAACATAGGTAACATAATATTTTTTATATGCCTTCACTCGAATGAAACCCAAGGAGCTTGTATGCGTCTAATATCTTTTTTCTCTGTACTATTCTTTCTACACTTCACAATCAAAGGTCAATGTGATGTAGCTATAACTGATGTGAATCTCAATACATATGAGGTTACAGTTGAAGTAATTAACTCAGCGGGATGTACCGCAAATGGACCAGGTGGTGTTAATGGGGCAGTAACCATGCTACAAATAGGTTATCACTTGCCAGAAGCCATCGATCCAGATAATGAGGTAGTTGACCTATTAACACTACCAAATGCTCCATGCAGTCCACAATGGGTAGATAATGGGTACAACTTAGGTATGAATCCTACTAGCTTTCATCCTGGTTGGTGGTATAGTCCATCTACATCAGTAACTTTTCAATCAGATATTATGGGTGATGGGTTAATTACTGGCGATGTGGTTACCATCCCTCTTAATCCACCAGGTGATTATATTACTTACCCCAACCCCGTTGCCGAATGTGGGGATGATTTAATTGATTATTGGTTATCAGAAGATGAATGTATTGAATTTGTAGTATGGCAATTAAATTATGGTTCAACTTGGTATGAAAACAATGGGGGCTGGGCAACGGGTGAAGGGCCTGGAACATATCAAGATCAAAATTGTAACAATTCGTGGTATCTATGTAGAGATGAGAATCCCGGTGCGGCTGTAGCATCTCCTGATTTTGCTTGCCCGCCAGATGCACCAGATGCAGTAGTTGGTGATATTGAGTTTGATATAGGTTGTATAGGTGATATACCTACATATCAACTAACATACACAGTATTTAATTATGGTAATGCACCAATAACCGATTATTGTATTGAAATATGGAATGAAGATTATTATCAATGTTTTGATTCAGAACTTTTTGGTTCATATGAAATTGGAGTAGGTGAGGGTCAACAATTCACTACACCTTTTTTTGAATATGATGGCGGTGCTAGTATTTTTGTAGTTTCTGTTGATAATGTTAATGATGAAGTTATTACAGGTAATAACAATACTTCAGTTTACTATCCTGATGAGTTAGATGAATTAGTATGTCCTGAAGTGTGCGAACCAGATACTGTTGAAATTGAAACAATCACTTACATAACTCAAATAGATTCAATATTCATAACTGATACAGCATACGATACCATCTATATTCAATTACCACCTGAAATAATCTATGATACTTTAGTAGTCATTGATGTTGTAGATAACTTCATCTATGATACCATTTATGTTGATAACTTCATCTATGATACCGTCTATGTAGATAACTTCATCTATGATACCGTCTATGTAGATAACTTCATCTATGATACTACTTACATTTACGTCGAACTACCACCGGATACACTAATAGTTACTGAGGTGGAATATGTAACAGATACCATTTATATTGATAATTACATTTACGAATACGATACTGTGTATGTGGATGTTCCAATAGTGGATACCCTTTATATTACAGAAACCGAATACATAGTAGATACATTATTTGTAACAGAATACATAACTATAACAGATACGATAACAGAATACATAGTTCAGGAGATGTGGATTGATTGTATTACAGGTTTACCATGTGATGAAGAACCACCTGGAATGCAATGTCCTGATTGGACTACGATTCATATACCAAATACATTTACTCCAAATAATGATGGACACAATGATGTTTGGAAAGTGATTTATGATTTGAGCTGTTGGGAAGATGTGGAGTTTAAAATATTCAATCGGTGGGGTAATCAGATATATGAGGGATATGGTGATTACTACGAATCATATCCATTTTGGGATGGAAGTGTGAATGGGGGAGATTATTACGCTCAAGATGGGGTATACTTCTATTTATTCAAAGCAAAGAAAGTGGGAATGGTAGAGGTTATCGAAAAGCAAGGACACATAACAATTTTCAGATAAAAAGGTCATATGAAAAAATTAATTACAATTCTTATAGTTGCGTTAAGTACATCAATCTATGCGCAAGAACAATGTGGTACTGATGCGTTGATGATGGGTATACCACGAAATCAACGAATGATGCCACCACCTGAGGTAGATTTGGATACTGCTGAAGTTATCACAATCCCATTAGTGTTTCACATCGTACATTTGGGTGAACCAATCGGTGAAGGAACGAATATCAGCGATGAGCAGATTCAAAGTTCCGTAGATGCGTTGAACGAAGATTTCAGAAAGATAGAAGGAACAAATGGTGATGGGTTGGGAGTTGATACCAAAATTGAGTTTTGTTTGGCATCTCGCTCGCCAGATAATCTACCTACCACTGGGATACTCAGACACGATGGTTCAGACCTCATTTACTCAGATACATTCGCAGGTCAATCCATATACGAAGAATATGTTACGACTGGAGTAACATCTATGAGTGGATTCTCAAATCCAAATGGTGTACCAGCTACTCATATGAAGGATGTATATGGGTGTTGGGACTTGGATGATTATCTGAACATTTGGGTTGTAAGTGAGATTGAGGGTAATAATGGTGGTAATGGTATTCAGGGGTTTTCATACATTGGGTTTAACAATATACAATGTGATGGGGGACCCGTTGTTCTGTACAACAGAGTTGGTACTATTGGTAACATAAAAAGTGGAACTCTCAACAGAACAGTTACCCACGAATTAGGCCACAACTTTCTGCTATATCATACGTTTGGATTCGGTGGTTCATCGTGTACAGAAACTAATTGTGAAACGCAGGGAGACCAAGTCTGTGATACACCACCAACAACACCAAACTATGGGTGTTCACCAAATAGTTGCCCGGATGCTCAAGTGAACAACTATATGGATTACACATCTCCAACTTGCCGTAATACATTCACTCAAGGGCAAACGGAGAGAATGCGTAATGAGATTTGGACGAGCAAGGGTGGATACACTCAAAGTTTAGGATGTATCCCCGTTACAGATGTGGATGGTGGTATATCAAATATGGCGATATTAAATCCAAATTGTAACACTACTTTTGATGTAACGATAACATTGGCTAATTTTGGTATTGAAGAATTAACAAACCCTACTATAACACTAACAAATGGTAGTTCTCAGCAAACTTCAGATATTGAACTTAGTTTATTGGGTGGTGAAACATTTACTACTACAATTGAATTTACATCGTTATTTTCATCAACCATTGAAGCAGATGTGGTTTTTGAACAATCAGAGGATTTCATCACAAACAATACAAATAGTACGGATTTCATCTATGAAGATGGTAACACATTGAAAATCGAACTAAGTCCTGATGTGTGGTCGAATGAGTTGGATTGGGAACTTTTAGATGAAGATGGTGAGATTGTGATGTTCGGTGGTGATTATCCCGTCTTTTCACAAGATAGTACCTTTGTTGATGAGGTTTGCTTATTTGGTAGTTGTTATACATTCAATCTCTACGATAGTAATGGAGATGGGATGTGTTCGATTGATTTGGATGGTGATGGTAATTGTGATATATTCTATGATGCATTTCTACGAATCACATTGAACGATGAGGTAATATTTGAACTAACTGATGTTGATGATATGGATTTTGGTTCACAACTAACTTTCGAATTTTGTGATGAGGTTGTTGATTGTGTAGGAGATGTGGATGGGGATAATAAGGTAAGTGTAACCGATGTTATGACTATGTTATCTCAAATAGGATGTGTTCAGATTCAAAATCCATGTCCTGCTGATTTGAACGGAGATGGTGTGGTAAATAGTGATGATTTGTTCATTGTATTATCGAACTATGGAAACAATTGTTCAGCAGCTGTATTGATTGAAGAATTCACAGAAATGAATGTGATGAAAGTATATTCTGATGTTCCTGTGGGATTCTATGATTTATCTGGTCGTTGGGTATCATCTGATGAAGGTACGTTAAGAAGTGGTATCTACATATTGATAGAAAAGCGTGATGGTTCGGTGGTACAATCGAAAATATTCATTCAGTAAATTAACATTTTTTAACATTTGAGATTTGGAGATTCATCAATTCCTCACTATATTTACTATGTAATGATTGAGAGAGTTAAAGAGATGAGAAACGAAATTCAGTTGACGAGTGTGGTTGGTACGATGTTAAAAGTTATCGATGGTGACCGAACTCACCGATTGAAAGTTCTCTCTGAAACTCCAACGGGTCGATACCGAATCAACAAAACGATTATGGGAATCAGTCCTGAGACTGGTTTACCAATTGAGATTGATTATGCTCGAACAATCAACCACCGAACGATGATTAAAGAACAAATCCAACTTCAACGTTGTGGTGGTGTTGCTGTGATTGAAAAGATTTAAACCCCAAATAAATGGTTGAAACAATTAACCCCTATACTCCTCAATACGAAGATGATACTCTTCGTGATTGCCTCTGTAATATCGCTATGGAGATGGAAAACCTCTCCCCAATGGCACAACTTTCTCTTCAGATGTTGATGGACCACTACGAAGTGGAAGATGATACGGTTTACGATGTTGAGAATACTGAAATCCACGAAGGATGAATAAGTACGAAGTAGAAATCCTTTTGGAAGCCGGTTACGCATTGAATCAGCTCCAACAAATGACTCCTCAACAACGCCGAAATCTCGCTATGGAGTGCCAGGCGGCGGAGGATGAGTATTATGAAAATCTATGATGTGGGGAAACGACGAATACGAAGATTAACACTTTCTTAACATTAAAAATTTGGATATATCAGAATTTATTCCGATATTAGTACTGTAATGATTGAGAGAGATATGAAAAACGAAAAAACCCTTCAGGCCCTTCGAAAGAAAGCTGGCCTCAAATACGGAGAAACGGCTCGGATGCCGAATCTAAACAAAGTTGCTGACCTTCTCAAAGAGGTTGGAATCGCGTGTGATGTTACGACTTGGAGTTGTATGAAGTACGGAAGCGCGGCGGGTTGTCGATACATCACTAATGGTGGAACTCGTGATTACGATGGTTATCGATTGAAAGTTCCTCAGATTGGAATGAACATTAATTCTACCGATACCTACTATAGTTGGAATAACCAACGATACGCTCAACGATTGGTTGAGTTGGTTGAAGAAACTCCCTAAGAGATATGAATCAAGGTAGAAGTAATAAACAAATAGAAGATAGTTATTGGATGATTACGATGGCTATAAAATGTTTCACTATAGCTATTGGATGTTGGTTATTTGTGAAAGTATTGGATGTATTCATTTAACAATTTCTTAACATTAAAAGTTTGGAAGTTACCGAAATTATCCGTATTTTAGTACTGTAAGATTAAGAGATATGATTAAACCAAAAGAACAACAAGCGACGCGAGGTCTTGAGATTGATTTGACCGGACCGCAAGGAAATGCCTTCTATCTGTTGGGGTATGCCCGAAACATCGGAAAACAACTTGGAATGACTGAAAAGAACATTCAGAAGTTGAATGATGAGATGACCAGTGGTGATTATGAGAACCTTCTTCAGGTGTTCGATAAGAACTTCGGAAGTATTGTTACCCTCTACCGATAAGATATGGAAAATATTGTTTACATCGAAGGTGTGGGTCATTGTAAAGAAATTACCATCAACCGATTGAATGAAGATGGAGTTAATGAACCCTACAATATCTATGAACCAGTAGAATAGCGTATGAAAGTAAAAGTAGTAGTGAACTGCCAATATTATGAGAACTATAACGTCGACACCACTGGTTTCGGCGAAGTTCCGTATTGGAAACCCAAAGGTGGACATACCTTCGAAATGCCGATTGATTCGGATGTGGTGATGTATTGTGATGATGGGGTATTGGTAGAAGCTATCAATAATTTGGTGAAGAAGCAGAATCGGATTTGGGAAAAGTTCGAAGTGATTGATTATGAGGTGGTATTTACAGAACCATCAGTAGTGGTGGGGTTGGAATCTGAGATAAATGATTTAACATTAAATTAACATTTCAGATTTGGATATATCAGATATTTTCACCATATTAGTACTGTAAGATTGAGAGATGAGAAAAGTAATTAACAAAGAGAAAGCGGGCCGGATGATTGGTGGAACTTCCCTCTGTGGATATGTTGAGGGTTTCACTTATGAAGAGCTCGTAGATTTGATGGGTGAACCAACGTTCCACGAAGAGGACGGCCATGATGGTAAGATTAACAAAGAGTGGACTATCATCCACTATGGTAACGTTTACACCATCTACGATTGGAAAACCTACGATACCAACTACACTATGACTAAGCTCAAAAAGTGGAACGTTGGTGGAAAAACCAACGCTGCTGATTTCATCAATGAACTCACTTGGAAGTTGGAGAAGAACCGTGAAGAATATTACACATTTTGATATGGAAGAGATAAAAACACTTAAACAGAGATTGAAGCCAGAGATTTTGGCTAACATTGAGGCGGAGAAGGATACCTACCCAAATTCCTACAACTACATTATGGATGAATTGAATGGGAATGTTGCGGTTACTCAGTTGACTTTGGAAACAATCAATTCAATCACAACGTATTCACCGACGTACATCAATAAAATTACGGATATCTACGATATGTTCGACCAATAAATTCAAAAATATGTTAATAGTTTTAGAATCAGTAGGAAGTGTGTTCGATACTTCCAGTATGTGTATCTATCCACAGAAAGTGGATGGAAGTTATGATAAAGAAGTTAGTATCTCAATCGAAGAAGAAGAGGTATCAAAAGATTGGTGGGATTCCCTATCAGTTGAGGATTATGATACTGTAACTTGTTGTATGTAATATGGGATATAACAAATTTAGATGGTATACCAAAGGTAACCGAAAGAAACCATTAAAGAAATCAGAACCACTTCTATTGAGAATCAGAAATGGTGATTTTGAGTATTCACCATATTTCGATGAAGCAAAAGAAGAAAGAGCAAAGGGGAAGGAGATATATGATGATTATATGAAAACCACATATATCCGTGATGAGATAGAGAAAAAAAAAGAAGCACTTCAACGTAGTAAGATGAAGAGAGTGAAAGCTCTAAAGTTGAATGAAGAGGCAGATAAGGAAGAAAAGAAACGATTGAAGGAACTAAAACTCGCCTTAGAGAAGGAGTTTGGGAAAGACCTTTGGGATAAGGCAATGAAGAGGCAAAGGGGGAAGGGAACTACCGAAGATTTGTATTGGTGGTATAAGAAGCAATGTAAACTCACATATACTCCTTCAGAACTAAAAATCTTCTTGAAACGATAACCCAACGATGGGAACTCCGTAGGTTGGAAACCGAAGGTGTGTAGAGAAAAAATTCCAGGGGAATTTCTTTAAGCCGTGTTCATATGAATGGATACGGTTTAATTATGCCGTGGGGTGATATATATGAATAGAACTTTGGTGGTGAGGTGAACAAATGAATGAGATAATTATAAATCAGCAAATGTTGAAAGAGATAGAAGTAACAATAGTATTCCTATTAGTGTATATGATACTATGGTATGTATGGTCAGATAAGGAACTCTAACC